GGTCTGACCCGTCCGGGTAGTCGTTGTCGTCGCCTGCGTCCACGATGCCGAAGTGGCCGTTCGACTCTACCACGATGCAGTCAGCTCCCGACAGGGACAGGATGTGCACCTTATCGTTGCCGACGCTCCCGTCCGGTTGTGCGGTGACGAGGGGCGGGGTCTGCGTCGAAGGCGCTGACGGCGTGGGTGCTGGGGGCAGTTGCGGGGCGGGGCGGGCCGCTCGAGCGTCCTGCTCGGCCTGTTGAGCGTCAGCCGCCTCCCGGTCCTCCTGGGACACGGAGGGGTTGCTGGGAGCCGTGATCGACGCATCCCCCGAAGAGGAGTCCGACTGCGATGGGGCTGCGAACGACGCGGCGGGGATGAACGCCAGAGACAGGGCTGCAACCAGCCCCACTCCGACGCTTCGAGAGCGATTCATTGGTGATGGGTTTCCTTTCTGCGTCAACGTGAAAACGCGGGAGAATGCTCTCCCATCTTAGAGAGCGCAACGCTGCGCCACTGGCGTTTGATTACGCGAAAACACTCCAGGTATGACGGAAGGCCCCCAACCAGAGAAGAGAAAAGACGGTCGGAGGCCTTCGCCGTTGTGAGGTGGTGCCCTTAAGATGGGTGCTTGACATCTGTTAACTCCAGCCAAAGCCTATGCAGCAAAGCCGTTGGAGGAGCAGAGCCCCTTACTGTCCAGGTAACCTCACGCCACCTGGGATAGGAGACTCCTCACTGAGGAGCGTGCGCATTGTGGGAGTCGAACCCACACGCCCGAAGGCACTGGAACCTAAATCCAGCGCGTCTGCCAATTCCGCCAAATGCGCTTCACGCCAACCCGCCCCGCAAGGCGGGCTGGCAGTGTGATTGATTCTCGCTTGCCCCTACGAAACGTGGGAGGCAACTGGCAGAGCTCCGAAGCAACTCCACCAGTAGATCGTACCGGGCTCGAACCGATGACCTTCTGGGTGTAAACCAGACGCTCTAGCCAACTGAGCTAACGATCTGTAAAGCCAGGTAGTCCCGGAGGACACCTGGCAGCTATGTAGCTGCATCTCTGACGAGAGCAGCCGTGGACCATACGGGACTCGAACCCGCAACCTCCTGCTTGCAAGGCAGGCGCTCTACCAATTGTCGCTAACGGCCCAGGCGGGGCAGTGGGAGTCGCACCCACACGTTCCATTCGTGCGCATCGAACAGATCGCGGCTGAACTATACCCCTGACGAAAACAGGTCCGACTATCCCCTGGGGAGATCAACCCCCAACGGTTAGCTTTCGCTGCCTTCGCACGCGAACAAGTCGCGCTCTGCGGCGGGAATCGAACCCGCACCCCAGGTCATCACCTGCGCTCATCCCTCTACGGGTTTTGCACCCGCTTAAGCTACGCATTGTGGACCGTGCAGGAATCGAACCTGCATCGGCCACTCGATCATTTGATCGTAGGAACAATCAAACGACCCAGCAGCCGCTCTACCGTTGAGCTAACGGTCCAGAAAGGGGGAGCTACCCCCAGTCCGAGAACTTCCTAGTATTCTGTTCTCTCACGCCGGGGAATCGAACCCCTCTCGTTTCGCCGCTCTTCCGATAAGCTACACCGCCCTTGCGGGGCGCGTGGCGGGAGTCGAACCCGCACCTACTACTCCGGTCCACCAGAACCAGCGCTGTGGGTCTCGACAGGATCGAACTGTCATCTCCTGCCGTCCTTCGGACAGGCGCTTTACCCAGGGAGTCGCGCAGCGGGCCTAGAACACCGCGTAACGGCCCCAATTAAGCTAGAGATCCGTTGTGCACTGTGTGCACCGTCGGGGTGACAGGATTTGAACCTGCGACCCTCTGCTCCCAAAGCAGATGCGCTACCAAGCTGCGCTACACCCCGTATTCAGTTTCATCGCCACTGGTTTGTGGCGGTGGAGCTGCCCGAGGGGGTCGAACCCTCAACCGTCCGCTTACAAGGCGGATGCTCTACCGTTGAGCTAGAGCAGCGTGCGCCGCCCGAGGCTTTTTCGAGGTTGTGAGCCTCGGGCGGCTATCCCTATTCACACTTATCAGGAGTTGGAGAAGCACTCTCGCAACATCGAGACATGGATTAATGTAGCAGCGGGCAACTCTGTGCGCAACCGTTGGGAACCCATGTTTCAGTTAAGTGGATCACAAGGTATTTAGGGTGGAGGAAAGCCCCAGGCTCCAACACGAAACCTGGGGCAACTCCCCTACCCGGCGCACTCAGGCACTACTTCACTCGAACCCAGAAGCAGCACGCCAAGCAGGGGACATTTCTTGAACCTCCCGTCAGTTACCGAGCTCGGACACGGCTGCGTCCACGTCGGCCTGAGCGGAGGCCACGTTCTCCTGAGCGGAGGCAACGGCATCCTCAGCCTCGACACGGTTAGCAACCGCGTCGGCCACGCCCGCGAGCGCGGACTCAGTGCCCTTGTGGGCATCGGTGAGGGCCTTGTCGGCGGCTACGATGTCCGCAGCATCGCTGGCGGCGGTATCGTAGGCTTCCTGGGCGACTTCCTGGGCCTTGACGGCCTCAGTTACGGCCTGGGTGGCCTGTTCGACGTTCTGCTGGGCGGGTGCGACCTGCTCGGCCTGTTCGCGGGCGAACTCGTCGGCCTGGGTGGCCTTTTCCTGCGCCTTGGCCTGAGCGTCGGACGCTTCGGTCACGGCCTGACGTGCGGCGGCGGGATCAGCGTTGTCTCGGTCTGCGACGGCCTGGTCGCGCGTGGCCTGAGCGGCCTCGAGGTCAGCCTGAGCCTTGTCGGCGGCAGCAGTGGCCTTCTCCGCCGTCTCCTTGTCGCGGGTAACGGTGGCCTGAGCATCGTTCAGGGCGCGCTCGAGCTGCGCGAGGTTAGCTCCGTCGGCCTTGGTGACCTTGGGGACCTCCTTCGTCTCCACGTCGCCCTCGAAGCCGGGGTAGGAGTGCGACGGCGAGTAGGTCGGGTTCGTGGCCTGCGGGATCTCCTTGCCGCCCCACACGTCAACGCCGGTCGGAGCGTAGGTGTACGCTCCCTTCGTGTTTTCGTCGGCGATGAAGCCGACGACGGCGATGTGGCCGTCCTCGCTCACGCCGATACCGAAGGCGTTGATGCGCTCGTTGAGCATTGTCCCGTCGCCGTAGCGGTTGTTGCGGAACTTCTCGAAGGCATCCTGAGCGGCCTCGAGGGGGTTACGGCCCTCCCAGCCGGTGCCGGTAGACAGGGAACCGTAGGGGCGGTTGGTGAGGCCGTCAGCGCTGGCCTTATCCCAGTCGGCCATGTTGGGGCCGACCATGAAACCGGGGTTGGTGTCGGCGTGCGCCTGAGCGAATGCCTGCACGTCAACGCCGATGGGGGCCGCGGGCAGACGGTACTGCCCACGGTAGTCGTTCATCATCTGGAGCAGGAAGGCTCGGACGAGTTCCTGCTTCTCGGAGACGGTCAGACCATCCCAGTTGATGCCACCGACTTCGGCGGCGCGCTTGGCTGCGTCGAGGTTCGTCTGAGCGGTGTTGAGGGAGGCGGTAGACGCTTCGAGCGCAGCCTTCGCCTCAGCCTTCTTGGCCTGCGCGTCGGCGTTCGCGTCCTTCGCAGCGTCCAGAGCAGCTTCCGCGTCAACGGCGGCGTGCGCTCGAGTGGCCTGGTCAGCCATGACGGCGGCGAGGCGGTCCTGCGCGTCCTTGAGGGCGGTGTTCGCCTTGTCGAGCTCGGAGTGAGCGGTGTCGGCTTCACCCTGCGCCTTGTCGGCCTGGGTGCGGGCATTGGCCAGCTGAGCGTTCGCCTGGTCGAGGTTCTTCTGGGCGGCGACGGTCGCAGCCTTCGCATCGTTGAGGTCGTTCTTGGCCTTCATGTAGGCCACGGACCCGGCGGGGTTAGCCTGCATGGCAGCGTCGAGCACAGCCTTCGCGTCGGCCTCCTTGACCTTCGCGTCCGCGAGCGCGCCCTGAGCGGCGGTTTCCGCGTCCTGAGCTGCGGAGAGCTTGTTCTGTGCGTCGGTCAGTGCGTTGTTCGCGTCCAGGAGTGCGGCCTGGGCGGCGGCAAAACGCGCCTGGGCCGCAGCGTGACTGGTATCAGCCGAGACCGTGTTGTCCGGGGTGTTGTAGCCGTAGTTACCGTCCGAGGCGGTGTTGCGCGAGTCGATGATGGTGTAGCCGTAGGTGAAGCCGCTTCCCTGACCGAGCTGCGGGGTGGTCGGCGCGGGAGAGACGGGCACTCGCGGAGATGTGGGGTTGGTGGGGGCCGGAATGCTGGGGGCCGGAGTGGTTGGTGCGGGCGTGGGAGTGGTCGGCGTGGGTGCCGGGGTGGTCGGCTGCGCATTGGGGGCGGGAGTCTTGTCCTTGGAGGGGGTGATCTCCTTGCCGGGGTTGGTGCACGCGCCGAGGGTGGCGGCGGCAGTGAACGCGACGAGCGCTGCGACGATCTTCTTGGTGTTCATGATTGTTCCTTCTGGATTGATTGGTTGGATTGTCGAGTGAAGTAGTATCCCTGTTTGGGATGGTTCATAGCATATGTCGTCCTCTTTGGATGTGCAAGTCCCAATATCCACAATGTTGGTTAGATAGGTCACATAGTGGGTGGTATGAAGATCGGACACGGACGCACATCCTCAGCGAACACCACCCTCCCCGCATCACCCATACGACCCACAGCCAACACTCTCACGCCAAGCATCCGACGCATCAGCGGCACCGCCTGCTCACACACCCACACCTGCACGGTGCGCCCACTCACCTCATCGACCAGATAGAAGCCGCGGCCACACACATCTGCTGTTCCCTGTAGGACACCCGCAACACCCCTCACGCTTGTCCCCCACCCACGGGAAGAACCCAGATCGTGTTGAAGCCAACCCGCCCTGACTCGTGATCGACGGGGACGTGCAGCCACCCCCACTGTCCTGTGCTGGTGACAGCGGTCAGGAACGCTTGGGAGATGCGTGTTTCGTCGAGCTTCGACACGAGCTGCGCAGTGTCGGGGGTTTGGGAGTCCCAGACACTCACCTCCTGTTGAGTGAGGGCGCTCAGGAAGCTCACGACGCGAACAGGTACGGGCGAGGGTGGCGTGCTTTTGAGGGGGAGCTGGAACCCTTCTGCGGGAGCGTCGTCGGGGTAGCAGTAGCCGCTGGGAGTGAGGGTCCAGTTCTGGCTGGTCATAGGTTGTCCTTTCGAGACAGGTAAAGCCCCGCCGGCGCGAACTGGCAGGGCCTCACCCGTGGGGTTACTTCTTGGGGCGCGTGCGTCGCGCTTCGCTGTTGATGCACTCAAGCTCTTCGACGTAGAGGCGCTTAGTTGCGCTGATGAGGCCTTCGGCTTTCACCATCTCGTCCACGGTTGTTCGACGAGAGCCGTCACTGGTACTCAGCCCCGCGACGGACACGGCCTCGTAGCGGAACAGGAAGGCCATCAGTGTGCCGTTGCACTTGAGGCGCTTGTAGAGGCCAGGTGGGACAACGTGGCTGCACATTGCGTACATGAGGGCGTAGTGCACGTCCCATGTGGGGTCGATGCTTTCGTTCCAGAGTCCGTCCGGCTCACCGACGCAGTGCTCGTCGAAGTAGTCGTAGCACTCATCGATGCGTCCGGTGACGCATTTGATCCACATGTTGATGAGCTGTTCTGGCGCTTTGTTTAGCGCTAGGTAGTTCCATCGCTTTTTGATGAGGGGGGTTGAGCTTGCGGCGGCGAGGGCAGCGTCGTATGCGGTGAAGAACGTGTGCGCGTAGCGGCCTTCGTTGATGCTGGGCTCGGCGGTCTCGTCTTCGGCGAGGTAGAGGCTGGCGACGGGAGCGAACCCTGCCCAGACTCTCCACTCGCAAGGGTAGGTGTTGCGCATTGAGACGCTGATGGGGGTATTGAGCCAGTCGCGGGGTAGTAGGTGGCCGAAGTGGTGGAGGCACAGGTCGAGCAGGCCGCAGTGGTGTAGGCACTTGTAGACGTGGGTGGGGCCGTCAAATCTCACGACTGCGCCAGCGATTGCGCCCGCGAGCGCAATCTTGTCTTCGTCGGTGATGCTGGGGTCAGACAAGCCGCCCTTGATCTTCTGCATAGCTCGAACGATGCTGTCGTGTGTTGCGGTGGTGTCATGGATGAGAGCCTGTGTCCATTCACGCACTTTGGCCCCGTCGATCCTGTCGGACAGGTCGATCACGTCTTGCGGCATGTTGAAAGCCTGAGCGTAGAGGAGCGACCCTTCCATCAGCTTCGGGTATTTGGCACACAAGTCACGTAGGAACTTGGCGGCTTTTTTCTCGCTCGAGTGGCGGATGAGCTGCCGGTAGAGGAAGGGGCCGTGTGGGCCGCTGAGGATCTTCGCGTCAGTCTCGATGGGGTTGTCGAATGGCTGCGGGCGCGTGGGCGTGTTGAAGAGTCGATGGAAGCGGTCGTCGTCATGAACGGGCATGAGCTGCTGGGAGTGCGCCAGCCCCAGGTAACGGCGCACTACTGCCGCCGTGGTGTCGTCCAGGTCGGTGTTGACCATCATGGTCCTGAAGTCGTCGTAGTTGTCGGCGGTGAGGAGAGCACCAGCGGGGAGACGCTTGCCGGTCTGCGCCGCTTCGATGACGCGGCGGTAGAGGTCTATGCCGGAGACTGCGTAGTGATGTCTACGTTGTGTGGCCACAGCTTTTGGTCCTTTGCTGTTAGTTGGTGGGCGGGGCTGGGAGCTTGTCTTCGTAGAGTTTGTGCTCGTAGGCGAGGTCTTCGCCAGTGGAGAGCGCGTATTGGCCTCGCATGGGCACCCAGCCTTGTTCTGCCTGCTTGTTGAAGAACTCGGCGATGGCCCTGTCGAAGTTGCTGTTGTACTGGGCCCACAGGACGATGGGTCCAGTGTCACGGTAGCGTGTGGTGAATGGAGACTCGCGGACGACGGACAGGTACAGGGACGTGTTGTAGGCGCACAGGGGGAACATGTACCGTTCGACGGTTCGCGCGAGGGGCTTGCGGGACAACATCAGCGTGTAGGGGACGATCTTGTCGAGGAATATCTTGGGGACGCAGTATATGAACGCGCCCTTGGGGTACTCGTCTGACCGCGGGACGCGCTGGGCGTACTTGAAGCCGTCGGGCATGTTGTTCGCCTGCTCTGGGGAGAGTCGGAGGTTGACTTCTGAGGTGATGGGGATACTGCCCGAGGGGCAGGTGACGGGCTGGGTGCCGGTCTTCTCGTAGTACTCGTTGTAGGTCGTGACCTCGAGGGGCTGGTCGTACCGGACAGCGATCTGGCCTTTTAGGGGGGCTGCAACGTCGGGGAGGGATGCGTCCCAGGGTTCAGTGACGATGAATCGGTCGGTCGCGAACAGTTGGGGGATGCTCCAGTTTGATGGTCGGAGTGCTTCGAGGGTGGGGAGGTAGTTGGCGGGGCGGGATCGCAGGAACGCCGTGTAGGCGCGCTTCTGTTTCTTGTCGTAGTCCTCGCCGTCGAACTCTGGCATTCCGAGGGGTTGCCCATACACGGAGATAGGCTGGTTGCTGGTTTGCTGGTAGGGGCTGGTCAGCATGGCGGGTGTTCCTGTCGTGGTCCTTTCGAGATGGTGAAGCGGAGGGGCAGGGTGTGAGTGTTCCTGCCCCTCCGCGTATGTAGGTTAGTTCATGCGCGCCCACTCGCTGAGGGTCATTGTCCGTGACCTGTGGGCGGTGGGGTCTGGTGCGGTCAGGGCGTTGAAGTTCCGTGAGAGCACGATCCAGTGGGGGTCGGTGACGCGCTGGAGGGGGAAGCTCGTTGATGACGTGTATGCGCCTTGCGGGTAGGTCACGTCGAGGGCTGGGTCGTAGGCCTTGACGAGCTCGACGATCTTGCCGAGGTTCCGGTAGATCTCCTTGTCGAGGGCCGGCATGTTCGGCATGATGAACGTCATGTCGAAGGGAGCGACATAGACGGTTGCTGTCTTGCCGGTGAAGCTGGTTTCGACGCGGATCTGGTCGAAGCCAATGAGCCTACCTGTGTGGGGGTCTACGACTCCCCACCTCTTCCCGATGTACACTGCCCGATACAACTCGGGCGTGCCTTTCTTGAAGGCGGTGAGGCCTTTCAGATCATTCTTGTCTGCGATTGTCATATCGCGGAGCAGAAGGTATCGCTCGTCGCTCAGAGGAGCGACCGGCTTGTACGGGAGGATAGCCTCGCCACCCTTCTGCTTCTGGCAAAGCTTCGTCCAGAACTCCTTGTGGGCGACCGTGACGTTGCCGCCAGGCTCGGGGGTCATACCGACGTACTTGTCGTACTCGGCGAGGTAGTCGGCGCGCGCCTCGCTCCACTTCTTGAAGAACGCATGGGGGATGTTGAGTGTGTCAGCTGTCTTGATGTCCTCGAGGGGTCCGCGGTCTTCGCTGGCTTGCTCGTAGGTGAAGCTGACGATGGGTTCGTCGCTCTCGCGGTCGATACCATCGTTGTACGTGTTGACGAAGGCGGGGAGGGCTTTTACGTCGCGGACCTTGTTCTGCGTCTGCCACACGCCCTCCCACGTGGAGGGGTTGCCCTTGAAGTGGAGGATGCGCGTGTCACCCTCGTTGCCTTTGACCCACAGGAACGGGTTGGACCGCCAGCCCTCAGTGCTGCTCCAGTGGCCGGTCATGTCCTCCAGGAGGAACGCCGGGTAGATGAGGCGAGTGTCGAGTTCAACGACGTGGAGGCCGACACGACCGCCCTTGTGCTGGTGAGCGAAGATCTCAACCTTGGAGGGGGTGCGGCCTGTGGGCCACTTGATTGGGGGGAGAGAAGCCATGAGTGGTGTTCCTTTTCCGGTAGGTGTGGGTTGACTCTTACCGTGAGAGTGTTGCAGGAATTGCCGTGCGGATGCTTACGGCAAGGCCCCGGCCACTCCACAGGGGTAGAGATAGTCGGGGCCTGTTCTGTTAGCAGTACCGCATCCACTGCTCAAGGGTAGGAGTCTTTGCTGTAGCCCCTTCAGGCGCGAGGACACGGATCCACTCGGATGAGAACATGGAGCAGATGACGCTTTCTGTGTTCTTCGCGGAAGTCACGCGCAGTACTGTCGGGCTTGCTGGCCAGTTGAGTCCAGCTGCTTTGACGACGTTCATTGCCCGGTAGATGATCTTGTCGAGAGCGTCGCACATGGGGACGACGATGATGCACTTCCAGGGCTTGACGTAGGCGGCGACGAGTGTGCCGTCGCAGATGCGGGCCACCTCAATCTCTGACGGGAGGATCTGCTGCTGTTCTCCGCTGGCATCGGCTGTTGGCCAGTGCTTCTGGATGTACCGCAGGCGAGACTCGAGGTCTTTCCCCTCGGGGAAAGGAACGATATTCGTGTCGAAGGTGGCCCCGTACTTGGATGCGCTCTCCTCGAACGCCTCCCACGCTTGCTGCTCGCTGGGAGGGATGAGGGGGAGGCCGAGGTCTGGGAAACTGTCCTCGACTCCGCAGACGTGGGACCACTGTTCTACGTCTGCGACCGTCCAGGGGCCCGCGCTGATCGCGGCGATGAACTCTTCGCTCCATGCGGGGGCGGGGTACTCCAGTGGAGTGGGTTCCTGCGCGCCGTTTTGGAGGGCCTGGCTGAACAGGTCGTCGAGCGTGTTCTCATCGAGGGAGCCGGTCGCCTTGTAGGTGCGGTTCAGGTCTACGCGCCCCGTGGTGGTGCTGACTTTGGAGAACTGCCAGTCGCCGTTCCATGTGGACAGGGTGCCCTTGAAGCCGGTGATGACGTAGGTGGGGTAGGTTGTTTGCTGCTCGGTTGGTGGCGTGTAGATGAAGGGATTGTGGGAGATGTTGGCATTGACGAGCCGGGGGTCGATGCGCAGAAGGTGCGTCGGGCACTTTCGTCTGTCTCCATACTCGGTGTCGAACACTGCGAGCGCGAAGTACTGGGAGGACACTCGGTTGTGGAGCTCGATGGTGACGTTCGTGATCTCGTGGTTACCACTGTCGGGGAAGAAGATGGGGAGTCTCGAGTGGGCTTTGACGCAACGCTCGTGGTCAGTGAGTTCGTCGTCTTCTTCAGCAAGGGGACCGTCGTACAGGGGAATGATGGTGTCTTCCTCTGCGTCGCTCTCATACATGACTTCGCCTGCGGCCCGACGTATCTGGTCGATGCTGTAGGTGACCTCTCGGCACGTCCTGATCTCTTCGTATGCGAAGTCGTAGGCCTCGAGACTGGACCCCTCGTGAGCGAAGAACGTGAACTGATCGCTGTCCATATCCCACAGGAAGGACACGCCCTCCTGGACACTGGGGTGGGTCTTGACAAACGCCTCGGCTGCTTCACGGCGAGCAAACGCGCGCGCCTCACTGCTGCGCTCGACGACGCTCCTGTTGCTCAAGCCGACGTAGCTAGGCTCGGAGCTTCCTTCTTCTTCCGTGTAGAAGGGGACGACGGAGTATCCCTTGAGGGGTGCGCTGCCGTCGAAACTGTAGTCGCCGTTCGAGTCGATCAGGGCGAACCTATCGACTGTCCCCATGTCGCGGATGGTTTTCTTGAGGACTTTCAGGAAGTCGCTGCGACTGTAGCCGTCTTTGTCTGCGCGCTGGAGGGCGTGCTGGAGTGCGAGGAATGTGAACTCGCCGTCGTTGACGGTCATGTAGTTAACGCTGATGAGTCCGGTGCGGGTGTCGTGACTGATCGTTGCGTAGAGGGCTGATTGTTCGTTCATGTTGGGGCCTTTCTGGCTGGGAGGGAGCCCCGGCCACGGTGGTTGTTCGTGGCCGGGGCTCGTGTGGGTCAGTGCTTTGCGATCCAGTCGCTCAGCTTGATGACAGAGCGACGGTTGTTGAGGCGCTTACTTGTTGACCATGCGGGGGAGAACGCAGCACACATGATGGCCTCGCTGTCCTTTGCGGTGAGGCGTAGGTTCGTCAGCGGAGCGTTGCGGTTGTCAGCGTAGTCGTAGACTGCTGCCGCTAGGGCGCGGTAGACGAGCTTGTCGAGCGCATCCCCCATGGGGATGACGAGGGAGCGGTCCCAAGGCTTCAGGTAGGCCTCAATGAGCTTTCCGTCCGCGATGGGGGACAGTTCGATCTCGTCGGGCACGACTGGACGGCCAGCGAGGCCGAGGAGCCAGCGTCGCTGAATCGCGTTGAGTCGCTTCTTGATGAGCGTGCCCTTTGGGAACGCAACGAGGTTGGTGTCCATCGCGTCGGAGTACTTCAGGGCGCTCTGCTCGAACGCCTCCTGTAGGCCCGCCGGGGTGTCTGGCATCTGCGTCTCGTAGTCGAAGGGAACGTCGCAGCGCTTCGACCAGTACTCAGCGTCGCCGAGCGTCCACGGGCCGGTGCTCACGTCGCGGATGAGGTCTGCCAGCCACTCAGGCTTACGCCCGTAGTATGCGTCTGGCTTGTGAGCTCCACCAATGATGGCCTTGGTGAACAGCTTGTCAAGAGTGGTCTCTTCCAGGTTGCCGGTGACCTTGTAGGTGCGGGACAGGTCCGCGCGCCCGGTCTTGGCGCTGATCCTGGAGAACTCCCATTCGCCGCTTCCGATCTGGGGGTTGCCGGAGAAGTCGGTGACGACGTAGGCGGGCTGCGCTTTGTTTTCGACGTGGGGGTCGTACACGAAGGGGTTGCGGTCAATGACCCTACCCTCGAGCGTCTGATCGACGGTCAGGAGGTTCGCAGGGAACTCCTTGCCTTCGGCACACACAACGGCAGCGTATTGGGCTGAGCTGCGATTCAGCAGTGCGATGCGGGCATGGGTGGGGGTGTCGCCGCCTGGCCATTGGAGGGGGAGGCGCTTGTTTGCGCGTAGGGAAATGTCGGACTCGCTCTCCTCCTCAGCGGGGACCACTTCGGGGAGTGCCCCTGTGTAGAGGGGGACGATCAGGTCTGACGACATGTTGCCGTCGTATTCGACGAATGGGTTTTCGACGGATGCGTTTGGGTGGCGCAGCTGGTCGAGGCTGTAGGTGATCTCCTTGCAGGTGACGATCTCGCCGGTTGCGAAGTCGTAGGCTTTGAGACCGCCCCGGTCCTTGTTGACGAAGAAGGTGAACTGGTTGGTATCCAGATCCCACAGGTACGACACGGCATTCTGAGCATGGCCGTGTTCCTTGATGAACTTTTCAGCCGCCTTACGCTTGGCGAACGCGCGCGGGGTCGAGTAGCGATCTGACTCCTTGTAGCTCGTCAGGAGAGAACCGCTCCCCTTCCTGATGCCGAGACGATACTCTTTCCCGTCCTCATGGTTGCGGGCGACGATACAGTACCCCTCCATGGGCTCATAATCGGCGTAGTACGGGTAGTCCTCGTCGAGCAGGTCGAACGCGCCGATGTGCTCCATGTCGGCAACAGTCTTCTTGAGCAGGTTCAGGAACTCGTACTGGCTGTAGCCGTCCTTGTCTGCATGTTGCAGCGCAAACTGGATAATGCCAGCGATATTCAGGCTCCATTGGACTGTCACATGGTTGACGGTGATGAGGCCTGTCTTTTCATCCTTGGTGATTGTGGCGTGTACGCCTCGTTGTCCCATGAGGGGTGTTCCTTTCGTCGTGAAGGTGGTTGTGGTCTACGAGTGTTGGGCGGCGACTACAGGATCACGTAACCGGGGGCCTCCCCGGTTTCGACGGCGACAAGTCGGGGCATGTCGTGTGGGATGTTCCTGTGGCCGTGGATGATCGTAATGTCGGCGCGGGCCGCTGCCTCACTGAGGGGTTCCGGGTAGTCCTCGTAGTTAGTCTTCCTGCGGTATGTGCTGGTGCGGTTGCTCGCGCCGTTTGTGCACTCGAGGGCGGTGAGGGTGCGGTCCTGGTTTGCTGTGCCGCCGGTGGTGACGTAGTAGGTGCCATGTGGCGTGTGAATGGTGAGCGCGCAGGTGAGGTTGTTCAGGTGGCTCAGGAGGTCGCGTTTCTGTACCCCCGTGCGGGTGATCGCGCCGATGGCCTGCTGTACGTCGGGGAAGTCGCGGGGGTTGACGGCGCGAGTGAGGGTTTCACGCAGGATGGTCTCGTCGATCCCCTCAAGGAAGATGACGGCGTGGCCGTGCTGCTTGGCCTGGGTCTCGAAGTACTTGAGGATCTTCCACGCCTGAGCGACGTGCGGGCTGGATGCGAGCGCGTCTCCGAGGAACACCCACGTCACGGCTGATGCGCCCGTGGTTTCGTCCCATGCTTCCATGAGCGCTTTGCTGAGGGTATGAGCGTCACCGTAGACGCTACCGATGACGACGACCTTCTCCCCTGACTTCACGGTGAGCGTGCGCGTGTAGTGGCCGTCGATGGTGGAGCGCACGAACTCGCGCATGGCATCGAGGTTGACCAGGTGCAGCCCGCAGTTACGTTCTTCCCACTGGGCAGACACCCACATGCCACGCCCGGCGTATCGGCGGCACTCGCGTGCACCTTCACGGACCCTCGCAGAGATTCTGAGCACGTCTTCTTTGGGGACGTAGGTGACGGTGCCCACTCGCTTCTCGTTCTGGGTGAGGATCATGTCGTCGGTGGCATTGCCTTGCATGTCGATGATGGCGACCTGGTAGCCGTAGGCGCGGGACAGGTCGGCGAGGTGCTTAAACTGTTGCAGCTCCGGGTTGGTCGCGTCGAAGAACACGTCGCCGCCCTGCTCGAAGCGCGACCGCAGGGCAGACTTGAGGACGCGGGAGATCGTCCCCTCAGTATCCCCACAGACGGACCTTCCGGGAACACCGTCCCAATCGGGGACGGGCATGGCGAACACGTCGCGGATCGCGTCGAGGGAGACTACTTGGCCGCGGGCCTGGTAGAGGCTGAGGAAGGTGCTCTTGCCGATACCGGGTGCTCCTCGGACGATGAAGAATGTCCTCACGATGTTCCTCTCTGGATGATTGTGCCTATAGGGGCAGAGTGCCGCTAGGGGCTCATGCCAGTTGGTTATACGGATTGGATGGTCAGGGCGCGCAGGTACTCGGATGCTGTTGCGACGTTGATGTCGGCTTTGCTGGCAGCTTCGCGTAGCGTGTGGAGCCTGACGCGCTGTAGGCGCTCCGACCTTTCGACAGGACAGCTAGGGCGATCCCCTTTGATGTCGGCGGCGACCTCAGTCTTTTGGTGATTGCTGATGACACCGAGAGCGTGCAGGCGATGAAGAAGTTCCTCCGTGGGTACTTTGTACCTGTTGGAGGTACTGATTACATCGAGCGATGTCCACATGTTCCCGTGGGCATAAAGCGCGCATGGTGGCATGAGGAACGCTCGCCCGAAGTTCTCGGCATCTTCGATCCTGCGCAGCGTGCCAGCTGGTTCAGTGTCGGTGGCGTGCATGGCGAGGTGCCCTAGCTCGCTCGCGAGGGAAAACCTCTGCGCTACAGCATTACGCCCTGTTTGCAGGAACACGTAAGGCACCCCCTCCCACATGAAGGAGAACGTGCTGACCTCTGCTTGTCCCTGGCTGAGAGAGAAGACGCGCACTCCCACCGTTTCGAGGAGGCGCATCATGTTGTGGACTGGCCTGTCAGAAAGCCCCCATTCAGTGCGCAGGAGTTCAGCTGCATGTGGAGGATCAAGCGCAATGTCTGCCACATCCAGGGGTTGAGGTTGTGGAAACCCCGCATATTGGTTGAGGTGCTTGCTGAGCGTCACGCCCCTGTAGGCATACTCGAGGGCGGCGGCGCGCACATCAGTAGGAAGTGACGGGGGAAGACTCGTTGCTTCGACAGGGATCCCGTCGAGGTCGTTTGACGTAGTGCTCATTGGTGTTTTCGCTACACGTTACCTACAGCTCCCATGCCAACGCTGACGTAGCGGACGTGTGCGATCTGCTGTCCGTGCATGATGGCGGGGTGTGCGAACCAGTAGCCATTCCCCACCGGGACGGGTTTGTTCACGTCGAGGCCGTAGTCTGCGCGCGTGTCGAGCCTGAGAACAGATTTGCCCCACTCTGCACCGGAGGCGCAGCTGGTCGGCACGCATGTCGTGTAGCCGACGATGCTCCCATCTGGCGCGACGAGCACGCCGCTGAGCTCGTGCAGCTGGCGCGTCCAGTCGTCTTTCGCGGCCTTTATCCACAGGGAGGTGAGCCATGCCCAATGCGCCACGGGGAAGATGTTCGCATCCTTCATGTGGAGGACATCTACAAGGAAGCGCTGGGTTTGGCCCCAGTGGTACTCGAGCTCGGGGGTTGGCATTAGGCTGTTATCTTTTGGCTCGACAAGATGCTCAATGCGTTGGCCCGCTTGTTGGGCTTCTTTGAGCAGGTTTTGGAACCTGGTGTCCCTGCCAAGTGGGACGTAGTGGGCTTCCGTCATGATGGTCTCGCTTTCCTGGGATGGAACACTGTTCGGCGCGTTCGTGATAAAAAATATCATAATGTCGCTCATGTGTGCTACTTTGTGGGTATGCAACTGCTTAACCTCACAATCAGCAATCACAAGTCGATCAGGGATGAGGCCACCCTCGACCTCACCCAATCGGCGCTACGCACCCTCAACCCGCCAGAAGGCACCCAGTGGGGCGACCATCTGCACTACCTCGCAGGCATCTACGGCCCCAACGGCTCTGGGAAAACGAACATCCTAGAAGCCCTCCACCACATGAAGAGCGCGATTACTACCCTCCTGCCCCTGGGGTCTAACGCGCTCCCCTACAGGCCCTATGACGCATCGAAGCCCACCTGCTACAGCATCGAGTTTGTCCATGACGAAATGCGCTACGAGTACAGCCTGTCCCGGAACGCAGGGGGCATTGCGGAGGAGTGTCTGCGCGTTGCCCGCAAGCGGTGGAACACCATCTACTCGCGCGACATGCACGGGGCTGTGACCGGCCTGAAAGGCCTCCCCCATGTCAACGTGAACGAACTGGTTCTCACTCGAGCGTCCCTCATGGGCGACCCGCAGGTGAAACCCGTCCGCGACGCGCTCACGACCGGGGTCAAGGTCTTCCGTGTCGGCATTCCCTCGATAGAGGACGCATACCTGCATATCGCCAGGCACCTCCTGTCGCGCCGCCTCGACACGACGGCCCTAAGCACGCTCGCTCAGGTCGCAGACCTTGGCACTACGAGCATCGAGCTGCGCACCCCCCAGCGGCCAGCGCGCTCCACACATCACACGCCCGCAGACAGAGAGGCTGCGGAGGTCACGCTCGCGAAGGCTCTCCCCCATCTCCTCGAGTTCCATTACGGGGAGCACGCAGTCCCCCACACGGCGCTCTCAGCGTCTTCGGGGAGCATCATGTGGCTGGCGCTCGCCGCCGCAGCCGTTGACGCGCTCACTAGCGGACAGGCGCTCGTTGTGGATGATCTGACGGCTTCCCTCCACACGGAGCTTGGTCGCATCATCATCAACTGGTTCACCGCCTTCACCATCAACCAGACGGGAGCCCAGCTCATCTTCACGACCAACGACATCGCACTCATGGACATTGGCCGCGGCCCCATCCATAACCGTGAGCGCATCTGGTTCACAGAGAAGAACAGCGCCCAGGCCACCACGCTCTACCAGCTCTCCGACTTCACCGGCCTACAGTCAGGGAGCAACATCACCAAGAACTACCTCGAGGGGCGATTCGGAGCAACACCCTACACGTGCCCCTCACTCATCTACCACCTTCTCGCCGACTGACGGCACTACGGTGAGCTGAACTAAGCCCCGCACACAGCAGAGGGGAGGGATCTACCCGAAAGTAGATCCCTCCCCTTCTTGCAGGTGCGATCAATCAGAGATGCCTACGCCTTTCCGTCGAGTGTCGATGAATGAACTCGTACTGGAACGGGGAATGAAGGATCCAGTACGTTGTCCACGTTCGAGGGTCAGCTTTGATGAGCTCCGCGTATTCCTTAAAGTCGAAGCCATTGTGGGTGTACCACCAGTCCCTCAGACTGAACAGTTCGTCAGCTGTCCCGTGGAAATGGGGGACTTCCTGCCCCTCGTATGTGCACGTGTCCCCTCGGCCCGTGCCGCCAACTGCGACGACATAGCTACTACGGATGTTTACTTGGTAGCCTTGGACATCTGCTCGCGAGTAGAGTTCATTTGCCAAGCGTGCGCGCTCGTTTGCAACTCGCCCTCCGTTTCTTCTTTCAGGCGCATCCTCATCCTCATAAGGGGTAATGACGATATGCCCGTCGGGGTCCATCCGAGTGCCGTTGGTTCTATCAAACACTTTGAAGGCATCTTCATAAGAAGGAGATTGGCCCCACGTGTAGCTTTCGTGCACAATATCTCGAACATTTCCAGTTCGCACGTAGTCCAAAATGCGCTTAGATTCGTCTTTTGTGAACACTGCGTCCCTTTGGGGTGACTTTTCCATAAACGCCCAGAAGACATTCTTCACGATGCGAGCCTGTAGCCCGCCCCAGTCAACCTCAATCTGGGAAGTGGGAACATGCGCATCGTGCCGTAGCTTCTGGTTCGTCCGCACATGCTCACGGTCGTAATCGTTATTGAAATAGTCCGGCCAGGAGTACCCTGGAACCGCAAAGAAACAATCCAGTGTCCTGTCGATAAATGACCCAAATGTTGAGCCATTAACATACTCTTCGCTTTCTCCAAGCAAGAGCTGGCGACTCGTTTTGACGTGTTCCAGATCGGCCTCGGTGAGGTGCAACTTGTGTAGGAGCATGTCTACAACTTCACTGCGTTGTTGCCGCTCTGTCTGGCGCTCTTTGTCCATTGGCACGCCGTTGCGGCGCAGGTGGTTTTGAACAGAAACCCACTGCTTATTCATGCAATGCACGCTATCGAGTAGCGGTAGTGTGTCAGCAATCGCCTGCATAAGCGTTCTGATTTCCCCAAAAGTGGGGGCCTGCTTAGCTGTCGGCCTGACGGCAGCATCAAGTGCCTCGTGTAGCTCCTTTTGCTTAGAGAGCAGAGGCTCCAGCAAATTGAGATGAGGAGCAATCGCCGACAGTTCTTCTTCTCCGCAAGATTCCACGTATGACGTGTCATATAGTCCTGCGGACACGCAAGCCTCCAACAGAGAACAGTGTTCGTCTTTTGAGTATGGCTTCTTGCTGCGTGTTAGCGCACTGATAATAAGTGCATCCACGGCGCTAATTCTCGACGGAAGCAAACCTCGAAGAAGCTGGGTGGTTCCAAGCACGGGGAACGGGATAAAGTGTGCGAGGAAGTCAGCGCAGTCGCTACGTACCTGCTCGCTACGCCCTTCTTCAACAGCGAAGACGTACTCGTGCGGAAGGAACGTATTGAGTTCACGTACAGGCTTACCCTGTTCTCTCTCACATGCTTCCCACCATGAGCCCTTCACGCGGAGGTACGCGCCGAGAGGGAGGCAGTTCAGGTCTTGTAGTGGCTTGACTTTGCCGCGCTTCTCCTGAGCCTCATATAGGGTGCGGAGAACGCCGTTCGTTTTGAGGAGCCACCTCAGTGCTTTAACGGCATCCGCGACGGGCTGGGAGATTCCCTCAGTGGCGATGGTGTTGACACTGTTGTTGTAGAGGTTGATTCGCTCAACCGCCGCCCACCCTTCTTTCTCGAAAAGAGAGGTGTAGAACTGGTCGGTACGCGGAGCTGCGTCATGCAGCTGTGTCAGAACCTTGTGCTGTTCGACCAGCTTTTCTTGCTCCGGGGTAGAGACTCCGATCAGCTCCATGACGGAGAGCAGTTCTCCCAGGGTCTTCGTGTCTTCGGTGGAGACCGGCAGATCCTCCACCTTCAGCAGTGGAAGCTCTTCGCGGAGCCTGTACAGGCTCCGCACGTTCTCGGGAGTGGCTGCGCGGATCAGCGGAGCATACGCCGCCCACTCGCCCTCGCCACGGAGGCCAGCGCGCAGGATGTTGCGAACCCGGTCATGGATGGGGTACAGGTCGTTGGGGAAAGAACCATGACCGGCTTCCGGGCTGGCCGGATCGCAGTACGTCTCCTCGCTGTCGAACACTGCGCAGCACTGGGTGCGTAGGTCGTCAACAAGGGCCTGCACCCACGGCTCAGGGTTTTCCACAAGGCCTAGGCGAACGGCGTGGAGGTAGGACTCGCCATAGGGCAAACCAGACAGGTTCTCCGCTACCTCCTCGCGATCAAATATGAACTTCCGAGCCTGCTGTTCTGCTTCTTTTGTCAGCCTCTCCTTGTTTGAGGTCGCATCTTCGCTCGAGGAGTGGAAGTCAACAAGGCGAAGGCTTCCCTCCTTGATGCGCATTGTTTCGACATCCAGCACTGCTTCGCAGGTGAAGGAGCGACCGTACTCCACATCGGTCAGTGTCTCGTCGCCAACGTGTGTGCTGACGGGCGCGGAAATAGTCGCCTCAAAAGAGATGGTGATGGTGTCGCTTCCCTCTTGCACCTCAAAGGACGCATCGCTGTCGAAGAAGTTCGCAGGAGTCTTGAACGGTGTGATCTTCACCTGTGGGGATGCCAAAATGGCATCATGGATCTCCGCCATGCTGCGCTTGATCTTCGCGCCGTTCTTAACGGTAAGATCCGCGAGAACATCTGGGTTGTACATAGCTATTCCCCTTCCATTCCTCAGTAGGTGGGGACGTAGCGTGCGATGGCTCGACGGCCCGCGCGCGTCTGTTCGTTGAGGTCTTCTGCGGGGGACTGGTCGTCCCACTGCCCACCGTCAGGGCTGAGCCATGTGCGCTTGCCCTTCATGTACTGGCGGTCTTCGTGTGTCACGTTCTCGGTTGGGCCTACGGTGACGATCAGCGTCCCCACAGGGAGAGCGCGTAGGTCTACCTCGCCGTGCATGTCGATGAACGCGACAGCAGGCATGTTCTTGTTGCGGGCCATGATGAGTTCCTTCCTTGGTGGTCTCTTACGTGCTGAGTGTCAACGTTCCTTGTGTGCAGCCTCGTAAGCGTCGATGACGGTCTTACCGAGCCTGCCTCGCGCGGACTTGAGGTACCCCTTCTCGATACCCCACGCGCGGATCTCCGCTGCGTTCTGACGCTTGGCGCGATCCACTGCACTACGAGGCTTACGCTGCTTGCGGGAGGATGCGCGCCGGCCGTTAGCGGCGTAGGGGGCGAGCGTGTCCTGGAACTTGGCTGCGTTCTCGTCAGATAGGTCAATGGTGTAGTGAGCGCCACCGACACTGAATTCGATGGTGGTGGTAGCGGGCGAGCCGTCAACGTCGTCGATCAGCTCAATGGTCTGGTATTTCTTGAGCATTACTGCTCCTTTCTTCAAGCGATTTCTTAATGTCCGACTGTAGCATTACGCGCATTACTGCGCAACATTAAAAGCGTTGCAAGGCAAGGGAAAACCTCGCCTCATAGAAAAAGGGGGAGGCCCCGGAGAGTATTACATCTCTGGGGCCTCCCAATTTGCTGACTGGTGTCAGTTCTTGTTCTGGCGGCGGCGGACCACCAGGAGCGCGCCACCGGCGACGGCGAGCACACCAGCGCCAGCGATCAGGCCAGCGTCGGCACCCGTCTTAGCCAGCGTGCCACCGCCATTGCTGACGGGAGCGGAAGGCGTGGGGGCCTTCGGGGTCACCGGAGGAGTGTCCGGGGTGCTGGGCGTGTTGGGGGTGGCAGGTGTGGTCGGCTCGGACGGCTTCGGCTCAGGCGTGGCCGGAGGCGTGGAGGGCTCAGGTGTAACCGGGGGCTCCGAAGGCTTCGGGTCCGGGGTCACAGGCGGGGTGCTGGGCTTGGGGTCCGGGGTGACCGGGGGAACACTGGGCTCCGGGTCAGGCGTGACCGGAGGAGTATCCGGGGTCGGCTTCGGATCCGGGGTCGGCTGCTCAGGCGTGGGCTTCGGGTCCGGCTTGGGGGCCTCGGGGGTCGGCTCAGGCTTGGGGTCTGGCTTCGGGGCCTCGGGGGTCGGGTCCGGTGTGGGAGCGGGGGGCTCTGGGGTCGGGGTGACCGAAGGCGTGGATGGCTCCGGGGTGGGGGCCGGAGGCTCCGAGGGCTCGGGCGTGGGAGCCGGAGGCTCGGACGGCTCAGGCGTAGGCTCCGGGGTGGGAGCAGGCTCGACGGGCTTCGCATCCTCGTCCGTAGAACCGCCGGAGCCGCCCTTCGCGCGCCACTTGTTCTCGGCAACAAGGGTCTCACCGTTGATGGTGGCCTCGTTGTGGGCGACCAGGCCCTCAGTCAGCATCTTGAATGCAACACGGCAGTTGACGTTATCGCCTGCCGGGATGGTGAAGGTGATGGTGTGCTTGTCTGCGGACAGTTTGTTGTTGTCCGCGATGATTTCGTCCTTCTTGGCCCAGGAGCCGTTGGCCGTGCAGTAGGCCTTGCTGGCCATCGCGTCGGCGCTCGTGTCGGTGATGGTTATGGCTGTGCCGCCGGGGAGTTCGCCGGTCTGGATGAAGCCGCGGTGGCGGTGCAGGCCGTTCTCCATGCCGTCGGAGTACATGTCCTTGCCCTTGGTCTTGTAGTATCCCTCGCCGATGACACCCTGTCCCATGGAGACGGTGTAGGTGGTGCCAGCAACGGTGATTTCGACGGACTTCTTGCCGGTGGCAGAGGAGTCGATAGCCGCCTGGAAGTCCACGTATGCGGCCTTGAGGTCGCCGTTACCGCCGAGGGTGGCGGCGATGTCTGCGGTGATCTCGCAGTTGAGTGCATTGTCGGTGACGGTGCACTCACCGATGTTCTCCTCGTGGGAACCGTCGAGTGTGGTGGCCTTGAGGGCGACCTTGTTCATTCCTGCGGGCACCTTCAGGCCCTCACCCAGGCCGATTGTGAAGGTTGCGCCCTGGGTGACCTTCTTGCCGGAGTAGTCCACGTGGACCTTGACCGACGAGCCGACGCTCGGCTTGTCGTACTCGCGTGTGGCGCGCACACCGTCGATCTGGATGCCGCCGGTGGCGGTCGATGCGCCGCCGTTGTTGCCGGTGATGTCATTGCCAGAGCGGGCGGGCGCAGCGGCGGGCGTGTTGTCAGTGGCGTTTTCGGGAGCGGCGAACGTCGCCGTTGCGGGGTGGGCGATAACACCCATGCCCACGAGGGCGAAGAGCGTGACGGCCTTCGTAAGGGCCGAACGCTTCATGATCTTGGTGGACAAGAATTGTCTCCTTCTGTGTTGATGGAGGAAGTGTGTACTCCCTCGCTCCGTGCTTTCGCGGAAAGCCTATATGTGCACTGAATGTTTTTCAAGCGTATTTTCTGGTTTTTGTTGGCGCATTAGTTTGTGATGATTGTGAAAGTGGTTGTTTTGCAACTAAAAATGTCTCTTTAATGCGCGTAATGTGGTTGTTGCCACCTTTATTTCGTTGTGGTTTCAGGTATTGCCACCGCTAGGTGAGTATTACTTGTTTTGTGGCGCGAAGGGTTCGTAAAGCTGCTGGAAAACGACTGGTTGCATTACTCGTAGCCCATACTTTGTGCGCACAATGTACCAGCCCTCTTGTGCGAGAACGGGTTCAGGTCCGCGCCTGCTGTTCCACACGTACAGGCCCCACATGGAGGGGGTTTCGACGTAGCGGGTGGTGCGTGGTGCCCATTGGGCGACGAGGCGTGCGACGTGGGAGCTGGTGAGTTGGACTGCTGGGCAGAGCCAGTTGGAGCCGTATCGCCGCTTCGCCCAGTGCGCGCCGTCGATGGGCGGTAGTTCTCGTGCGGCGCGTACTGGTTTGGCTGCTTCGCGGGCTTTGCGAGCGGCTTTGCGCGCCGTGTTGCGGCGCTCGCGGGCAGCGGCTTGCTCGGATGGGAGCATGGCTGCGTTGCGGCGTGCTGTGGCGATGATCTGCTGCGCAGTGGGGGTGGGCATGTGCTGCTACAGGCTCGTGTAGATCTCGTTGAACTCTTCGGCGCTCATGTGCTGGGCAGAGACGGCTCCTCGCAGGAGGTAGGAGCCGACGGGCGCGAACGCATCGTGGCCTTTACCTGTGGGGTAGAGGATACCGGCAACGGTGCCTTTGCCAGGGATGGCTGCGCCTCCCACTTCCCCGCCGCACCACTCGGCGACGGCCTCGAGGGTTTCCCTGTAGATGCGGACTGCATCGTGGAGGGTTCCGTCAGGGAGAGTGAGCATGAACGGGAACATGTGGGAGGCGGTAGCCATGGTCTTGTGTCCTGTCTGGGCTAGAAAGGTGCCCCTGTGCTGTAGGGGTCTGTCGTGTATTGAGTGTTGGGGCTGTAGGAGTTGTAGCCGTTACCCTGACCGCTGGGTGAGGGGGTGGCCTTCTTGACGGTGGCCTGCTGGCGACGCAGGGAGACACTAACATCGTCGGCGATCAGTTCGAAGCCACGAACCTTCACGCCGTTCGAGTCGTACTCCTTGGGCTCGACTCTGCCGGAGACGGCGACAGTCGTGCCCTTTCGCAGGGACTCTGCGACGTTCTCGCCGAGTTGTTCCCATGCTACGCACGGCACGAAGAGGGTGGTGCCGTCCACCCAGTTGCCGGACTGGTCGCGGACTCGGCGGTTGACGGCGACGGTGAATGATGCGACGGGCTTGCCGGACTGCGTGTATCGCAGTTCGGGGTCGCGAGTTAGATTGCCGGTGATGCGGAGGTCGCTGTCGTTGTTGCTCATTTTCGGGGTTCCTTCTTGATGGGTCGTAGGGTCCATTCCTGCTCGAACTCGTCTTGCGGAATGGCGGTGAAGACGGATCGGTTGCCGCGGTATCGGCGCACGATGTAATCGCCGACGTGGGCGGTGGTTGTGTGTGAGGTGATGGTGTTTGTGACCTCGATGAGGGCGATCTTGCCGCCCTCGGTTTGTAGAGCGCCGTGGCACCATCGGGCTACCTGGCGCAGGTTGTCGCTGGTGACCTGCATGACTTCGGGGGTTCGCCTGAGCTGGCAGGGGCGCGGCTGGTCAGTTGGTCTTCGCGTAGCCATCTGGCACTTCCTTTCCGGCCTCTAGCGTTATCCGCAGGGTCTCGTCGTCAACGAAGCCGATCCATCCGATGAGGTCGGTTCGGAGGGGCTGGCGTTTGTCGTTCGGGGTCATGAGGCGCAAGCCGAAGATGGAGATGCCCCTAGCGGCGAAGCTGACGGCCCCAGCTCCAAGGAGCGGGAGTGCCGCATCGACGACGAGGGAGGGGTATAGCAGTGCTGCGCACAAGGCTACGAGGCCGCTGCCGAAGCCGATGAGCCACGCGAGCGTGGAGACGGTTCCGAGGGTGAATAGAGCGGCGCACAGGACGCTACGCAGTGTCGTTTTCGCCGTCTTCATCATTGGTCATCTTCTCCTTCCTGAGTGAGTCTGGTGACTTCTTACTGGGTGAGTCTGGTGAGCGTGAGTTTCACGCCCGGTTCTGTGCCGTAGTGCTTCCACACGTTCCAGTGGACGATGCGACTGTCGTCCCGGAGTATCCCGTTTCCGAGAGCGTCCCCGATTGCTCGTTGGAGCTTATCGAGGTCAGGCTTGACGGCGGGGAGTTCAAACCGTGGTCGTTTAGGAGGTTGGAGGTAGAACTCAGCGACCACCTCGACTGGCTCGTCCAGAGGGGTGTCCCAGCGGGCCTTGTGGGCGGCGTGCTTGACAAGGAAGGTGACGGCGGTGCGCCATGCTCCGAGCCGGGGGTTGTCGTGAACGATGACCGGCTTACGGGAACCTGGGGGCGTGAAGCACCGGGTAGAGCCCTGGGTCTCAGGCTTACCCGGCACCCACACCGTGATTGACTTAGGCAATGCGCTCACGCTTGCCGTAGACGAGCTTCCCGCGAGCCGCCCACACGCCGCCGTGGGTGGTGGTGATCTGCCAGCGGTCATCTTCCTCTTCGCCAGCCTTGTTGAAGACCAGCTTGAAGCGCACACCGCGCTCGCGGAAGAACAGACTGGTTCCCTCCAGCTCGGTGACGAAGAAGTGGGGGACGTAATCGTCATCCCACGGGAAATCGACTGACAGGTCTGTGAGTCGCCCGTCAGGACCGTAGGTGAAGTGCCAGGCGAACATGAAGTAGATGTCGTGCCTGTGACCCTTCTGGCATGTCTCATCGTGGGTAGCGATGTAGTTAAGGAGCCACTGCTCAAACAGCTCCTCGTCTGTCGGGGTGAAGGTTGCCTTGGAGAGGTCTCCCGCCTCGAACGTTACGTCTGAGATCCATTGGTTGTAGCTCATTGGAGGAATGCCCCTTTCTTCTGGATGGGGCCTCGCGTTTCGACGACCCACTCGCTAGTCTTGCTCTTCTTGCGAGCAATGATCGTGGAGCCGTCACGCAGGTAAGCGCGACCGTTACGCCGGTCGATGACTCGCAGGTCTCCCATGGAGATGTTCTCCAAGTGGGTGAGGGGGTCGGTAACACGCTCTGCCTGGTCCAAGTGAACCTGGAGCAGGGACGCGAGCGACGTTGCCTTGTTGGTCGGAGGTAGGTAGGTGGCGTTCACTCGTCCCCCTCTGCGTCGTCCTCATCACTGGTTTCTTCGGCGCTCTGGGCCAGGAGCATGAGCGCCGACGTAAGGCACTCTTCCTCCGTGCGTGGGTCGTTTTCAACCTCGGGATAGTCTTCGAGGTAGCTACTCCAGTCATCCTCGGGTACAACTGCTTCAAGACGACCTGCCTTAATGCCCTGGTACGCCTCCCATGAGAGGAGCGCGTAATACGCTGCGCCCACGCCGAGCATGGTGGGGATCTCGTAGGCGTGCCAGCCTTCCCCGTTGCGGCTGGAGCACTCAAGGATAGTGTTCGCATAGCCGACCTCGTTGATCTTGAAGGTCAGCTTGGAATGCCGAGATGAAAAGCGTCCGTCTTCGGACTCGATGGTGAGGAAGACGATGGGTGCTTCTCCCTCATTCTCCTGGTATTCGACGTATGCGTCGAGGTTGATGCCGTGTCGGAAGCCGAGGGAGTCGATGGCGGCGCGGATACGCACGGTGTCGCCGGATACCTTCGTGTTTTCGCCGACGTTGTAGGGGGTCAGGCACTCCTTGAGCGCGCTGAACACCTCGTCGGTGATCGGCGCGTTCTTTTGAAAAAGGCCTCCGAGGTATCCGAGAATCTGGTTCTGTTCCATGGTGACGTTCCTTTCTGCGTGTCTGCATGGATGGTTTGTTGTGGTAACGGTACCACTGTTTTGGGGGCCCATTATCCCAGCATTTGGTTAAGTGGGTCACAAGGTGTTTGCGCTTACCTCATGCCAAATGGAGCGCCGTAGTACGCGAACCTAAACCAAAGCATAGGAACATGCGCCCTAAAACATACCTTTCGGCTATATATCAGCCTTTTATGACACACGCTAGTCGCTATGTGGCTTGCTTCGCTTGGGTCTAGCCCCCGTGAAGAATGAGACCCAAGCGCTCAACTCGCTACGGTTTATTACCGTGCGGTAGTCAGTGTGAGGTGAGGTGCCAGCCCTTGCACGCTGGACACTTGTAGTAGCGGCGCTCTTCGCGTCGCGGGTTACGCGAGCGCTGCGTGGAGGCGAGGGCAAGTTTCGCGTCGAGCTTGGTGCGGTACCGGATCTTGCGGGGAGGCTTCACGCACCAGCTGGTCTTACCCCAGCGGAGCTTCTTCTTGCGCTTCATGGTCCCATCTTCGGTTGGGCGTAGAGCTTGTGTGATTCGCGGGTTGAAGGTCATGGGCGTAGTTCCTTGGGGATGAGGGCGTAGCGGCTGGCTCGGTGTGCGATGCGTTCTTGGACGATCAGGGGTAGTGGTTCTGGGGATGGGTTGAGGCGGCACTTTCTGCGCCACTCGATACGCCCGTCTGGATGAACCCAGAGGAGGCCGATTGATCCACTCATGATGGGCGGGGAGTCGATGAGTCCTGCCGGTGTGGCGTAGAAGAACCTGTGCGTGCATTGCCGCCAGGCACGGACCTTGGCGAGGCTTTCTCTCTTCGCGTCGGCTCGGTCCACCTTGATCTCGATGGCCGTGCGGATGCGCTTGTCGAACATGAGCGCGTCGATGCGGCGCGTGAATGCCTCATGCTCGCCCTGTTCGTAGTAGTCCGCGAGGGACTGCTCGTCGTTGATGGTGAGCTCGGGAACGAACGCTGCCGTCGGATAGTGGTGGCGTAGGGCGTTGAGGATGTCTTCGGCGTTCATCGGCGGTGCTTCTTGGCTGCTGCTGAGATGAGTGAGGAGATGTGCTCCGTGAGTGCTGTCACGAGGGGTTCTGGTACGACGGCGGCGGAGATCGGCAAGTAGCGGGGGTTCCACACGAGCGCATCGCCGGGGTTCAGGTATCGCTTCACTCCATTCGGTGCCGTGAGCGCGAGGAACGGTGTTCCGTCTGGGTCTGTTTCGATGGTGATGCGGAGGCCTTGGGCGTTGAGGTGGGCTGCGTCAGCTTCGTGGTTGCGTGTGGTGATGAATGCCTGGCTCTTCATGAAACTGGTCCTTTCAAGGAAGTGTTTGCTCGGTTCGAGCGAGGTACTGGGTGGCTTCTATGGCGTTGCTATTGAGCGCCCATTCACGGAGATCGTCAGCTGTGAAGCCGTCATCGCCGAACTGCCAATCCGTATCTCGTGCGCGCAAGTTGATGCACGTGGCGCAGTGATCGCACACGCGAACCGTGACGATGGTGCCCATGTCGGCGGTTTCCGTGCGTGAGTACTGGACGTTTCGAGGGATCCTCGTGCCGCACATGTCGCACGTGATGCGACCGCGGCTGCGGGGGCGTGTGCTACGAAGGGTGTTCATCATGTTCCTGTTCTTTGAGCGTATTCAGGCCAGCCTTCCTCGAGGGCGACTTGGCGTTCCTGCTGGAGGGCTCGCAGGATCCCTTCGGCTGCTTGCAGGGGGACAACTCCGTTGCCGAGGGCGCGTAGGGTTTTCTCACGGGAGAGGCCTACGCCTGTGACGTGCCCGTCGGGCAGTCCCATGAGCCATTCGACGAAGCGGACAGACAGGCGGGGTTTGCCGCCCTCGCGTAGAGGGGGTTCTGTCGGGGCTGGGGCTGTGCGCCCGGTGATGGTTTCCCAGTGGGCGACGGCGGGCGCGTAGGGGCCGAAACTGTCGCTTAGGGTTCCTGCGGTTTCGTGCAGGTTGGGCCCGTAGCCGTTGGATGAATAGGTGGCGTTGGTGGCCTGCGGGGTAGGCAGGAGGTTCCCTCCGGTCGTGAAGAGTCCTTCGCGGGCGATGATGCCCAAGTCGGTGACTTGCGTGCGGCCTGGCTTCTTCCGCAGGTGGGCTTCGGCGGTGTTCCCTGGGGCCTGGGCGACGGGTGTGGGTAGGAGCTTGGTTGCCTGAGACAGGCTCATGCCCTTCCCCTCCTGGTGGTAGCCGCCCTTCCAGTCTGATGCGGTTGGCGTGGGGATCAGGGTTCGAGGTGTTCGATCAGGTCCGCTAACGTCGGACCATGACCGCCCTCCCGGCGTTTCTCGGGTGGCTGGCTCCCACCGTTCGAGCCAAGGTTCGCCGTGGGGGTGAGCAACAACGAAGACTCGAGCCCGCTTGTGGGGCGCTCCAACGTCGGAAGCCTGAACAACTGTCCACGTCGCGTCATACCCGATGCCGGCAAGGTCTCCGAGTACACGCCCGAGTGCTCGGAGAACAGGTCCGGTTGGCCGTCCTCCCATATGTCCCTGGTCGGGTTCCATGAGGCTAAAAGCTGATGCACTGAGTGCTCCTTGGACGTTTTCCCAGACGACTAGCCTGGGGCGGATAGCGGTGATTGCGTGGAACATGGACTCCCACAGTCCTGAGCGGGTGTCCTTTGACATGCCCGCTCGAGCGCCGGCGAGCGAGAGATCGGTGCAGGGTGAGCCACCACAGATTACGTCTACGGGTTCAACCTGGCTCCAGTCGATTCGCGCGATGTCCCCAAGGTTGGGCACGTCGGGATGGTGGTGGGCAAGGATGGCTTGGGGGCCGGGTTCGATGTCGCTCACCCATGCGAGGCGTGCGGGGCCGAGGGCGAGCTGTACGCCTAGGTCGAGACCACCGTTAATAGCCCGAGAACAGGCTTCCGATTGTGTAGTTCCCAGGCAGTTGCATCACCTCCGAGAGGATGTCGGGGAAGGTCGTGGTCTTGTCCTTCACGGGGGCGGCAGGTTCAACGGCGGGAGTGTCCTGCTCGGGCTGGGCGGGAGCTTCGACAGGTTCTTCGGTCTTCGGCTCAGTGAGGGCCTTGTACTCCTCGAGGGTTGTGCAGCCCATGCGGAGCATCTTGCGACGCTCGGCGTGCGTGGTGCCGCCCCAGATTCCCTCGCAGGAGGGGCCCTGGGCGAGCGCTTCCTTAAGGCACAGATCCTTGACGGGGCAGTCGGCGCACACTCTCAGGGCGAGGGTGGTTTCGCGGTTGTCGCTGATTCCGCGCTCGGGGAACCAAGCGTCAGGGTTGAGGGCTCGCGCGCACGCGCCCTGTTCGGTCCACGCTTCGGGCATGACGAGAGAGCTGAGCGCTCCACTGTCCTGGTCGTTGAGGCTCATCACTGTCCCCCTGTGGCGGGGCGAGTAGCCCAGTGGTCGTATGTGCCCACGGGGATGTTGAGGTGCTGAGCGACCGTGGCGGCGAGCGCGCTCATGGGATTGGTTTCCCAGTTGGGGGCGAGGAGTACGCCGTCGCACTGGGTCAACATACGCAGGTTGGCTCGGTCGTCACCGTTGTTGTCGGCGGAGTTGGCTGGCTCGTAGCCGAGGAGAGTGAGAGCGTCTTCGGCTGCGTAAGCGGTTTCGCGCGTGTAGCCGAAGGGGAGAGCAATGTAGATTCGCTGGGACATGAGTTCACCTCTTTCAGGGGTGTTGCTGGTGGGTTATTTGGTGGGGATGCGGTGGCCGGTGTCGTCGAGGAGGAACAGGCCGTCCTTGTATTGGACGGGCACGTCGTGGGGGTCTGCGTATTGGGAGACCGCCCACCCATGTTCGCGGGCTTCGCGCCTGTTCACTTCGACGTGGCCGTGGCATCCTGTGGTGCCGGAACCGCATAGGACGATGAGGTTTGCGGGGCTGTTGATCGACGGGTCGTTCGTGCCGCCCATGCCGCGGGCTTTGCGGTGCTGGATGCTGGATTGGACGTATGTGATGTCCTTACCGCACTTGGCGCACCGCCACATGTCGCGCCCGTAGATGAGTTCGCGGGTTTGCTGGGTGGGTCCGGTGCTAGTTCGTACCACCGCCGGGCTTTGCCGTTTCCGGCCAGCCTTCGTTCCACGTTTCAGGGTCATCGTTCACCTCGTCTCCCTGTGCGCTGTAGGACGCTTCCAGGTCGTCCATGTTGTCGGCGGGCGCATCGCCGTCAAAGGGGAGTTCAGCGGTGGGTTCCGAGAGGGGCCCGGATTCCGCTGCGTAACGCTGGATACCGTCGAGGACGGTGGTCATGTCATTCATGGTCAGCGCATCCACGTTCTCCACATCGGCACGCTTATCTTCGCCGAAGATATAGGAGAGGACGATGGGCAGTTCATCCATGGGGACACCCTGCTCCTTCATGGTGCGCTGGATCATCGCCATGGGGCCAGAGGTACCCTGCGGGTTCTGTGAGCCGAGCGGCGGGTACTGCTCGGGGCGCTGAGACTCGTCGTAGAGGCCGTAGGACTCCTGTGCGGGCACGGGGGCCTGCTGGGGCTGCTGCGCCGGTTCTGGGCGCTGCTGGGGGGCTTCCTGGGGCTGTGCGGGCATGTACTGGGTGTATCCCTGCTGCGCCTGTGGGCGAGGCTGCTGCGGACTCTGGTAAGGCTGCGCGGGAACCTGCTGCTGCGGCGCGGGCGGCTGCGGAGCATGGGCCTGCGGGGCAGGCTGAGCCTGACGCTGTCCGGAACGGATACCCGACTTCTTCGCCTGGCGCAGGAGCACGTCAAGCACCTGCTCAGCCTCGCGCAGGTTCATAGTGTCGTATCCCCTGCCGGGGCGCACGTTGCGGCGCACGATCTCAGCGAACGCGCCTTCGCTCAGATTCAGCTTGTCACGGCCCTTCTGGATGCGCTCACGCACCTCGTCGATCTTGTCCTTGTCGCGCTCGTACTCGATCACGCCGATACGGGCGTTGACTTCCTCCAGCTCTCGCGGAGTCATGAGGGCGACGGGGATGCCGGGGAGGGTCACGCCGTCGAGGACTTCGGCGACCTTCTCGTTCGACAGGTTCAGTCGGGTCATGTCGTGCTTCACCTGCTCACGCATATCCAGAACACGCGAGGCCGACTCGGCAGTCTGGAACTCTTCGGGCACGTAGCTGAACCCCAGGAGCACTTCGGAGGCCGCATGGCGGCACACCTCGCTCATGGCGCGGGCGGTGAGCATGGCCTTCGGGTACTGGACCCACGTGGGGGTCGATTCCCATAGGCCAGCGACGCGGGCCTTCTCCTCGTCCCAAACGGCGACGTGCTCGAACGAGGGGTCGTCCTTGCGGATGAGGGTGGCGGTGGCCGTGTTGGTTTCTGCGTCCCACTGTTCGCGGAGCGTGTGGCCTGCGTTGCGGACGAGCGCGGACATGAGCTGCGCCGTCATTGCAGGCTTCACGTCCTTGTCGCCGATGAATGACAGGCCGCGCAGAGCAGTTATGAGGGGGATGTTCAGGTGCTTGGCGATCTGCATGAGCAGATACATGTCACCCGTGTTTCCTCGCATTTGATAAGGCACGAGCGCGTGCGCCTGGGCGTAGATGCCAGCTTCGGCCAAGTCGCGGCGCATTTCCTCCTCACTGAGCGCCTTGTAGCCGGGCATCTCATGCGAGATGGTGGTGGTTTCCTCAGCCTTCTCAACGGTCTTGGAGGCGCGGGTCTTGGATGCAGCCTTCTTGGCGACAGGCTGCGCGTCGTTTGCCTTGGGGGTCATGTAGGTAACCTTTCTCTACATGTTGAGGGATGTCAGGCGAGGTCTTCCTTGAGTTCCAGCATCTCGAGGAGCTTGCGGACAGTGAGCTTATCGTCCACGAGATGCTTGGTCTGCTCTTCACTCATGCGAACCGTGAGGGTCGCTGCGTTGAGCGTCGTATCGTCGTCCATGCCGTCAGGCATCACGCCACCGGCCTGTTCGATGAGCTTGGCTAGGTTCTCCTGAGTCACGAACTCTTCGGGGAACGTGACGGTCGGCTGAGCGTTATGCTCGATGCCGTTTTCCTCGCACCAAGCCATGAATGCGAGAGCGTCCACGATCTTGAGGCCAGTACCCGGCTTACGCGACGGCTTGCGGTAAGAGAGCGTGCCAGAGTCACCGTGGACATCGGCATCAATCTTGTAGCCGCCCTTCTGGGCGACTGCCGGGAAACGCTCGTCCAGGTTCTCGAGAATGTACGTCTTGACGGGGCCCTCGGCGTTCTTCACCCTGTCCTTGAGGAGCTTCGCGTAAGCCATGATGCGCGGGGCGAGGTCGTCCCACTTCTTTGACTTGCGGAGGACTTTAACTTCCTTCTTCGCTGCCATTGTGCTTGTTGCCTTTCTTGCGAGAGATGCGTGGAGGCAGTGTCGCCTCCGACGGGTAATTTCGGGCGTTGATACGCGCCCTTGTGATGAGAGCATGGGCGGCGTTGGTCTGGCGCGCCTTAAGGGTGAGCCGTAGGCGGGCTAGTGTTTCCGCCACTGATGGGCTTGTGGGTGGGGATGGGTCTTCTGTCACTGATGGTTGGCCTTTCGGTTGATCTCACGGAGGACTGCGACGAGCTCGCGTCCCTTGGGGGTGAGCTGGTGGAGCTGGGCGGTGCGCCCGGTTGAGGTCTTCGCGCGCTTGGGCAGCGCTTCGACGTATCCCCGCTTCTTCCAGTCGGACACGATGGTCCGAACGCGGGACGGGGTGAGGGCGGTGAAGAGCCCTTCGATGTTCAGCTTTTCATTTTCGTTGGTCAACTCCTCTCCGATCCACTCATCCTTCTCGATGGTCCTGAGTTCCGCGAAGATGAGCCACGACTTCGTGGCGTTGACTGCGAGGGCCGCGTCCCAGCTTGTCTGGGGGTCGGTGAGGCGGGCGCGGGCGGGGGTGGCGGTGATGGCGGTCATGGGGTCTTGTCCTTTCTTTCTGCGTGTCCGTCTGCTTTTGCTGTTTCACGCATTCTTGATGCGTTCCTGCATGTTCTTGGCGGCGCGCGAGATAGCCTTGCTGAGACGGTCGCGCGCTTCCACGTAGTTGCCTCTGGTGAGTTCGGTGTCGTATGTGCAGAGCTTGGATTCGGTCGCGCGCATGTTGTTGTTGACTTCAACATCGTGCAGTGTGGGGAGGTTGCGGAGGTTAAAGTAGTGGTTGTCGTAGACGAGGTTTCCGTGCTCGTCTGTGTCTCTCCTGAAGAAGCGGATGAGCATGAGCGTCACAGCGTCCCCGTTGTAGGGTGCCATTGCCTTGCGAAGGGTGTCAGATGCGCTATCGAGAAGAGCGTCCTTGGCGCTGTTGACGCGGCACTCGGAATTGGCGACAAACGAGAACATCTTAGAGAAGTCGGGATAGACAGCGACTTCCTGCCCCTCTTCGCTGTCACGTAGTTCGCGCAGGAGAGCACCCATGTCGCTGTCCTGCTGGACGAGGCGGTGGACCTCAGCGATGAGGGCGAGCGCCGCGCTGGCCGCCATCGCGTCCTCAAAGTAGCGCATAGTGCCCCGCGTGTACTCCTCGAACTTGTTGGCAGCCCTGTAGTATTCGACCGCCCGCTGAGCGATTTCCTCTTTTTCGTCCTGGGTGAACCAGACGGCGAATAGGGGCACGTCGATGTGTCCGTCGGCGGTGATGATGTCCTGGTAGCCGCGTCGGTCGCTGTCTACGACGGCGAGGTTGGCGATGGCGCGGGAGCGCGCATCTCGGGAGGTCGTGTAGGTCTTGGCCGCAGTGTCGGCGAGCTTAGTGTAGTCGATGGCGGTGTTGGTGGTCATGAGGGTGTCTCCTTCTCGTGCGACTGGGTTATGGGTTTGATCGTAGCTTGTGGGTTAGTTTGCCCGCAAGCGCTAACATCCACCTAATTGGTTAAGTAGATCACAGGCGGTTTAGGGTTGAGAAAAACCCCGGAACCACCAACCAGCAGCCCCAGGGCCTCCGCGTCGTAGCCTCACCGGCCACCAGTAACGCCTCGACGATCAGCCAAGGACGCGCACGCGATCACGCGCTCAAACGACGCGCTCACATGTCGCATCTGGCGCTCAGCGCGTCTCTGAGCCCACGCAGCAAGCTCCCCACGTCGGGCGAGGGCATCCATGTCTGCGCCACCCTTCTCGAGGTCGTCAGCCCAGGCGCGCAGGACGCGAGCGAGGTCTCTCTGCGCGTAAACCGTGTCGCGGGTGAGCTCGGTGGGGCGTTTTCTTTTCGGTGTCATGATTACTGTTCCTTTCAGTTGATTCCTTGTACGTGGCGACATGGGGCGGCACCTCCCTTGATGTGTTCAGAGGGGAGGTGCCGCTCGTGATGAGAATGAGGGGTGGGTCAGGCTTCATTCCATGAATGCGATCTCACCCAGGTTTGCAGTGAGGATCTGTGCTAGGCGGTTCTTCCCGATTGGTCGTCCGACGATGTTGCCGTGGCGATCATATGCCCGCGCTGTTCCGTAATCTAGGCAGAACTGTGCGATTGCTGGCTGACCGCCAGCTCCGACAGCTAGGGGATGATTGTCGGAGAGGGTAATGCAGCCGCTCCCCTGGTATGTAGCTTCAGCCAGTACGAGAAGGGTTTGCCCGTAGGCGACCTGTTGCGGCGTGCCTACCCGTAAGGCCTTTTCGACGCTGCGAGCAAACCACTTAGGGGGAACCACATCCATTGCGGGGCATCGTTCCACAGGGGTAAGCATCCCCACCCACGCTCCCCTAGTGATGTGGCCGATTAGGTAGCCTGATGTGGCGCTAACGAATACGTTTGTCTGTTTCGCTCCGACTCGCTTCACGCCCTCCAGCAGCTTATTAACTTCGCGTTTGATAGTCGGGAGATGTGGAGGCGCGTAGCCTTCGTCCCTTGGCGTAAAAGGCATGTTTCATTCCTTCCGATGTGGCTGCAATTAGGACCAGGAGTTGATTGGGCCGGGCTTGGCGGTGAGGGCCTGCATGATGCCTAGCTTTGTCCAGGATCCTACCGGCTCCCCCTGTTGGGTTGTACCCTCCACTCTCTTTTCCCCCACAATGAGGACTACAGCTCCTGTGTGCTGCGCAAATGGGTGCTGCTTGGCGAGGTGAATGTGTCCATAGTTGCCGCCAAGGGCTTTGCTGGCTGCGACGAGCGTAGTCCAGTAGTCCCGCTGTGTGCGCATTTCCAGGTGAGGGATGAACTTGTTTGCTGCGTTCGCAAACCACTGGGGTGGCACGACGCTCAGAGGAACAGGACCGCTGTTGAGAGTCACGCATGACTCTACGCGAATCCTGCCACCGTAGAAATTGACGAACCCGAGCACGGGCTTACCCGAGTCGAGGATAGCGAACGCTAGGTCGCCTTTAACGACGAACCTGCGAGTTGGCCCCATTTTAGCCTCGAAGACGGGGCGCACTTCCTTTGTTGTGAAAGCCATGATCGTCAGAAAGGTGTTACTTCGTAGAAGAGGCTACCTGGCTCATCCGTGAGCACATAGAGGAGGTCGGCCTTCTTAATGGTCCTGACCGTCTCCAACTCGGCGTTCTTGATGCGGAACTCTGTCTCCTTGCCTTCAATATCGAAGGCGCAATAGTCGCCAAACGCCTTTCTGAGCGGATGCCCCTCATTGAGAGTGATCCAGCGCATGTAATCCCCCGATGGGAATGTTTGCTGAGCCGCTCGGAGTGTGTAGAGGTACCACTCCTTTCGCTCTTCGCCCCGCATGTAGGGCTGGGCCGCTTCGATGAACCAGAGCGGAGGCACTGTGCGTAGGGCGGTGCAGGTACTCACGGGGACGACTGCCTGGATCCACAGGGTTTCGCGGGGTGAGTGGAGCCAGCCGATGATAGGCTCCGCGTCGGGGAAGGCGGCGAAGAAGACGTTGCCCTTCACGGCGATGTTGTTGGCAGTGGGGTAATGTCTCTGGATCACTTCGCGCTTTTGCGCTGTCGTGAATGATGCCATTGGGATGGCCTTTCTAGTTGGTGGTACAGGTTGCCAGTGCGTCGGCGAGGGCCTGCTTTTCCGGTGTGGTCACTGTGAGAGCGTAGCGGTTCTTGATCTGGACCTGTTTAGAGGCGTAGGTGCAGGCGTATGCGGTGTTGGGTGGCATCCACTGGTCTGCGCTCTTGGAGCCCTTGGCCATGTTGTCGTGGCCGTTGACGGCCAGGAGGTTGTCAGGGTCGTTGGCGAGAGCTTCACGATCTTCCTGAGTGAGCTTGTATGCACCGGACTGCCAGGCGTTCTCGAGGGCGACAACATGGTCGATCTGAACCTTCGATGCGTCCTTCTTGCGGAAGTCGATCCACTTGCCCGAGTAGGGGTCTGCGAGTTGGCCGGCGGTGATGACGCAGGCGTTACGTCGGTCGCTGATGGTTTTGAGGTCGCGGGCGAGGATGTCGTTCCTCGTATCGCAGCCGTTATGGTCCACGTCCTTCCACGCGGGGCCGAACTGCTCCACACGATTGTACTTCTCGGGCGGTGTGGGGTTGTCATTGACGGCCAGGTTGTTGAGGTCATCAAGAGGGCCAGTGGAGGCAGCACTCTTCGCTAGGGATTCATTAATGCGATCCCACCGCTCCAGTATCCCGACAGAGATCTTCCCCATGCCGTAGATGAAAATCAGGAAGAACACAACACCTGCGAGCACACCCATATCAACTATTGACCACTTGCGTTTGTTCATGTTGCTATTCCTTTCAGGCCCATGGGCTAACAGAGTGGATGAAGTGGATGGTGGGGATGAAGCCGCATAGGGCGTATCCGAGGATGCCGTTGATGGCCCATGCGCTCCAGTGGATTGTGAGGGGCACGTCGGGGTAGCGGCGGAACATGTTCCACACCGTGACCATCATCAGCAGTAGGGCGAGTGCTGCGAGGCCGAAGTTCACCCAGGCGTGGATCACGTTGGGCACCTGGTAGGTGGCGGGGGTGAAGATCGGGGATGCGAACACTGCGCTGATGAGGGCGACTGTGAGCGTGGCGCTGAGGGTGTCTGCGCTGCGCTTGAAGGCCGTGTCGCCCATGAGGACGACGGTGGCGACCATGAAGGCTGCGGACGCGACGAGGGCCGCGGCGAACGCGACGATGAGAGGTTCACTCATGGCGGGTTCCTTCCATGAGGCGGGCGGCTAGAAACTCGGTGCCTGCGGGGTGTTCCTGCGTGTTGTTCTGGGTTGTGTCGGCATTGGTTTCAGTGTCGAGGGCATCGGCTTCTGTGTGGGCTGCGGCGAACTCTTCTAGTCGCTGTTGGCGACGCTCGCGGGCCTTCTGGCGCTGCTTCTCGCTCGTCGTCGGTGTGGGCCACTCGAACGCTCCCGCCAGGCTTGTTTCGAGCTGCGCGGGGTCGGTGACGTAGACGGCCACATAGCGACCGCCACAAGGAGCAGGAGTGCGGCGAGGAGCCCGGTGGTGAGGGTGTTCATGAAGACGGCGTGCTCAGCTGTCGTCGAGAGCGGTGCCGTGAGGGTCAGGTCCGCAACGGGGACCATCTCCCCTGTGGCCAGGTGGGCGGTATCGCCCATGTAGGAGGAGACGAACACGGTCTCACTCCCCCACCCCGCGGCGGGCATGTTGACGGTTGCCAGCCAGCCGGTGAAGACCTTTCCGAGATTGGTTTCCTGGCGGCTAATAGCCCACTGGGAGGGGCCGATCAGGCCAACGAACCCGAGGGCTGCGAATACGCCCGCACAGAGGGCAGACAGGGCGCTCATGGCGGAGATGTGGAATGCGCGTCGGCGCTTGTTGGCTGCGGCCTTACGCTCGCCAGCAGTCATGGCTTGTTTCCTTTCGATCTGGGTAAACCTGCGGGCGCGTCGCTATCTTCTCGACAGGGACACGCCCACAGTTCGCTCTCGGACTAGGACTCGAACCTAGATGCCCGGAACCAAAATCCGGTGTGCTGCCGTTACACCATCCGAGATGGAGGGGTGGAGTGAAGCTGAAAGGCTGCGCGAGTAAGTGATCCTGGATCTACGTCCCAGGGGGGTGTTTTCTATGCAAAGAAGTAACTCACACATTCGCGTCTTCACTCCACCAGTGGGCCAGGCAGGACTCGAACCTGCGGTGTGGGCTGGTTACCTGTGGCCGATTTACAGTCGGCTCCCTTCGCCGCTCGGGGCACTGACCCTCGTGGATGTTATTCAGTTGTTGGAGTTCCGGTGACAGGGATCGAACCTGCAACCTTGGGATTAGAAGTCCCCCGCTCTATCCGTTGAGCTACACCGGATCGGAGTAGTCCTACCGAGAGTCGAACTCGGGTCTCCAGAGTGAAAATCTGGCAGGCTGACCGTTACCCCATAGGACCATGTTCAGTTGTTGGCGGCGGGACAGGGATTCGAACCCTGGGCACCTGTAGGTGCGACTGTTTTCAAGACAGCTCCGTTAGTCCACTCCGGCACCCCGCCATGTTCAGTTTTTCACTGAGTGCCCCCAGCAGGACTCGAACCTGCGACCCTCGGATTAAAAGTCCGCAGCTCTAACCAACTGAGCTATAGGGGCATTGGTGGGGCCTCGCCCTGTGGTGGGAGTGTTGGGCGAGACCCCTGGATGGGTGGTTACTCCCAGGGCCAGGACTGACCGATCCCACGCTCGAGGAGGGGGATCATCTGGAAGCCCTTGTCGGAGAGACCGCCGAAGGTCCAGCGTCCCTCGCGGGCTTCCATCTGTGCTGTCCTGTAGCCTGCGAGGTTCCACGTGAACACCGGAACGCCGGGGGCGTAGGTGTCGAGAGCATTATCCACAGAGTTGCCCCAGTACTGCTCGTCCGTCAGGATGACGATACGGTCGTACTGGTGACCGCCCTCGTGGGCCCAGCGGATAGCTTCGGGCGTGTAGGTGCCACCTCGAGGGGCGGGCATCTGGTCCACGACGCGGAGCAGGTCCGAGCTGTTGACGTTCACGTCCTCCATGTGGTTGTCGAACGCGACCACTCGGACGTTCTCGCCACGAAGGGCGAGTGCCGCTGCGAACACGTTGGCCGTGTCCTGACAGGTCAGCGATGACTTCGCAGACAGGATGCCGGACATTGAGCCGGAGCGGTCCAGGAGGACCAGCGTGCGCCCCTTGAGTGCGGGCACGTTCTCGAGCGAAGCGTTCGCTGCGTCCTGGAGGGCGGCGGCGAAGGCCAGCGGCGTGTTCTTGTACGCTGCGTAGAACGCGACCGGCATGGTGCGAGACTTCGCAGCCTCTTCCACGTCACTCAGGCGCTCATTGATCGTGGCGATCAGAGAACGGCTCACGCCGGATGCTTCGATACGTCGGAGGTTCATCCGCAGGGCCATGTAGCCCATCTCAGGAACGAGGGTTTCCCACACATCGGCGGGGATCGTCCCGATTGAGCCTGCGATCACCTCGTGGGTGAGCGCAGCCTTACGGATGATGTCCTTCGCGTCCGGGCCGGTGAGAGCGCGGATCTGCGCGTCACGGTCCATGGCGAGGAACTGACGGCGAGCTCGGATGGTGGGCAGTTGCTTGTCGTCGCCCTTCTGGCCGTAGGACTCGTCGAGCGCGAACTTGATGAGCGCTTCCTGCACCTTGCCCTTCGGCTTAGGGTGCGTCAGGTTAATGACGTCGCGGAGGGCGACGCTACCCGAGTTCATGCGGCCCGCCCACTTGAGGTAGGAGCGCTCGGACAGTCGGGCGCGCAGAGCGTCGGCAACGCCACGGCGCACGCATGACGGGATGTTGCGCCCGTACAGGCTCATCCACCCGGCGATCATGTCGGAGGCCTCGTCGAGGCGACCGATGGCCGCTTCGACGATCTGGCGGTTGGTGCCGTTCAGGCCAGCGTCCAGGCGCGCCTTAACAACGCTGATAGCGACGACCGTGGGGATCGAGCGGAGTCCGACTTCCTGGCGGAGCCAGCGGACCATGCCGAGTGTCCACTCGGGGCTGTTGACGATCTCGGGGTCCGTGGTGAGGGTCTGGATACGGTTGACGCGCTCATCGGCGGTCTCGTAGAACGTGTCCTCGTTGAGGGAGGTCACGGCGGCGAGGAACAGCTCGCCCTTGGGGGTGCGCTGCCACCCCATTCCACCTTCCGCGGTGAAGGCCTGCCCCGTCGTCGTACTGACGGGAGTGGTAGCCATGTTGCGGGGCTTACTGCCTCGGGTGTTCATGCGCGCCATGACGCTCTCCTTTCTGGGTTCTGGTTGTGTTTTGGGCAAAAGTGGGGGACGCGAGAGAAAAAGTTGAGTCGAGTGTGAGTTTCAATTCCAGTGAAGTAACTCGTCTCAGGCGCTTCTCGCGTCCTGCGGAAAGAGCGGGATTCGAACCCGCGAAACAGATTGCTCCGTTTACCTCCTTAGCAGGGAGGCCCCTTCAGCCACTCGGGCACCTTTCCGGGGTGCTCCCCTGATCCAGGGCGGTTCAGGGGACGCTCTTAAATTATGTGTTGTTTGTGATGGGTTTAGTGTAGGCCGGGTTGTTTTGTGTGCGCAACCCGGAAACTGGTTAACTAGATCACAGGTACGCAGGGGTTATGCTCACCCGTCACATGTAGAGCATCTGCACGAACAACGCAACCCACCTAACCAGCGTCCCGCTGATGAGCAGACCGCCCAATGCTGCGACCAGCCCGGCAGTCACAAACACATTCCCCCATGTCGCCCAACGGCCTCGAGGTGGAGCTCCCAGCTCTTTCACGCCCGCACGGCTTTGCGACTCGTGATGCACAGTCAGGGAACCAGCTGTCGCGAACTTGAGGAGAGAGAACAGCGGGAAAGCGAGGTCGAACAGGAATGCGAGGACGATGACGAGGGCGTACAGGAACAGGACGATGCCGATGACGGCTGCGCCGGTGCTGAACCAGTCCGATACCTTGCGGTCTTGTTCGAGCTGTCGCTGTGCGACGATCTGGTCAACGTTGTCTTTCTGCGTGGTGTTCAGGTTCGTGTAGTTCGCGAACTTGAGGGTGTCTTTCGCGAAGGCGAGCTTGTCGGCTTCGGAGAGCTGGTGGTTTTGTCCGACGGTGCGAGGTGGCATACCGGGTAGGTCGAGTTCGCTGATGATGCCGGTGTCGGTTGCAGTGGCGGTGTCGCCGCCGTTGTTGCCGCCGACGCTGGTGGCTGCGTCGTCGATGGTGGGGAGGTCTTGGAGTTTCTTGCCGTCGGTGCGGGAGAACTTGAGGATGGGGCCGATGCCACCGGGGTATTGGGATCGGTCGAGGGTGGTGAGGGGTCGTCCTGAGTCGATGGTGTGGACGGTGTTTCCTTCCACGTAATCGCCGGCGATCCAGTGTCGCCCGCCAGTGTCGGTTTGGACCATGAATATGACGAAGTAGCCGTCGTTCATGGCTTGGCGCACGTCGTCTTCGGTGAACTTGTTGGCTCCCAGTCCCGCGCCGCTAGTGTCGCCTTGGACTTCGACGGTGAGCTGTCCGCCGGTCATGTTGGAGACTCCCTGGGCGAAGCCTTCGGGGTTGAGCTGGTAGAGCCAGCCGTCATCGCTGAATGGGCTATCTTTGCCTGCCTGCATTAGCTTGATGGCTTCGGCTCGCATGTCGTTGACGGTGTAGGAGCCGCGGGCTTTGACTCCTGCGCGGAGTTCCATGAATGCGAAGGAGAAGTTGCCGCACGCTGCCTCGCCCATGGTTGCTCCGGCGTTGGTAATCATGCCGCGTTCTTCGTTGGGGTCGTATCCGAAGTCGCTGTCGGCGCACCACTGGCACCAGGTGGAGGGCTTGGCCTTGAGGTTGTGTCCCTGGTCTTCGGTGAATGCCTTAGCGGGGTGGGCGAAGAACGTGAGGATGAGCGCGAGGAGGAAGGTGAGGGCGACGGAGCCCCGCCACGCTCGATGGAGGTGACGGGGTGCGCGGAGTGCGTTCATCGCAGACGGTTCTTTCTGTACGGCTTGACGAGGGGTTTTTGACTAACCGAGAGATATATTCTCTCATACTCACGGCACCCTTCCTCAGCCGCTAGGAGGGGTTGCTCTCGGTAGGCTGACCCGATCCATCCTCGACTGAGGATTGTGTGCGCCGCTTCAACGTCCTCTTGGTCGAGTGGCACGTTGAAGGGTCGAGTTGTGCGGATGATGGTAGAGGCTTCGGCTGCTGCACTCAGGAGTATGCCGTAGGTCTTGTGGCGCGCCTTGGTGGGGCTAAGGGTCACGCCGGGCCTGTCGGTGTGCGCGCGACTGAGGTGCAGGCGCTCGGCTTCGAGGTAGCTGTGTGCGAGGTGGAGTGCTGCTCGCATCCGGTCGGTGTGGCCGGCGAGGGCGAGGGCAATGTCTCCGTTGCCAGTGAGTGCACTGGTGGCCATGCCTGCGATGCCGAGGGCCTGGCACATGTCCAGGATGCCTCGTGCTTGCACTGGGCCGCGCGCGCGGTTCGCGGGGACCGTGATCTGCTGCTGGACCGTGGTTTCGTCGAAGGTGGTGGCGGCGGCTTCAAGGATGGCGTGCACTTCTGCCGCCCATTCGAGTCGGCTGCGCGCCTCATGGGTGTGTGCCTGGCGGGCGTTGTGTCGCGCGATGGCACTGCGAGGAGTGTTCATGGTGGCCTAGTTTGCCCGTTGGGCCATCTTGGCTGCGTCGGCCTTGATGAGGTTTCTGTAGTGCGCGACGTAGCTGTAGTAGGTGCTGTAGGGGTCGTTGCGTCGCGTTTCGGGGTGCGTGCTGCGCGATGGCACGTATAGGGGGAGCGCGTCAGCACACACGTCCAATCTGCCGTTGCAGGCGGCTCGATACCCCTCAGCGAACTCTGACCATAAGGAGGGGCCGGAGCTCCAGACTCTCTGTCGGACAAGAGCATCGACGATAAAGTACACGCCGACGAGGCCCAACTTGCTGTAGTTCTTAAGTGCGTTCTTGACGAGCATCGAGCGGCCCATCGTGTATGCGGGGTCGCCATGGGTTTCGTGTGCTACGAGGTCACCGTTCGTATAGGTGAAGGAGCCGACGTTTTCGAGGTAGAACTCGAGACGTGCACCGCCTCGGGTGAGGGCATACGCTACGCCCTGGATGTCGCGCTCGAGGCAGAAGGGGTTGGTGGCTGCGTCATCTACTGCTCGGGCGAGTGTTCGTAGCGTGTCCTGCGTGGGTGTCGTTCCGGTTCCGTCGAATAGGGGGATGCAGTCCTTGGGGAGGGAGACGAGGAAGTAGTCGGAGCTGTCGATGCTGGCTTCGAGGGTTGGCTTGTGCGCTAGGGAGCCTTCCTGTGTGCGGTAACACGTGCGCAGGGTGCACTCGGTGTCGGTGTCTGGGCGCGTGAGGGTCCAGTAGTCGGGTCGTGTGGGTCCGGCTGCGCCAAATGGGCCAGAGGCGCGCGTATCGAGGCGGGTGAGCGTGTAGGCGTTGGCGTAGTTGACGGCCTCGCGGAGGGCTTGGATGTCCCACGCCGCGGCCTTGGGGTCGATACCCCGGTCGGTGATCTCGTAGTCGTCGAGAATCTGCGCGAGCGTCTTGCTGCCCTGGTCTGTCTTGATGACGGTGCGGGGCGTGATGGCTAGGTCGTCGCGGGCGAACAGGTTGACGACTCGCTGCCCGTCGAAGGCGCAGTACTCGTAGCCTGCTGGGTTGTATGGGGCGGCTTGTAGGTTGGGCGCGCGTCGCGCTGCCATGTTGCGCAGGTCTTGGGCGCGCTTGACGGTCTGAGCGGTGGATGTGAGCACACCACCGTCCTCCTGGTAGAGGGCAAAACCTGGCCTCTGGAAGTAAACCCACGTCGTCATTCTGCTGTGTCCTCCGTTGCTTCCTCACCCTTTAGGGTCTTGACAACATCTTGTGCCTGCTTCTGCTGCTCCCAGAATGGGTTACGTACAGGCTTGTACTTCCTGAGTGCCTTGCCGGTTTCCTCTTCGGCCTTAAGGATGACCTTCGCGAGCTTGATGCAGACGCGGAACATTGTCTGGTCGTTGTCGGGGACGTTCTCGAACTCTTCCTTGGTCATGCCGATCTTGGCGTTGAAGCCAGCGAGGATGTGCACGAGGCCATGGCAGCGCTGGCAGAGGGTCACGAAGTTGCTCATCGCGTCGGAGCCTCCCACGTAGACACTGGTCTTGTGGTGGGCTTCGAGCTGTCCGAGGTGGACCATGGACGTGATGCCCTTGCCGTAGCCGCAGGCCTGGCAGGTGAACTCGTCGCGCGCGAGGATCGCCGTGCGTAGCTCCTTGGAGAGGGGCTTGCGGTCCTTCGTGTCCTGGACGGTGTTCTCATCAACTTCGCCGAACATGTCCTCGTCGTCGTCGCCGCCCTCGAAGCCAACCTGTTCGGCTGCGTTTTCGGGGATGGGGTCGCCGCCGTAGTTGTCGTCGTCGATGTCGGTGTCGTCGGTGTCGGCTTCCTTGTTGAGGAGGTCGCGAACTTCGCGGAGTTCGTCGCCCATTTCGAGGAGGTTCTTGACTTCCTCGTCGGTAAGGGGGGCATCTTCTGTGTCGGCGGCTGCGAGGTCGCCGGCTTCGTCAACGCTGGAGATCTTCCTGTCGTCGTCGCCTGCCGTTGGGTTCGCCTCTGCCTTACGGAGCTTTTCGAGGGCCTTGTAGGACCGTGTGAGGTCTTTCTTGCCCGCCAGGAAGTCCTCGGTCACTTCGGGGTACTCGGCGAGCATGACTTCCTTGAGGCGCATGGAGTCGCCTGCGTCGATGAGGAGGAGCCAGTCGAGCATGGATGGGGTGAGGCTGTAGGACTCTTCCATCACCTGCTGCATCGCCCACTTCTCAGCCCATGTGTGCGTCTGGGCGCGGTTGAGGACTAGGTGCATGAGGTTGGATAGGTCGCGTCCGACTTCGGGGTCGTGGAAGGTGACGATGGCGGCGGGGATCTCGTCGTAGTTGTTCTTGAGGGATGCGAAGATGCGTCGCCAGCCGTCGAGGACTCGGTAGCGTGGGCCCGCGTAGCCGAGCTCGTCGGCTTCTGCGCCGGTGGTGATGTTGTTGTCGGCGAGGAAGTCGGCATACTCAGCGAGTGGTGTCACGACGACGGGGACAATGACACCCATCTCGCGGATCACATTGAAGAGGCCGCTGTAGGTGTCGGCCCGGTAGTCCTTGATGGGCTTGGTACCGACTACCTGGTGGGGGCTGATGTGGGTGTACCGGACGGAGTATGCGTCGCTCTTGACGGTCACCACGTCATTGACGCTGCTGATCGCTTCGACTGCGGCGCTGTCAAGGCCATCCGTGTCGATGTTGATGCGGAAGGGAGCGGCCTCGGTGTCGGCGCTGGTTTCGTCGTCAGCACCCTCGTTGAGGTCTGTATCGTCATCGTCGGGCGTTTCGTCGCTGTCGGACTCAGCGGGGTCGTCGGTGTCGTCTCGTAGTGGGGTGAGCGCGAAGGTGGTGACGGGAGCTGATGTTACGTCGTCCTCGTCTTCATCATCGTCATCTTCGTCGTCCTCATCCTCGTATTCGTCGTAGTCGTCCTCATCATCGTCTGGGGTCTCGAGGTCGGTTTCGTCGATGTCGTCAGGGTCGGTGGTGTCGTTGTCGAGGTCCAGGACGATGGTGTCTTCCGTCGTCTCGTCGATGTCGTTGTAGTTGTTCATGGCGGTCCGTTCGATGGGGGTTAGAGGATGGTTTCGGGCTGGGGGTCGTTCTCGAGGCCGAAGGCTGCTAGGTATGTCTTATCGGCGGAGCGTTGTGCCTTGTACGTGTCCATGAGGGAGTCGAGGGCGCTTTGTGCTTGCTGGAGGAAGGTGTCGGCGGTGACGATGAGCGTTTCGAGGTGGTCGCGCTGTTCCTGGTATTCGCGCTCGGTAAGGATGATGCCCTCAACGGGTGTCTCAGTGACGGTCCCGTCGGGGTGTGTGACTTGTTCGATGTAGCGGCGCACAGCGCCTCCCTTCCTGTGGGAGCCGTAACCGGGGCTTTTGCCCTAGTTTCTTTAAGGGTACCAACTGGAAGGGAGGTGGAAAGAGTGTTACACGCGGGCGTGGTGTATTGAGGTCGCTATGGCTGCGTCGATGATGACTGTCCCCTGTGGGGTGCAAGGGATCGGCCCGTAGGTGGTATCAACGTAGCGGACGGTCCCACCTGGGTACGCTTCGGTTTGAGCGAGGATCGCCGGGGTCCATGTGGGAATCTCGGTTCCCGTTGTTGTGTGGATGGTGGGCGTGAGGGTGTGTCCATCTGCGGACCAGGTGAGTGTTTCGACGTGGGATTCGAGGACGGGCAGGTCGGGGACGGCGGTCAGAGTGATGGTGTACTGGCCGTCGTTGACGCTAATCGTGACTCCGATGTCGGGCGCGTCTCCAATGAGGTCGTTCAGGGTTTCGCGCATGTCTTCGACGGTGATGCCGGAGTCATTGACGATGGTGATGGTCTCAGTGTCGTTTGCGCTCGCGGGTGAGACTTCGAGGTCGATGGACTTGTCGCGCTGGAGAGCTTCTGTGCATTGCGCGATGAAGGTCTCGTATTGGGGCGAGCTGATGGTGACAGCTTCGCCGACATGCTCTGTCGGGGCGTTGTCCAGTCGGGCGCGGATCTGGAGTTCGAGGGTGGGGGCGATGCCTTCATGGGTGGGGCGCTCTGGAATGTGGATGAACATGGCAGTGTCTTTCAGCGGGCGAGGGATCCGAGGATTGCGTTGCCAGAGGGGGCTGCAACTGATCGGGAGAGGGTGTCCCAGGGGCTTGCGGCGACAGTGGAGGCCAGGATGGGGGCATGTTGGGGGACGCGGAAGGAGAGGCCCTGTTGTGCTGCAATTTCGGCGATGGCGCGTAGTGGGAGCGAGTAGGCGGGGTAGGCGACACCGTTCATGGTGATCGTCTGGGAGCCGTTGACGCAGTAGTAGCCGAAGCGGAGCTCGCCACCGTCGTTGATTGCTTTTTCGAGGCGCTTGGTGAACAGTTCCTTGGCTTTGGCGCGGCTCTCCCCCGCTGTCGTGAGGATGTCTTCATCGTAGAGTCCCCCGCACTGTTCGATGACGTTGACGGCGACGCTGTAGGCGGTTTCGAGGATGAAGCCTCCGACGACGGGGATGAGGACGAATGTCAGGCTGGAGACGTTCGCGTTGGTGGCGGTGCGAGTGGTGACCGTCTTGTGTTGGGGATCCCAGATAAGGGGGACGGGGCCTTCTGGGTTGCAGGGCAGGCCAAGGTCTTCGACCTGCTGGGGGTGCAGGAAAGCCCATGAGCATCCGAGGGGGATGGTGTGGAGGAACAGGGCGAAGAGCTCGGCGCATTGCTGCCCGTACTTGGTGACGAGGGTTGTGGCGAACTCGGTTTCGGACTGGCGAGTCATGGGAGGGTTCCTTTCAGGAGGTGAGAGCGATGACGAGGTGCGCGAGCCAGGTTTGGATCACGCCCGTGAAGATGAGGGCACCGAGGGCTGCGAAGGCGAAACAGGTGGCTAGGACTCCGGCGACTCCGTAGGTGTCTTTCGGGCGCTCGTCGGCTGGTAGCGGTGAGTACTTGATCCGCCCGAAGGTCACACCCTTGAGGACAGAGAACAGCGGGAAAGCCAAGTCGATCAGGAGGGCTAGGAGGATGACGAGGGCATACACAAACAGGACGACACCGACGACGGCGATGCCTGATCGGGCGGATGCTGCTTGTTCTCGGGCCTTTTCTTCTTCGAGCTGCGTTTTCAGGTCAGAGGCGTTTGCCCGCTGCTTCGCCGTGAGCTGTGAACCGTCCGCGAACGTGAGGGACTGGCCTTTAGCGATTTCGGGTTTCTTGGGCATACCAGGGAGGGACCACTCATCGAGGACTCCCCCGGTCGAGCCGGACTGTGCGCCGCTTGTGGTGGACTTCGCCGCGGGGTCGGTGTTGCCGACCTTCTTGAGGACGGTCGCAGCGTAGGAGGCGCGCTCCATGAAGCCTGCTTCAGCTGCGCCGGGGGCTTCCCAGTTCGTCATCCAGATCCAGGTCGCGAAGTACCAGTTGTCGGTGCTCTTGAAGCCTTCGAGGCTCCCGAATGAGTCGTCGGCGGAGGGGACGGTGCCGCCGGTGATGCCCCAGGTGTCGGCTTCGTTGAGCGCGTAGGATGCCATGCCGCCGTAGATGCTGCTGGTGGTGGGCCAGCCGAGCCATTCACTGCGTCCGTCCGCGAGCGCCGCTTGGGTGGTTTCTTTGGCTTTGAGGCCTGAACAGCCTGAGACTCCGTTGTAGGTGAACAGGAGGGTCTGTCGATCTCCGAGGGCCTGGTACATGCCACACGCGCCCGATGAGGCGTTCACTGCGTCCACGTTGAAGTGGGACTCGCGCCAGAAGTTACCGGCGATGGCCGCTGCGGCCTCCGCTGAGTAGCCTTCGGCCTTGGCTTCTGCGACAACCTGCTTGGCTGCTTCCTGCTGCTCAGCGGATAGGGTCGCCCAGTTCGCCTCGATGACCTCATCGGAGACATTGGGGTTGGCTGGGAGAGCGTATGCGGGAGCTGGGGTGAGCGGCAGCATGACGGTGGCCGCGGCGATGAGAGCGAGGAGTACTCGTCGGGCGCGTGTGAGCATGTGGGGTTCCCTTTCGGGGGTTAACGGTGGAGCAGGCTTTCTGTCTTGCTTGCGAGGTCTTCCTCGAGGTTTCCGTACACGCTCCAGGCGAGGAAGCTGAGGGTCGCTCCAGTGTAGACCAGCGGGTTGGTGAAGTCGGCGAGCTTACGGGGCTTGCGCCCGTCGCGGCTCACCCAGTACGTCCACAGGCCGTTGGTTTGGGTGTCTGATCGTCCGACCTTGGTGTTTCCGCTGATGCTGCACGCGAGGATACGTAGGAGGAACGGGGTATCCCAGTCGGTCGGGTCTTGTTCGAGTTCTTCATCCCAGATCTCCCCGTACTCGCGACCTCGGTTGTGTGCGAGCACGGATGGGGTGCGTCGGAGGATGAGGTCGAGGGTCTTGTCGGACATATTCTTCACGTCGTCGGCGTGGAGGACGTACACGGGGTTGCGGCCTGACCATGTGCGCACGGGGATCGGGTCTACGGGCCAGACCTCGTTGGCTCCAATGACGAGGTGACTGTCTGGCTTTAGGGTCGATGTTCGTGTCACCTTGCCTGGGCCGTTGGGGTTGTCGCGCGTTTTGGCGACCTCAGCGAGCCCAGCTCCGCCACCTGGAAAGTGAACAATCGCGTCGATGCTGGCCTGCATCGCAGACGTGGGGGACGTGTGTGTACGTGCGTAGGCCACGATCTCAACCTGGGGCGTGACTGTCTGGTTGATGACTTCGAGGGCGCGTAGGTTTACGGCGATTTTGTAGGGGGGAACCGGCATCGTCTCGGGGTCGCTGAACGCCGGGTCGGGAATGGCGATCCAGACGGAGCCGATGAGGCCGTCATATGCGTCGGTTAGGAGGATGCTGGTTCCGATAGAGCTTTGCATGTGGGTTTTGGTTCGCCCAAAGTTGAGGGGTGGGCGCGAACCGTACTTCCCCCGGTAGGGGAAGAGGGACTTGTCGTTGATACGCATGTGATGTCACCGTTGCTTCTGGATGTGTGCGAGGACTGCGTTCCCGCTGGGTGTCGGGGTGAGGATGTGGGGGCCGAACAGTGGTCGCAGCTGGAAGCGACTGTATGAGCGGATGGGTTGTCGCATGACTCGGAAGTCGGTGCGGTCGTAGAGTTCGCATCGCTCGTAGAGGTCTTCGGCGACGATCTTGAATGCGGGGATGCGGGTGCCGTTGATCGTGATCGTGTCCCCCTTATTGGTGGAGTAGATCGCGATGGGAACCTGGGTGCCTTGGGGCAGGTTTTTCATCGTCGCGAGGTACTTGTCGAGTCGCAGAAGCTCAGGCATTCTCGTTTTGGGCTGGCATCCATGGAGGTTGGGGTGTGCGTTGCCGCCGTCGAGGTCGAGCAGTTCGATAGCGTCTCCGACTACGCCGTTTTCCTTGTATCGCATGACTTTCATGTTCTTGTCGCGGTACTGGGCGTTGGTGTAGAAGTAGTCGGTGTGGTCGTCGTCGGGGACGATCACGTAGTTCACGCCGTAGTCGCGTCGGAGGTCTTGGTCGAGGAGGTCGAAGGCGCAGGAGTAGCCGCTTTTGTGGGTGGCTGCGATCCAGCTGCTTTCGCGTTGGTTCTCGTGGTAGCCGAGTGTGAGCTGGTTGCCGCTCTGGCTGCTTTGGGCGCGCAGGAGGCAGTTGAGGGCCCAGAGGGGATTGTTCGTTGCCATGCTGATGAGGTTCAGCATGTCGTACACGGTCACGCCGTCTGGGGCGTAGATGTTGCGACTGTCCGCGACTTCACGCAGGACTTTCAGGACGAGGGTTTCGCCGCCGCCGATCAGGGGTGAGCTGATGGCCTTCGACAGTGGTGCCGAGGTAGGGGCTTTGCCTTCGACGAACGCGAAGACGGGAGTGTCTGGGCCAACCATGGGGATGTGGTCCCAGTCCTTGTAGAGGTCGAGTAGGAACTCTTCGTTCATGTCGTCCCACACGGGGCCCTGTGGGTTCAGGAGTGAGTCGCGGAGCAGGTTGTCTTCATCACGGTCGCTGTAGTCGTTGATGTAGTAGCCGGTTTCTTCCAGGTACTTGTCGAATGACGGGGATGTGTCCAGGCCGGGGACGAGGGGCACCCAGCCCACGCCTTCTTCGGCTGAGTATCGCGCGATGCGCGTGTCCTTGTTGATGAGCGCCATGACGGTTTCCTTTCGTGCGCGGACGGTTCACGGTGTGAGCATCCACTGATGGGCAGGATGCGACGTAACGCCGCTTAGAGCGTCCACACGTCCTTTGTGGCGCTTGTAGTGACGAGGAGGCCCTGACCGTGGGCGAGCGGCTTGATGGTGCGCAGGTTTGTGGTGTAGCGCATTTCTCTGCCGGTTTTCTGGTTCATGACGTATTGGCTTGGCTCATTGAGGTTGTCGGATCGGTCTCGTTCGGCGTACATGTAGGTGCCGTCGAGTTCAGACAGGAGGAAGCCGCATGAGGGGATGCGTTCGCCGTCTACGGTGAGGTAGTTGTTGCGTTCTGCTGATGCGGCTACAAACCTGACGACTTCGGTGTGCTGTGTGCGCTCATGAATGGCGTTCAGGAAGGCGCTGAGGTTTCGTGCGTACACGTCGAGTCCCCCAGCATGGTCTCCCAGATCTCGAAGGACGAACGCGAAATTACCGTTCACGTCCTTGTGCCATAGGAGCGTGAGGCCATTCTCGAGGTGCCAGAATGTCGGCTTGTAGGGCAGGCCGATCTCCTTGTTGGTCTGGTCGCGCATATCCAGAAGGTCCACATGAAAACGGGTTGCCTCATCGCCGCAGATACGGACAGGGACGTTAGCTCCGTGCACGTCGTAGAGGATGCCCGCAACGAAGGTGAGCACATCTCCCGTTGTGTCGTTGAGCGGGTAGCTTCCTCCTACTATGGCGTTGGCTAGGTCTTGGCGCGTCGCCGAAGTCGGAGGGACAACGACGTTCGCGAAGATCCTAAACCCGGTGCCGTAGCCGCCCGCTCCGTCGTCGCCGCGGATCGTCGCGAGAGGCAGGAACCCTGGATTGCCGTCCACCATGACGAACAGGGTGTAGACGTGCGGGTCCACTGCTCCCTCATCGTCGTTCTCCTCGTCGATGTCGCAGGCGACGTGGGCGCTCATGATGCGCGCGTTGCTGTTGCCCTGCTTGTAGACATTGATGAAGTCGTACCAACCCGACCGGCACCATCCACACCCTTCGTTGCCTTCGACCTCGAGGATCGTGCCGTCGTCGAGAGTGATCGTGTCGAACTCGTCGTCGATCTCCACGACATAGCGGCCCCGGAGGACGCGCGCGAAGTCGCTACTGGGCGCGCAGTGCTCGATGAGTGTTCTCTCAACTGACATGACGGACTCTCTCAGTTCTGGGCTTCGGCTTGGGTGGTGATGTGGGTCGTGCCGGTGAAGGGGATGGGGGTGCGGGCCGTGTACTTCGCGGAGCACTCCTCGGGTGTGTCGCCACAGTAGCGGGGCTGTGAGAACACGTAGCCGACGAGGGTGTCGGCTCCCATATGGATGCGGCTGAGCGTCGCCTGGTGGACGGTGGGGTCCGGGGCGGCTCCGGTGGGCATGTAGGGGGCGAGGACTTCCTGCGTCATGACGGTGGGCGCGTCCGTTGTGGGGACGAAGATGCCCATGATGTCGCCGTCGCCTCGCGTGAACATGACCTGGACGTTGGTGTGGCTGGCGTTGAAGGTCGCGTCGGTGAGGCAGTAGCCGGTGGCATAGCACCGTGCGGTTGCGTCGGGCGCGAAGGTGATGTCGGTTTGGCCTCCGAGGCTGGCCTTTGGCGCTAGGCGGACGGGGGGCAGATCCGCGAGCGGGACTGCTGGGTCGGTTTCTTGTCCGAGGCGGATGTCGCCGACGACGCACGACCAGTAGAGCTGGAGGTCGCGGGTCTCGTACATTTCGCGGCAGACTGCGCGGTTTTCCTCGTAGTCGCTGGCCGTGTACGCGCGTGCCGTCTGCGTGGCTGTGGGCTGCGGGGCGGGAGGTTGCGCCTGGGGGGTGCTCCACACCCATGCGGCGACACCTGACGCAATGAGGGCGACGACAGCGATGATGATGACGATGATGGCGCGCTTACGCGATGGCGCAGGGGTATCCGCATCTTCAACCCAGGCAGTCTCGAGGGTGGGCCGCTCTGGTTGTTGTGGCGCTGGCGCGGTTCTCATGGCTTGCCCTTTCGTGGTGGTTCGATGGTGATGAGGTCAAGGCCCATGAGTCTTGCCTCGTAGTCACTTGCGACACTGCGGAAACGCCCGCACTCGATGATGACATCGCGCCACATGTCGGCGCTGATTGCAGCGTCCGGCCAGAGGGTCGCGTATGCGTGGTCGTTGGGCGCGTAGACGGCGTATCCGGTGAAGTCAGTCTGCGTGAGCGCGTCCTCGTTTCCGGCGAGGCGCACTGCTTCGGCGTGGACTGTTGCATGGGCTTCCTCCCTGTAGGAGTCGAGGCGCTGGAAAACGCGCAGGAGTCGGGTGGGGATGACGGTGCGCACGCCTTGCTCCCAGTTGCGCACCGTGTACTCGTTTACGCCACATAGGGCGGCGAGGTCTTTTTTGCTGAGGTGGGCACGGAGTCGTCGAGCGCGTAGTTCGCTGGCGGTCAGCTGCGACGAGTCACGCGGGTCAGGCTTGATGGTCACCTCGTCCTGGGGGACTCCCAGGTGGTCGGCGAGGAGGTCGGCGAGGTCATCAGCGATGGTGGGGTCACCCACTGACGCTAGCTGCTCCGACTCGTCCCACTTCTGCCACACAACGAGTCCACCATTCTTAGGCACGGTCTGAGTCCAAGGCTTCTTCTGGGTGATGGCCTGGACGAGGCTCGCAACCTGCGCGAGGTCGCCCGTGCAGGTACCGTTCGCCCACTTGAGGGTCAGCGTCATGATGGTTCCTTTCAGTAGATCAGTAGAAGAGCACGTCGCGGATGTGCGCGAGGTTAGCTCGGGTTAAGCCGGTGATGGGGTTGGTGCCGATGGTGTGGATGCCGTCTACCTGCCCGTAGCCTCGGGGGTGCTGGTCGTCCACCCATGCGATGCGGGTGTCTGTGTCGGTGAGGTGGTCGAGGATGAGGTCGTGGGCACGGCGGAGCTTGCGCTCCTGGCTGATGGTGCCCGGCGTGAGGTATGGGAACAGGTTGACGGTCTTTCGGCGCGGGAGGTGCAGGCCCACGGCCTTCGCCGCTTTCATGCTCGCTTTGCCCCACGATGAGGCGAGGAGGATCTTGTCTGCGTCGCTGACGATGACGTTGAGGGCTTCGATCATGCGGGGCGAGTACCAGACATTCCCCGTGCCCACGAGTCCGCTGTCGAGCTTGACCGTGACCAGAGTGCGAGCGCGATCCGGGTATGCCCCTTTCGTGGTTGGGGAGCCGGGTTGCAGGATGAACACCTCGTCGAAGTCGAGGGCGAGAATCGCCTTGCGTGCGGCCATAGAAGGGTCTCCTTTCTACCCCTCAGCTTATATCCCATATTGGACTATCGCAAGTTGACACATGCCCATTGTGGACTACACTTGCTTTTATCGAGCCTCCACGTAGCGACAGAGGTGCACAACCCAGAAAGGATAGACAATGCTCTACCCCTACCAAGACAAGCAGACCTTATGCGTCACCCTCAAAGACACCGGGGAGGAAGCGATCTCAAAACCAGTACTGAATATCATCGCCTTCCAGCCACTACTCTACGTAGCAGTCATCGCACCCCTTTTTCTCTCATACGCCGCCTACATGGTGCACGCACTGGGGTTAGATGAGCCAGAAGAGTCCTTTGGTCAGAAGCGCTCGATACAGTACCTTCTGAGCATATTTCAGCTTCCGCCTCATGTGATCTGGACTCTTAGCATCCTTCCACTTATGTGCGTAGGTCTCACCACATTAGTTGCTATATACATGAAGCTGCGAACATGCGCCGAGAGAGAGGATATTTTTGGTACAACATATGCGCGTTTGGCAACATTTACCCCGTTTATGTTTCTTAGCTTCGCCGTCCTGTCGAAGATATTTTCTCCAGGAGAGTTTCCGCTTTGGAACATGTTGGCAATATGCTTCGGTTCAATTCTCCTATGGTCTCTTGCTTTGGTTGCGTATGTCATTTCATTCAAGTTCATCAAAAAGCCTTCAAGTTTTCAGACATGGGCGAATCGTTGCGTCATGATCCCCACTTTCTTCTGCACTGCTACGTCTGTGCATGTGGTCTTGTCTGGCGACATGTGGGCTACTAAGTTTGTTGGCCCAATGTACGTACTGCTTGCCCTTTCGATTGTCTGCCTTGCTGTGGAGTTGAGCGCGCAGGCCCACAAGGGGCATGAGGTGCCCGTGTGGCGCTATAACGTAAGCGAAGTGATGAGTGGAGCGATTATCCTGATGTTTCTTGCAGACGTTTCCCTCAGCTTCATTCACCGCTTCCTTTAACCAAGTAGGCCACACGAAGCGCCCCTCCCCTAGTGTTCAGTGGGGAGGGGCGCTTCGCATACGGGGTAGCGTTAGGACGCTGCTTTGACGGCTTCGTGTACCTCCTGGGGGATCGTTTCGTAGAGTACTCCGCTGGTGTAGACGATCATGTCGCCGGGGTAGGCGAGATTGCCGAAGTCGCCGTAAAGGTCCAGGATGTCGATGGCTGGTTCCATGTCGGTTCCGTCGAGGTGGCTGGCGCAGATCTGGCAGTTGAGTCCTTCGCGCTGGAGCACGTCGAAGTCATGGTTCATGTCCTCGGTGAGGACGTAGTACGAGTAGCCTAAGTGCGCGAACGGCGTGCCGGGGGTGGTGCGCTGTATGGCTTCTACGTCGCCTCTGGACAGGTACCAGACCTCGTGAGTGTTGGGGTTCCATACGAGCGCGTCGCCGCCGTCTTCCTCAGTGTCGTACCCGTAGGCCTGGTCGTAGAAGGCGATGCGGACATCGTTTCCGGTGTGCTCGCAGAACTCGCCGATCCAGCGGGTAGGGAGGCCGCGGACGGTGAGCTCTGTCGGGAGGTCGTAGTCATCGGGGACAGTTGCCGGGTCAGGGATAATGAATGTGTTCAGCATGGGATGACTCCTCTGTGGTGGTGTCTGGCGACGAACTCGGTGGCCCTGATCTGCCACTCTACGATCTTTGAGTAGTTGCGAGGTGAAAGCTGGGGGACTGGAACTCGCAGCCCCGCGTAGCGGAACTCGATCCCGTCGAGGGTCTTTTTCAGGCTCGCTACTTTTCGGTCGCAGAAGTCCCTGCTGCCGAAGATATTGTCGCCCGCGTCAAGATGGTGCATGAGCATCTGCTGCTCATTCGACACGGTTTCGCGAGTGTGTCCGCAGATCTGGGGATAGGTGGCGATGGCAGCTTCCCAGTAGGAGGGAGCTTGGATGGTGACCACCTGGATTGGGGTTTGTTGGAGTATTTGTGCGAGGGATGGGTCTTTTGCAACTAGGTGGATGAAGTCTTTTCCACCCCATTCACTAGGGGCAATTTCTCTCCGCCGATAGTTGCCATCGAGGTAGGAGAAGAATGCTTTGAGGCGCTGGCGACCATCCAGGACAGCGCCCCTACCAAACCCGTCTGAGGGTTCCCAGATGTAGACAACTGGAGGGCTAGAGAGGTTCAGCGTGAGATTGTTCAGATAGTAGGCTTGCTGACCCCTCCCCCACTCAAACAGGGAGCGGCGATGAGGAGGCTGTTTGCATTCACTGCGGGACAAGCCGATACTGTCTCGCCTGGCGTACAGGTCGGCGATGCTGCACGTATGGTCGGTCTGTAGGTACATGTCAGTTCTCATCCTTGGTGGGGCGGTTGTCGTTTTCTGCCGGACCTTCGCCTCTCGAGTGTTGAGCGTCGCTCTGCTTGCACCTCGACTCCTTCCATCCTTGAACCGCAGCCGCCAGGAACCCGAAGGTGACGAAGGCTGCAACACATACAGGCGTGAACCCAAACTCGTCAATCGCGACGAGCGTGCCCTTGTATGCGAAAACAGCTGACGCTCCGAAAAACACACCGAGCAGGGTAGCAATAACGATGACTTGAACCACCGTCACCAGAGACTTAATCAAGCATTCCATGGGTGTTTCTTCCTCAGTCATGACACCCTCCTTTCAAGTCAATTACTGCCAGGACGCCGATCCCAACGAAAGGGAAGAAGGTAAAAAATGCCATTACGAAAGTAAGTACGCTTTCTTTTGTGGTCATATGGTCCCAACTTTCAGTTGTACTTAGCATCAGATATGCGAGCACCATTGCGATCCCTACTGCGGGGATCATACTCATGATAGCTGCATGGCGCTTACGTTTTTGCAACTCTTTTAGCCCTGCGGTTTTGGCTGCGATCCGCTCACGAGTACGCTGTTCATCAACGACATCCATGCCGGGCATGATTGCTAAATTATCGACCAGGCAGTATTCGTCTGGCGCGATCTTAATGAAGGACTCACTGGGGAGATACCAGTCGCGCTGTTTGAGGTATTCGACAACTTCATTGCTGTCGAAGATAGTTACCTCGGCGAGGTTGGAGCGTGCACCGATGGCGATTATTTTCCGGGTGAGCATGACGGCCTTCTTTCTTTCTGGGTTCCTTGGGTTAGACTGTAGTCTAGGTTGGACGGTCGCGCAAGCCATGTAATCCAACTTAGACTCCTGCGGCGTAAGGTGTGGAGGGGGCTGTGTATTGGCCTGCTGCTACAGGTTGCTTGTTGTGTGCGTTGTTACTCTGCATCTGTCTGCGCTCGAGTTCGCGCAGCTGTGAGAGATGGAGCGTTGGGAACGTCGAAGGAGCTGGTGGCCATGGGGAGGGCTTCGCGTGCTGAGCGTCGCATCAATGAGGCGTTCTCGAACCAACGTGTCAGCAAGAGTCGGATGACGCTCTACCGTAACGGCGTGAGCCGGGGCGAAGTGGACGGCTATCAGAGCGGCGTGGGGGCTCCTGGTCGGCAGCGTGTTGGTGGTGATCGGGCAGCGATTGGCCGATAGATGCGCGCGTAGGGGCGGGAGGCTTTCTCTCGCCCCCATGTTGGACTACTACCCTACTTGCGTAGTCCATTTTGGGATGCTACACTCAGTCTTGTTCACAACTCCTGTGGATATGTTGAGAAAGGGAGGCCCCACATGTCACTGGCCAGCTCGATTGCCCTCATTGCAGTGCTCGCCCCTGTGCTGGGTTCACTCCCCGCCATCGTCTTCATGTTCACCTACGCACCCTCCTCCAAGCGGCGCGCGTCAAAAGCCGACAGGCGACGGGTGACAGCTCGAAGCTCGATGCTCAACCGCCGTTAACTCTCCCCCACCCCAGAAAGCTAGGAGCCAACAATGTCCACCTACATCCCCGCCAGCCTCAAGGAAGCTCACGACAGGTTCGAGACCGCTCAGCAGGAGTACTACGTCGCCTACGAGAAGGCGCACCCTGACTTCGTGAAAGCTCGGACTTGGTTCAAGAACTTCCTCAAGTACGATGTCGAACGAGCTATTGAGTCAGGGAACCCTAGGCTCTATGCGCATATCGCTGTGGACTGCTTGATCGCAACAGATTCTCACAGGGGCGCTGCGCGGACCTTCGCTCAGTGCTTTGAGGTAGATCTCAACGAGGAGTCTGACGTGACGTTTGCCGCTGGACCTCTTCGCAGCGTTTCAGCTGCCTTGCGTGGTGGTGTTCTGGTCCTCACGTGGACTTTTGACGACAAGTACAACAAGGGCGAGGAGGTTGTTGCTGTTCTGCGGGTTCCCGTGACCCCTGACGCTACGCAGGAGCGGCGATTCAGTGCGCCTATCGGCTTTGACTGCTGTGGCGCGGAGTTCGAGTACGTCAAGCCCGCCGAAGAGGAAGATGATCGGTTCATCGTGCCGCTCGAGCTTGCTGCACTGGCCATCGCAGCGTCGCGTCCAATGCTTGCTGCCGTGCGCGACCTGAGCGAGCGCCTGGACCGTTGCGAGGGCTGGAAGCCTCGCGAGCGGTTCACGTTGAAGGAGCGTCTGTCTGAGTTTGGCCTCGACTCCGGCGAGCATGAAGTGACAGTCATCTACAGTGCGGAGCCGTATGTTCTGGGCGCGTTTGGTGAGCGAGAGCCCATCCTCCCAAGCGTTGAGCGTGTTGAGGTTTCGCCTGAGCTCGCAGAGGATAATCTGGAGCGTTTCCGTGACGCTCTCACCAAGGGCGGCTACGAGTCCTGGATGCAGCTGCTCCACGACCTCGGCTACAAGGAAAAGGAGTACAAGTGGGGCTACACCTACAAGCTCACGGCGCGTATCGGCGCTGATGGTTCCCTGATCCGCGACTGATCCTGCGCATACGAGAGCGGCCCGGCGTTCCCCATGGTGGGGTGCCGGGCCGCTTCGTTGGTGTTGGACGCTATCTGCCGAGGGTGTAGATCACGGTGGCGGTGAGGCTGACGAGGAGTAGGACTTCGGCGTAGCCGGTGAACTCCCACCACCAGCGAGGTTTGGGGGCCTCGATGTGGAGCTTGCGGACGAAGGGGAGGGTGTTCCATCTGCTGTGTTTGGTGATCCAGGATGCGAGCGCGAGGACGGCGATGAGTGCCAGGATGAAGCTCATGCGTGGGTGGAAGAGCCAGATGGGTTCGATGAGTACTCCTGCGGTGGGGCTGTAGCCTGCGCTGCCCGCGTGGGAGGAGACGAGGGCGGTGATGGTGCCGTCTGGGAGTGGGTTAGGGATGGTGGTAGTCGCGTCCTGTGGTGGGTGTGAGGCGAGTACAGCGTCGTTGATGCTGATGGCTCGGTTCATGTCCGCGAGTGCGAAGGATGCCATGATGCCGCTCGCGACACCGGCGAAAGCGGTGATGGGTCGGATGAGGCGTGCGAGGCCGTGGAGGATGCCTCCTCGACGTGGCGTGCCGCGGTGCTTGCTGGAGCTCTTCTTGGTCATAGTTGGGTGCCTTTCTGGGGGTCGATAGCCCAAACGCTCTGGGTATTTGAGGTGATTGTAACGTCTCCGCGCCCGCCTCCACGATGCTTAACGATGCGCACGCCGTAGCCCTGGGGGTGGAAGAAGATCCAATCAGGGATGAAGGAGGCCTCGGGACCGATGCGATGGCCGTGGAAGCCACAGACTTCGGAGAGGAGGAAGTCGGTAGCCGGCACTCGGGTTCCATCGACGGTGGCGGTGTTACCTTTCAAGGCGTAGCCGGTGATGAAGGTCTTGATGGGGTTCTTGGAGGCGCGCACTCGTTCTGTGAAGTCGCGTAGCTTCGCCACGTAGGCTTCCGCTCCGTCGGAGAAGTTGCGCAGGACGAGGGATACGCCTCCCTCCATGTCGGTGAACCAGAACAGGACTGTTTGGTGAAAGCCGTACCAATTGCTCGCGTAGTAGGGGCCTTTGTAACCGTACTGGTTGGAGTTTAGCTTGTGGAAGAGCTGGGCTTCGGGTCCGGTGACGCGCAGAGGCGAGTCGAAGCCTCGCGTTTGCTGGAGCGTGTAGGCGACAGCGTTGAGGAGGTCTTCACGGGTACGAATGTTGGGGACGGAAGGGAGTGTGTGTCCGTCTGCGACGGCGTTGATGATGTCCCGTGACGTGACCGTGGCGGTCACTGTCGGGGGCTTTTGGATGGTGGCGGTGAGCGTGAAGCCGGTGCCGTAGTAGCCGTTGCCGTCGGTGCCCCGCACGGTCGCGAGGGGAAGCTGAGACGGGTTGCCGTCCACCAGCACGAAGATCGTGTAGACGGATCGGGCAGGTTCGTCTTCTGACTTGTCCTCACTGTAGGCCACGTAGGCGCTCATGATACGGGCCTTGCGGTTGCCGCGCTTGAAGGTTTCTTCGAGCCAGTACCAGCCGCTCGAGCAGCCGCCGCATCCTTCATTGCCGTAGATGTGGAGTTCTGTCCCGTCGTCGAGGGTGATGATGCTGCCTTCGACGCTGGTGACGTAGCGGCCTCGAAGGAGTTGCGTGTAGAGGCCGTCGTCACTGTTCTGGTCCAGGGTGATTTCCTGGGTCGTCATGAGGGTCTGCTTTCTGTGTATGCGCTTAGTTGCGGCCTCGGACACGCTTGCGTGTTACCTCAGTGGCGATGTAGCCCAGGAGTGCTGATAGCGTGAAGGCGGCGGCTGACATGGCGGTGTAGCGCCATGCGTGTGCAGGTGCGGTGGGCGCGTCGTTGTTGGCGACGGTTAGCGTTTCCTCAGTGTCGTTGGCGGTGGCACTGGGGGCACTGGGGGCACTGTCGGCGGTCTCGACGACGACGGAAGCGTCCTCAGTGTTGCATCTGGGTGAATACTGTTCTTCCGGGTTTTGCAGGTCTCGTAGCAGGCTGACTGATGCGTGTATGAGTGCGGCGCTCACTTGTGCTGCCTTTCTATCGTTGAGGTCCGATGGTGGTGGGGTCGATTCCTGTAAGGCGCTGGAAGCGTCCGTCAAGGTTCTGGCGCAGGCGTTCCTGCTTGCGGCGTTCCTCTTCTGCATGGAGACTCATCTTGCGTCGGGCTGCTTCAATAGCTGCCTGGACAGCGCGGGGGCGTTCCACGGGCTCGTCCTGGGCGCGTGTTTGGCCGGAGGGGAGCTGGGGTAGGTTGTTCTCAGCCTCGCGGATGGTAGCTGCACTACCTCGAGGGAGCATGTACTTCTCCTTGGTCCGCGACGATGGGAGTTCCAGGTCGGAGCGAATAAAGCTCCCATTTTCGAGCATCTGCGTTGTCATGTCGAGAGCATCGCTCCACTGTGCTTGCGGGTTCTGCTGGAGGTATGACTCGGCGCGCTGGAGTGCTTGCCTGGCGTACTGGTCGGCTTTCGTGTCACTCGATCCGCCGGCGATGCAGTGCAGGAAGACGCGCTGGTAGACGAAGCCTCGTGCTGGGGGGCCGTCGAACTCGATGCGGATTTCGTTGCGCTGTGTCCAATCGTTGACGTGCTGTGCTCTGACGATCTTGATGGCTTTGTTGATGTCAGCTACGTCTACTTTTCCGTAGACTTCTGTGCCTCCGCTCATGCAGAGGCGGAACCCGTCGATGATGTTGTTGTCGGTGGCGAAGGGGAGGATGTATGCGGCCCACGCTGCGATTTGTTCGTCGGTGGTGCCGATCCCTCGGATGATCTTGCCTGCATTGAGGGCAGTCTTGATTTGTTCTTTTAGGGTGCTCATGTGGTAGGCGGGCATTGCGAGGTTCCTTTCGTGGTGACTTAGGGCTTAGAAGGCGTTGAGGATGGCTGCTCGTTCAGCGTATTCCTCTTCCGCAGCTTCGCGGCTAAGCCTCTCCATGGCAGCGTCGTGCTCCAGGTACTCCTCCATAGAGGAGAATCCCTGCATACGGATGGAATGAATGAATGAAGAGGTAACAGCTGCACGGTTATCTGCGGCTTCTTCCGGGGACATACGCGAACCGTACTGGCCGCTCCCGTAGCCGGTGTTGTCTTCCTCGTACTCGTCCGCCCAGCGCTCCTGGTTGAGCCAAGTAGCGGGGTGCAGAGTGTACTTCTTAGGCTTGCCAGCGCGGTACTCAGCGTAGGCTTCTGCGGCCTCAATGAGTTCGGCGGCAGTCTTTTTTCCTGCCTTGAGTACTTTCTTCCATGCTTCGAACGCCGGCTTCCTGCCGACGTGGCGAGGGAAGATCTCATAAAACTTTGCGAACTCCTTCTCGCACTCACCTTCACTGTTCCCCTTGGCCTTCACGGTGGTCTTGGGGGTGGTGATGGCGAGCTTCTGGGAGGCAGGAACGTCGATCAATGTATCCGAGGGAGCCTCGTCTTCGACGATCTCCACGTCGATGATCTCAGCGTCGATCACGTCGTCGCCAGTATGGTCGCGGATGATGCGCTCAGCGCGCTCCTGGACGCTCTCTTCCGCTGCTGGAGTAGCGGGCACCGTGGACGTGTCCTCCACGTCGGCAGGGGCCCACGCTGAGCCGCCAGGGATGGTGGCGGCAGTAGGCCACAACGTGCCATATGCGCCTTGGTCTTCCGTGCCATGCGTTGCCGCGGCCTTGTTGCTGGTTTCCTGTGTCTTCGCTTCGTGCAGCATGTCGAAGAGATCGCCTTGGTTGTCGCTGACTGCGACGCACAGCTCCGGCTTTGGCTCTTCCTCTTCGTGCACAGGAAAGTTGTCCGGGCAGGGCAGGAGGAAGCCGCTCAGGTCGTCGAAGTTGCCTAGTGGCAGCTTCCTACGTGTCAGCTTGCAGTCGATTTCCTGCCACTGGGACACGTCAGCGAACGTGACCATGGCGAGGATTTCCTCAGTGCTGGCAGTTCGCCCCACTTCGATGGTGTGACGGGTCGTGATCGGCGACTTGGGATCGGAGTCGAGCTGCGCGCAGCATTCGTCGGTGAAGATCCCAGGGAGGTCCAGGAAGAACACGACGTGGCGTGACCCGTCCTTGCGATCCAGGAACGAGCGTCGAATGAGGAGGCCTCGGTCCTCGAGGGACTTCATGGCGGTGAACATCGTGGAGCGTTTCGCTCCGACGCAGCGCTCGAGGAGGAGGTTGTAGGAGGGGCTGATGATCTTGCACTGCCAGAAGGTGAACAGCGCCATGAGTGTCAGAACTTCCCTGCGGCTCAGGTCCACCTTGAGGTGCTTGCGGAAGTTGACGGCAGCGTGGAGTGCAGACACGTGCATTCCGTCAAAAAGCTGATACAATATAGCTATCTTTCTATGAGAGAGGGGGAGCCTCAAGGGGTTCCCCCTCTTGCTTTTACTTCTGCGTCCGGGTTTCCGCCCCGGCTTCGGCCTTCTTGGCCTGAGCCTCGAAAGCAAGACGTTTCTGCGTTCGGGTCTGGTTGCTCCCCTTCTCGCGCTGGGCTTGAAGCCACTTCATGTTGCGCGGATCGATCCACTCATAGGTAGGCAGCGACGCTTCGATCTCTTCGAGGGTGACTGGTCGTGCGGGGTCAACCCATTCGGAGAATGAGTGGACACACCCGTTGAAGCAGCCGGCCAGGTTCACAGCTTCGGGCACGAAGAGGTGGGAAGGCTCGAAGTACAGGAAGACTGCGACCTTTGTCTCGTCGTCCTTCCGCTGCATGGCCTTCATGCGGATGATGTCGCGCGCGCACAGGTTGTAGAGCGTCATGTGTACTTCGTCGCGCTTCAAGTTCGTCAATTTCATGATTCCCTCAACGTCGTACTCGATGTAGGGATCGTTCCATCGCGTGAAGAACCAGACCATGAAGGCCCTCTCTTTGCGCGTGAGTTTGTGCTCCAGCAGCGGATCAAAATGGAGTATCGAAATGGCAGGGTGAGATACAGCTCCCAGACCGTACAGGGGGCTATCTTCCCCCGTACGCTTGGGTGCTGCGAGTTGGGCGTTGCACTCTTCGAAGCTGGACATCGCTCATTCTCCCTTCTTGGATGAGCGCTTGTGCTGTTTCGGGTCCGGCTCCGGGGTGCAAGGCTCCTTGGGGCACCCCGCAGACTCGAACGAGTGAGGCTCGCCGTGAGCCTGAACGCCAAGACGCTTCATACCGTAAGCGTTGACGATCTTGGCCCAGTCCACGTAGTAGACGATGCCGCCGTCTTCGCGCTGGCGGAAACGTATCGCGTCGTCAGCGACGAGGTTGCGCCGTCCGACATACAGGACGGAGCGGTCGAGGCCAACGCGCTTAGAGGCGGCGGTGATGCTGAAGAGGAGATCTTCGCTTTCGTCAGTAGGCCATTCCCTCATGAGCTCTCGGAGGAAGCACTGGACAGAGTGCTTGATTCGGGCTCTTCCGGGGATCATGCAATCGCGTGTGGCGAGTACGCCTGCCTGGATAACGGGGTCGGTGGTAAGCATGTTGCTCCTTCCTTTCTGGTGATCGTCAGTCTACACACACCTCCCTTTGCGTGCAATCCAACTACGTGTGTCTCTCGCTCGCGTGCGCGAAGCGCGCGCCTGCTCAACCAGCCATGTGCTTTGGGCAGCCTCGCGTGAACGGTTTGGGGGACTAGAGGGGGTAGTTCTTCATCTTCAATAGTTTCTATATACGTTTACGTCCAGAACTTGGACTACGGGGTCGTCTCAAACTTGGACTACCCCCCCCGAAAACTCTCCTACCGGAGCAGCATGAACGTCATCCAAAACTTGGACTACCCCCTCACCTCTGAGGTAACATATCTGCGCCTAACAGCACAGAACGTCTAGGCATCTCGCACATTTACGCTGCTAATGGCCTGTCTAGTTCGTGCACGTTGTGGTTTGTGTGGCATGATGGGCACATGTCCACTCCTGGGTGCGCCGCTACACTCCTGGCGGCCCCCACGGCGGATACTCATGACCCAGAAGACCAAACCCACACCCCCACCGTGGGGATAGGAAGGAACCACTCATGTCGATCACCGTCTACTCCAAGCCCCGCTGCCCCCAGTGCGATGCCACCTATCGCAAGCTCAAGAAGATGGGGGTGGCCCACGAGTCCGTTGATGTCACCAAGGATGAAGACTCCCTCAACCTCATCAAGGGCCTCGGATACAGCCAAGCGCCTGTCGTCGCAGTCCGCAGTGGGGACGGCGCTATTCTGGAGTCCTGGGGCGGGTTCCGCCCCGACCGCATCGAGAAGGCCGCGGCACTCGTCGCAGCCTAACCACCCCAACCAAGCAAAGGAACACACCGTGCAGACATTCCTCACGATTCTCGCCATCCTCGCCGTCATCGCCATCCCCGCCTTCATCGGCTACAAGGTCGGTCGCGCCGTTGAGCGCAGCCGCATCCGTGCCGAAGGCCGCAGCGACATCGCCACCGCTTCCGCTGGAGGCGGCTCCGACTGGTGACTCCAGTCCCCCACAGGCTGCACCCCCGCCCCGATACGCGAACCCCCGCTGGGAACGCCACCTATTGCCACCAGGTGACACAACCCGCAGGATGAGCGCTCGATGGGTGGGGGTGCCCTCGTATTACGGGCACCATCCCGCCAGCACTAACACTCACACACTGAACACCTGCGACCACAACGGAAAGGTAGAGTCCTCGTGACCACCTACGACGACACAATCAAGGCCCTCGGCGGACACTACATCACCGACGGCGACGGCACCGACTACGGGACGTGGACCCCCAACACGGTCAAGACCCTCGTCATCGCCCATGACGGCGTGTACGTGGAACGTCACGGCAAAACGAAGGGCGAGCTCACGCGCGCCGCCGCGAAACCCTCCTCCACGTCGAAGTCTCCGCTGCGTGCCCTCTCCCATAAGCAGTTCGGCGCACTCGAAGCCATCGTCGCCCCCGCCAGCATGTTCGAGGGAGTCAACGTCGAAAGCATGTTCAGTGAAGGCGTGCGCCTTGGTGGCTACTACCAGATCCCCGACGACATCATGCCGCCCATCGAGCAGATCGCCCGGAGCCTGCGCCTCGAACGCGAAGCCTACATGTCGTCCCATTCTGGCGCGAAAGGCGACCCGCGTCCCCTCATTCCCGACGCGCCTGAAGGTGCGCGCCTCGCTCTGGCCACCGACTTCGCCGCCCATGGCCACTACACGCAACTGCGCCCCTTCGCGCAGGTCGTCGAGTCCTACCAGCTCGCCCCCAACGTGTACGCTTCCGACCAGATTGGCGGCACCCTCGAGACCTACTTGTCCTCCCTCAAGGCCCCCAAGCGCGAGCAGATGCGCGACGACACCGACACGGACGCGCCCGCCCGCATCCCCACGCCCGACGAGGACACCCCCGGCGACGACCTCGCCTACCGTCTCCGTTACTTCGAGAACAGCGTTTACCACTTCGCGATCCTGGATCTCCTCGAAGCCAGCCTCAAAAAGGGCGAGCCCTACACGACGGCGATGGCATCCCAGTGCCGCGACCTCACCGACCTCGACACACAGCCAGACTGGTGGCCAACCCTCGCCAACCACAAGTCCCTCGCCTCCAAGGTCAACTCCCGAAGCCGCGGCGTCCTCCTCGACGCTGCCAGCGACAAACGCTCAGCCGCCCTCTACCTCGCCTCCCTCCCCCAGGATGCGCGCACGAACCTCGGCTTCGAGAAGATCACCCGCGACATCACCATCGACAAAGTACTCGCAGCCCTCAACGGCAAAACCGACGGCGTACCCGAAGAAGCCATGACCTTCTACCAAGGCCAGATCGTCGCCCGCGCCGAAAGCATCCTCAACGAGTACGACCGCATCTTCAAGTCCGGCTACAGCGTCCTCCAGCCCGCCGGTGTCCTCACCTGCGATGAAGAAGGCCAAGGCCGACTCATGGCCCTCTCCTCCGACGGACGCGCCTACCAGCGCACCCACAACCTCGTCCTCCTGCGCCTCTGGGAACAGGTCCAAGCAGCACAACACCTGACCCCCATGCCGACGAGAAACATCAACGAGATCGCCGAGATCCTGATTAACGGGAAGGACCGCCAGGGCAACACCTACCCCAACGGCACGCGCTTCTACTTCCCCTACAAGATGCTCGAGTACGCATTTGGGCGAGAGTCCAACGACGGCGCGCAAGACCTCTACCCCCGACACAGCGACGCATCCTCCTGGGACACCTACCGCGAACGCGAAGTCAAGAAGAGCCTGCAAGCCATGCTCACCGCCGTCGTCCGCGCCCTCCTCAAGAGCGAAGCCGACAACGGCCTCGCCTACCACGACCCCTCCATGATGACCAAGGTCGTCGGCGCGCTCGAGAGCATCTACAAGGCCATGACGACGTGCGTCCTCGTCTCCGCCTACGACAACTCCCCGAGCAACATCCCCGTTAAGGTCAAGGTCCGAGTCCTCACTCCCTACGAAGGCTTCAGTGAGAACATCGTCGAGCGCGCCATTGTCGAAGCCCTCGGCTTCGCAGGCGGTACCACAGCCCAGAACTACGACCCCATCAACGAGGGGATCTTTTGGGAGTTCCGGCACGACATGGACAAGGTGCTCGCCAACGCCTCACCCGTGTGGGCAGGCAAGATTCTCGACGCGATGCAACGCCAGGGACGCAAGCCCAGCGCCAGCAACATGATCCTCGGCATCGGCCTTGACGATGACGTAGTGACCACCGGCAAGGAGATCAGGCAGTTCAACGATCACACCAGCCACGGCATCTTCGCGGGCTCTCGATCCGGTAAGGGCCTGACCACGCAGACGATCCTCGCGATGCACCTCATCGCCGGTATCGCGCCGGGCCTGGGTGACAACAAGCCTGACATGGCATCCCTGCTCCTGTCGATCAACCCTGACGCTTTCGTCATCAACGGCTCGAACATCGCCAGCAACCCCGAAGAGGGCACAGACATGTTCATGCAGTACACGGCAGCAAAGGTCGCCGAGCTCGAAGCCCGCGCCCGCATCCCCGAGTACCTGAACAAGAACAACCTCGCGTGGGCCCCTGGCTACACGGGCACCCTCGGCACCGTCGTCTACCTGCGATACATGATCCTCGCGCTCGGAATGCTCGCAGCCCGCACAATCAGCCCCGAAATCGCTGAACAACTGGGCGGAAAAGACGGTATTTGCATCGTGTTTGACGAAATCAGTAACACGAACCAGCAGATCCAGACGTTCTTCCAGTCCAACATGCAAGGCCACATGTGCTACACGAACTACGAGTCCGAGTGGGCCGCGTGGGAGCAGTCCGGCTTCGATGACAAGAAGAAGCCCAAGCAGGACGTAAACCCAGGCGAACTGTGGTTTACCAGCATGTACTTCATGATGCGCCGCTCCTTCGAGAAACTATCCCAACTGCGCAACGCAGGCTTCAACAACGCCGAAGCCAAACGCTCCCGCGTCTTCATGATCGGCCAGGATCCCGTCAACCCCGTCACCGACATCGGCCAGTTCTTCCCCGCCGGCAAACCCCTCAACGCCAGCACGAAGAACATCCCGATCCCCTTCAAGGAGGCCGACAACTTCATCTACAGCTACGCCTCCATCGGCAAGACCGACGTATTCATCGGCCACCACCCTGGACGCAACTACCTGAACCAGCTCACCCCCGGCTCCTACGCCTCCGACAAGCTCTCCTCCACCATGCGATGCTTCGCCTACCTCCCCGGATTCAGCGGCGATAACATCCACAAGATCATGAACGGTGACGAGTCCGTCGCGCGCACCGCCACCTACCTGCGCCCCGGCCTCCTGTTCGCTGATGGCAGTGAAGACGGCTACTGCTGGAACAACTCCATCTCCTACATGAAGAGCGCAGGCGTGGACGTAGAAGCAGTCCGACGCGACGTATCCACCGACACCGGCGAGCTCGACCCATCCCTCGGCTTCGAGGGCTACCTCGCGAAAGCCGGAGTCACCCGCGAGCAAGCCGCGGCCACACTCCAGAAGCTCTCCGACGCAGCGAACCTCACCGTCCGCAAACTCGGCTACGAGGGCACCTGGCAAGAATGGGTGTCCGACCTGCGCCCGCAGTGGATCGCCTCCGTCGAGGACATCTACAACGTCTTCCAGGGCTACGAATACGATCCCCAGTCCGTCACTCTATTCCGTCACGTCTACCCCCAGGCCTTCGAGTCAGAAGACACCAACAGCGGCTTCGCGCTCGCGGGCAGCGACGCGGAAGAGTGGGACTTGAGCGGCCTCACCGGCGACGACGATAAGCCAGCCGCCGAGCGCGCCGCCAGCGACACCCAAGACGCACACATGGCAGTCCCCCAACCCCCGACCGTCGCCGCACCCGCTGCGTCGATCCCACCTGTCCCCCCGCCGCCGCCCATGCCCCCGGCCCCCACCGTCCCCGACATGGACGACACCACCGACCCCAACGCCGACCGCATGGCCATGCCCGACGAACCCGACGCGCCCGCACCCACATGGGACTACTCCACCAGCCCCGTGCGCCCCACCACCGGCGGCGGCTACGAGTTCAACACCAGCACCCCCCGCACTATCACCCCCACGGAGATGACACCCGACGCAGTGCAGGCAGCGCTCTACGCCGACATGAACGAATGGGCCGGCACCTGGGCTCGCGTCAAGCGCGTCGGAGTCGTCGGCGAAACCGTCATCATGAACGGAGTCGCCTACCGCACCCAGGTAACCGACGACTGGCGCAACAACCAGGTCATCCCCCCGTACATGACCGACGCGATCCGATCCTCCAACATCGCGCCCATCATGAACTGGACCGTCCTACGCGAGATGCCCAACCTGCGCCGACTGTCCTTCGACTCCTGGGACTTCTACTGCTCCTACGTCTGCCCCGACCTCGGCTACAAGCCCGACTCGTCAATCTCCCAGCTCTTCGCTGACATGCCCCTCCTTCAGCACATCAGCATCGAGGGTGAAGAGTTCGACCGCCAGACCTGGAGCACCATCAACGGCACCCCGTCAGGCGTGCGCCGCTACGACGAGATGCAGCGCGCCATGTCCGTCGCCACGCACATCCTCTCCTCCGGCCAACGCAACGCCAGCGAGTACACGCGCAAGACCTGGCAGCGCACCGACCTCGGAGGACTGAGCAAGACCTGGCGCATCACCGCAGGCCTCACCGGCACCCTCGCCATGGGAGCCGCCAACGTCGCCTCCAGGGGTGTGCGAGGCCTCGCTTCCATGATCGGCGGCGGCATCGCCAACTACCGCAAGCAGATGAGGAACAAGGAACAAGCATGACCCCCCGCCCTAACCCCCACGACCTCAAGCTCCTCGGCGTGACATCCACAGCGACCCTCGCCGACCTCAACCGAGCGTTCCGCGCCCGAGCTCGCACCCTCCACCCCGACAGGGGAGGCGACCCCCGCGACTTCCAAGAACTCAACAACGCGCACAAGCGCCTCAAGGAAGCCCTCGCCCGCCCCGTCCTCATCCACGACCGCCACCCCCTGCGCTACACCGTGCACAACAACTGAAAGGGGACACAACCGTGTTCATCATCTTCACGCCGTTCCGCATGGCGTACAAAGCCCTCGGCATCGTCCAGTCGATCCTCTCCCTCCTCCTACTCGCCCTCGTCATCTACCTCGTGACACTCTGGCACCCATGGACCAGCTCCTACGTGCCCGAAGGCATCGTCGGCCTCGGCGAGTACACGGCCACCACCACACAGTGCATGGTCGAGAAATCATGGAGCGACCTCGACCCCGTAGCCATCTCCCAAATCCAAGACACCCACTCACTCGCCAACGTCGCACCCGACGACCTCGCCAAGATCTACTCCCACGCCACGGAGTGCTCACACTAGACCCTTCCACTCCAACAAGTCGGCCCCTCAGCTCATAAGCACGAGCGAGGGGCCGATCCTTATGCTCACACAGGGAAGGAAGTACACCTAGCGGCATATCCACGTAGCACTAGGCCCACATCCAGGTACCCCCTCACCGACATGCAGGTTGACCCTCTCGACATCCGGGTTGCCCCTACCTGGTTCTTGGTACTACTAGCCCCTAGGTCCACACGCAATATCGAAGATAAAGGTTGCACCTGACCGAGATCACGGTTGTACCTGTCGCGATAGAGGTTATACCTGCGCAGATAGAGGTTGTACCTAGGGGTAGATCAACACGCGAAAACGAAGATAGAGGTTATACCAATCGAGATACAAGTTAACCCTATCGACATCCAAGTACACCCTGCGCAGATATAGGTGCAACTAGACGTAGTTCTTGGTACTACCAGAAGGCATATCCACACGCGAAATCGAGATGCAGGTTAACCCTCCTGCGTTCCAGGTTCACCCTGCCTAGATACAGGTAGCACTAGGCAGGATTCTAGGTTGCACTAGCGGACATCCAGGTACTACTAGTAGGGGTTCCTAACGGGATGGGCTGGGATGAGCGCGATGTGACCGCAGGTCCGCGCAAACAGGGGCTATATCTCACCGATAACCGCCCGGCAGAGGTGCAACTGGACAAACCCCGACAAAATGCCCCATTCCTGACTCTCGCTCACCCGCGCCTGCAACCCCCTCTAGCCGACTCCACTGCACCCCCAGCGCTCGGCTACTGTCTCAATCTGCGACCCTCCGACCGTCAAAAGTGATGAAAAATGTTGATCGTGAAATGATGGTTTCAGACATCGGTTTAAGTCCACGCGCACCTCCAAACCGGCTGCGAACCCCTCCAGGAGGCCAAAAACGCCGCCAGCAAAAGCGCGTGGACAAAAAACGATGGTTTTTCCCACATCGACGATCACCCCCTCAACTAGGGGCCAGAAGGAGAGCATCGTGGCGCGGTTCCCCACGCAACTAACGAGGCTGGTTTCAGAGGCGCGCACCCTGTCCGCCGACGCGCAAACTCTCATCGACCGCACCGTCGTCTACATCCGGGGCGCGTCCTATCGGCAAACTCGCCTCTATCCGCAGGCAATCCGGCTCCGCATTCCCGGCACCCCAGACGGGGCGCTCGCCCACAAGGGCATGAGCTACGAGGAGATCGGCAAGCGCCTAGGCCGCAAAGAGACGACCGTGCGCCTCGAAATCGCAGCCGGACTCCGCGAAGTCGAAACCCGCCTCGGGAAGAACTTCCTCACCCTCATCGCCACCGACACTCCCGACTCCCTTGCCGCCGCAGCCCGCACCCTCGACCGAGCCGTCGCACGCGACACCGGCACCGGGAGCCTCGAGGACTACTTCGACTCAGAGTTCATCGCCCAGCTCAAAGCAGCGACCAACGGCGTACCCCCCACATCCTCGCCAGACATCGAAGCACTCCAGCAGACCCTCGCCTACGTCATGCAGTTCTCGAAGGCCCGCATCCACGATGAACTCCACGCCCTCGACGCGCCCACCCTCGCCTACGTCGCAGCACTCATCACCGGAACCGGCGGCAACTCGAACGACCAGTACATGTTCGCCCAGAAGCTCCGAAATGAGGCCCGCCGATGACGAACCCACAGACCCAAGCCCGACAGGCACTCCCCTACAAGCAGCAGTGGGAGACCCTACTCCACGCTGAGAAGCGACCCCACAAGCGCGCCACCCTCACCCGCGAGGGAGACACGACGACGATCACTGTCTCCACGGAGCCGAAGCTCACCGACGCGCAGACCGTCACCGCCTACATGAGCGGCCTCGCCCACTGGGCCCGCACCACCCCCACCCCGCGAGCGCTCATCACGCCCCCGGTCGCGCACATGAAGAACCGCCGCATCTTCCAGCCGCTCGCGCTCCTCCTCTGGCAGCTCAACAACCCCGACATCGACATCGACACGACGAACGCGACCTACCGGGACATCGACTACGTGCTCTGGCAGGGAGTCACCCGCGAGCTCGACACGTTCCGCCCGGCCACCGTCGAAGAGAAACGCGCCGCCGCATGGTTCACCACCGGCAGCGTCGTCGTCGTCCACTCGCGCCTATCCACCGCCTCAACGGCAGGCTCCTACCCGCGCCTCACTGGCTGCACACTCGCCGTCGTACACAACGACCCCGCCACCAGCGACCAGCTGGACCTACAGGCCTGGCCAATCAACGGCACCATCGAAGACTCCATCACCGACCTGTGCAACATCCCCCTCGCCGACAGGTGGAAGTACACAGACCTCATTGCCCCGCCCCAACCCCACGATGCCTCCTACCGTCTCGCCGACTGCGCCGTCGGCTACCTCGGCTACCAAGAGCCGTACATGATCGAACCCATCGACCAGACCAACACCGTGCCCACAGTCGTCACCCGCGATGGACAGCTCACGCCCACTATCCTGTCCGAGGTAGACCTCGCCTACTGGGCGCTCTCCCAGCACGGCATCGACTTCGACCGTGAACGCTTCAAGCTCGAGAACGCCGAAGCCCTCAACGGACAACCGCCAGCCTGGGACACTCACGGAGAACTCCCCCCACCCGACCTCGCGCAACGAGTACAGCTCGAAGCGACACGACACCTATCCACTGAGGATGACGAATGAACCTACGAGAGCTCATCAGCTCCACCCCATACACGACGGTCCACGCCCCACACCGGGGCCACGTCGCCTACTCCACGCGCCGACGCGCCGGAGCAACCGTCGAACGAACGGCCCGCATCGACCTGTGCGCCCACCCGTCTTTCAATCGCCTGTACACTCTCGCGCACCTCGCCACCATCCCCCTGCCCATCTACAACCGAGAAGGGGCCCGCACCATCAAGAAGGATGAATACGCCCTCCACTACGACGACGGCCACGTCCTCGCCGTCACTATCACCAGCCCCCGCTCTAGCAACGGCACCCGCGCCGCCGAAGCCACCCGAGGCCTGGCCTACGACGCACTCATCCTCGACGTAACCGCGCAGGAGCTCCAGCAAAAAACCAACGGCTCCTACACGTGGGCCAACATTCCGCCCACAGCGCGCCTCCACTACAAAGACCTCAGCCCCCACGCCGCAGTCACCTCCTACCTCGAAAGCCTCAACGCCGCCCGCATCCCCGCAGCGCTCCACCACCCTACCGACGGCTGGAACACCAACCGCTCCTGGATGTACAACCTCTGCCCCCATATGCTCGACGAACTCGTCCACGCCACAGCCCAGCGACGCGCAGCGCTCACCACCACCACCACGAAAGGCAACAAGTGAAGTACGCAGGCAAAGAACTCACCCTCGAGAACTACCGGGCGATCCTCACCGGCTACCCTCTCGACATCCTCGACGAGGTACGCAGCGCAATCTTCGACGGCACCCCGATCATGCCCTACATCGACCGAGACCCCGACGACCTCCACCAGATCCGGCTCGCCATGCTCGAAACCATCCCCGAGCCATTCTTCGTACTCCCCGCCCCCATCCTGCGCATCGTCCGCAACCACGCCCACAACCAGGGCAACCTCAACAGCTTCCGCCCCTTCCTCAAGATGGGCCTCACCGTCCCCGTCCTCGCAGCAGTACTCGAATGGACAGCACGCGGATACCCCACCGCAGGATGCGACTTCCGGTACATGCGCGAAACCCAGCTCTCCCTCTACGAGAGCGCCCTCGCACAAGGCATGGACATCAAGCCCTACCTCAACGCGGGCATCTCCTCCGACACCGCCCTACGCTCCCTCCTCAACCTCGCGCGCCCCAGCCTCGCGCGCGCAGGCCTCAACGAGGAACAACTCCACCAGATCAGCCGCGCCCCCATCCTTGCGGACCTCCCCCTCACGAGGAACAGCCAGGCCGACACCCTCGAAGCGCTCGCCGACCTGTACGCCACGCGCATCCCTGACACGGTTCCCGGCCTCATGCAGCAACTCGCATCCCAGAACGAAGACGGTAGCTTCCAGTACTCCGGCACTCAGATAGCCCGCATCCAAGAAGGATGGGAGAAAGGAACCCTCACCCGAGAACTCCTCATGCCAGGCCTCAGCAACGCCACCGTCAACGCCCGAGCCCTCGAAGCGAACGTTGCAAATCGACGACACAAACACACCTAAACACGCAGGCAGGCCATTTACCGATAAAATGATGCAAACAGCGCACAAAAACCAACAGAAAGGCAGCGCAGTGAGTGAGCAGACCAAGACCAAGGTGCAGGCGCGCCTGGTCATCGACTTCGGCAACTCGGAAACCCGAGTCGCCACCCTCGTGAACGGGAAGACCAGCCCTGTCACGGTCCTACCCAACGCATTTGCGCCCATCGGTGACGATTACGTGATCCCGGATCAGTACGTCGCCGATGAGCTGAACGGAAAGCCGAACGAGCTCCGCTCGATCATCTTCCGCGCCCCCCAGGGCCTCGGAGCAGGTGAACCCACCCACCTGTATGCTGCGGGACCTCTCGCTGACCGAGAGTTTTCCATGTCGGCAAAACGTCCCAGCTCGGCTATCGCCACGAAGGCGCAGTCCGAGACAACGCTGTGGAGCTTCCACTACGCAGTCTTCGTCGGTCGTGAACTCGTCGCGAAGCTCCTGCGTAAGAAGCCAGAGAGTCTGGAGATCACGTGGGACGTGACCCTCCTCGCCCCGCCCAGCGAGACCGGAAAGGGAGAAACCTTCAAGAAGATCTTCACTCTCGCGAAGAGCGTGGAGATCGTCGCCCCCGAGCGCGTCAGCATCCCAATCAAGGTAGACAATGTGTCTGTCCTTGCCGAGGGACTAGGCGGCTTCAGCGCCACAGTTTTCACACCAGCGAGGGGCACAGTCGCCGACTATGCCGACTGTGTAAACGAGCCGATCATTGTGCTCGACTTTGGAGCGGGCACTACCGACGTGACCTTCATCAAGGCACTTACCCCTATCACAAGCGCGTCAGCATCATTCCCCTTTGGAGGCAATGCGATTGCTGAACTTGTGACGCAGTTCGTTAAGCAGGAATATGGACGGTCGCTTTCACGTGAAGCGGCCACGGAAGCGGTCCTCACCGGCACCATCCGTTCAGGTGCGAAGCGCAAGGACGTGAGCCGTCAGGTTAACGCTGCACGCAATGAGGTTGCAGGAAGTATCACCTCAAGCCTGCGGGGCACCTTCGAGGCTAACCGCTTCGCGCCCGACGAGTTCGCCTACCTCCTCGTCATCGGCGGTGGAGCAGTGCGGACGGCGAACGCAGAAGATCTTGCTGAGCCAGTCGAACCGCTTGCGGAATCTGTTGTGCGTCAGGTCCGCTCCTTCGCCCCCGACATCGAACTTCTTCCCGTCAAGGAGGGCATCAACCTGCGTACCCTCAACATTGAAGGTGCTATCAACTTCGCGCGATTCGCCGACAAGAACGCGAAGAAGTAACCCCACAAGCCCCTCCGCGCCCCGCCGCTCGCTGGCCCCTGCTCACCCAGTAGAACCGGCAGGGGTGCGGAGGCCCCCCACTTACAGGAAGGAGCCCAGCAGCATGTTCAAGGCCTACTACTACGGCCTCCCCGCCTCCGCGGTGAAAATCGCACGCGAGGGCTTCGCTCAGATCTACGGGGCTGAGGATTTCGTCGAACTGTCGGAAGTGCCAGCCACCAGCCTCAAGCTCCAGTCGCACAGGAGCGCCACGCGCAACGACGTGGTGGCCTTCATCGTCCCTGACGGGTACGCGGATAGCGGTCGCATCGCACCCAGCATCGTGAGCACCGACAAGTACATCCCCTACTCAATTGACGCGCGGCTTGTCGAAGCTCTGAACGCTCGAGGAGCGAAGCTCGACGCTCCCACGGGAGAACAACCACTAGACCCCGCCGTCCTCATGCAGGCGCTCGCCACGTTTGCCGCCGCTCAAGGAGCTAACACAGTGGCTCCCCAGCAGGCCACCTCAACTGTCGCGCCTGCCGTCACGTCCCCTAATACCGATGTCGCGCGACTGCAAGCCGACCTCGACGCAGCGAACCAGAAGCTCGCAGAACAGGAAGCCCTCCTGAACACTCGAGCGTCAGAGAGTGACCGCATCGCTGCACTCGAAGCCGACGCGACGCGCCTCGCCCGAGAAAAGGCCGAACTCGAAAAGCAGGTCATGTACGGCGGCAGCGACGTGGAACTCCGCAAACGGCTCGCAGCTTTTGAGCGATCCCCGTTCGCGCGCCTCGACGCATTCTCCAACGCAGACTCCATCCTGACTCTGAGCCTGCCGACGGTCGCCACACTCTCGCCGACGGTCGTCAAGAGCCTGCACGTGCTCTTCCCCGGCACCGGGGGAGCCGTCCAAACGACGTACAAGCTCATCCAGAAGTACGCCGCTGAACTCGCCTACAACGGTCCCGTCTGCATCATCGACCTGAACGTGGATAGCCTCATCGACTACCGCTTTGGCACCAACGACGTGACCGATGGGCGCACATGGCTCACCAAAGGCACCGGCCCGGTCCCCTACACGGACACCAGCGTCAACCAGGTCAGCTTCATCACCATGGGAGCGCGCTCCTACATGAACGACCTCTCCTATCTGCTCGTGGACTGGGCAGCTCGTCTCGCGCAGGTCGCCCATGACGGCAAGCAGATCATCCTCGTCGGCCCGCCCGCTAACAGCATGGTCGCGCGCGTCCTTTACATGGCGTTCGCGGCCCACAAGCTCCCCACCGTCATCATCGACGGAATCATCCAGTCGCTACGAGCGACCCTCATCAACCTCGGAGGCCTGAACCCTCAGCCTCGAGCCCTCATCTACAACCCCTCAACAGCTGGGCAGGCGCAGCAGTTGATCCAGTTCATCGCCAGATCAGTTGCCACGAACGTTGTCCGCGAGGGAGATAGGCTGACCGATGTCATCGAGTAAGCACACGCTGGTCGTCAAGGGCCTCCCACAGGACATCTACGACGACGTGATCCGCCCATTCCTACAACGACGCGAAGCATCCACTCTTGTTAACGCTCTACTGACCGCCTACCGTGACAATGAGGAAGTGCGACGCATCGTCAACATCATGCTCGGAGATGAGGAAGACTTTGAGCGCGCCCAGCTCCAAAATGCCTTGGACGAAGCACAGCAGGAGAATGAACGCCTCCAGTTTATGCTCGACTCACTCACCATGCGCACACAGCAGGGGATGAGCTACTTCGAGCAGGTCGCGCCCGTACAACCACAGGTCGTCATACAGGCACCGCAGGCAGAACCCGAGCAGAACGACCGTCTCGACAACCTTGAAACCCTCGTCCGCGATCTGCTCAAAACCCAGCAAAAACCCCAAGAAACGCAAACGATTCAGGCCAAAACAACCGGCTCTGACGATGGGAACCTATGGGTGTTCCCCGAGGGTAGCAACGAGGACGACTTTGCCCCGCGCATCGACGACACTCCATCGTTCCCCAGGGCAGACGAGCCGGAGCCGGAACCAGAGCCGGAAGACACGGCGAACGCAGATACCTTCTTCAGCAACATATTCGGGTAAGGAAAAGACATGGCTTCTTGGGACACCAACATTCCCACCACCCCCACGCAGGGCAGCACACCCACGCCAGGCGACACCTGGGACTCGTGGGGCTCCCCCACTGCACCTGCAACGCACGCCAAGAAGAAGCGCTCAAAGGGGAAGCTCATCAAGCGCACCCTCATCGCCGCAATCCCCGTCGCGCTGATCGGCACCTACTTCGGAGTCATCGTCCCCCCAGCGAAAAGTCTTCCCGAGGCAGCGAAGGGCACTACGACGTTCGTGCCCTACATGACGGCCCTCCACGACTTCGACACCGACGGCCTCAACGCTGTCATCGAACAGTCCTGGGTCGCACGCGAGTACGACTACCTCAACGGTAACGAAGCGCGCACCAACGCCGTGCGAGCCATCCTCGCCACCGTCACCTACCAGCTTCCCGAAACCGGGCAGCTCACCTGGACAGGCCAGCCCCACCGCAACCCCTTCACCTGGAAACCCACCACCGCCCCCTCGACGCTCAACAACGGTGAGAACGTGGACTTCCAGCTCGTAGACTACGGGGCAGTCACCCTCGACAAGACCGGCGTGAAGGACGCGCTCGCCAAAGCGAAGCTCACGTCGATCAGCGACGTGGAGTTCAGCCGTAAAGTCACGGATGCGTTCGCCAGCTACATTGCAGCCAACGCCGCCAACCTCCCAACGACCACCGTCAGCCGCCCTCCCGTCATGGACTGCACCGGCACCGGCCTCGGCTCCTCCTGCCGACTCTCCAGCGCTGAGGACGTGTATATGGATGACACCCTGTTCGCGTCCGACAGCTTCCACAAGCTCCAAGACACATTCAGCGAACTCGCCGTAGACGCACTCGACCCTGAACATGCCACAGCCACCACGCGCGACGACGACTCCGACGAAGCCAAGACCACCCGCAAGTACGCGGACAGCTACTACACCGAGCCCAACTGGATCGGCGCACACGCCCTCACCAGCGCAGGACAAGACGGATCCCTGCCTGATACGAGCGCGCTCCCCCGAGTCGGAGATGGCACCTTCAACGCTCCCGCAGGCCTGAACACGCCCGTCGTCGTCAAGACCACCGACGGTACCGACACCCCCATCGAAGTTACCCTCAGCGCCTTCCTCACCGGCCCCGACGCATTCCGCGCCATGAGCCAAAAGTCTGCACAAAACCGAGGCTTCGTTGAAGCGAGCGAAGTGCAGTATGCCTTCTACACGTTCAAGGTCCGCAACCTCGGCACCGAGACCATCACCCTCACCCCCGACGACACCCTCGTCGATGCCACACGCAACCCCTACACCAGGACCGGCACCGTGTACGGCCTCACGAACAGCGTTACCCTCGCGCCAGGCGAATCTGGGACTCTCGAGTCCTGGACCTCTTCTACACGACTCTCCGAGCTCTACCTCATCTGGGGAGCCTCCTACGACCGATCCACCAATCCGATCTGGTTCCGCGTCCTCGCCGGAAACCCCTCCAGCGGAAAGTGAGCAGACAATGACCATCACCCCAATGACAGCCGTCCCCGCAGCCCACGCACAGCAGCTAGGACTCGCCCCCGTCGAAACCCTCAACGGGAAAGCCTCCCTCGATGGCATCATCAACGTGTGGCGAGCCTTCATCCGCGAAGGAGGCGACTACCGCACAGCAACCGGCATCGTTACCAACGGCCAAGGCGACTTCTGGGTCGCCGTCGCACCACCGCAGGATAACCCCACCTTCAACCTGTGGACCTTCATCATGCCCAAGGTTGCACCACACTGGGCGGCGCTCGCAAACGGCGGACCTCGCCTCGTATCCACCAACCTGTCGCCCGTAACGCTCAGCCAGATCGTTGCCCCCGCCAACGGGCCTCTCGCGACCATCGGCACTCCCGACGCTCTCGCAGCAGCCCTACGCTCATCAGTCAAGGACAAGAGCATCCCAGCCGTCGAACACTCAGCGGTGGCCGAGCTCGAGGCCATGATGACCCCACAACCCGCACGCAAGTCCCTGTTCGACCGTGCGTCCACCCCGCAGCCGCCAGCCCCGCCGGTAGTAGCCCCAGAGCCGCCACAGCCACAAGCAGCTCTCCCTGCGCCGACGCTCCCTGAACCTCCAGCCCCACCGGCCCCCATCGTTCAGGCCCCCGCGCCGGTTACGCCACCTCTAGCACCGGCTCCCGCGCCAACTCCAGTTGTCGAAACCCCGGTGCGCCCCGCACCTGCCCCCGCGCCCGTCGCCCCTGCGCCTGTCGTACCCAAGCCGGTAGCATCCGCCGCAACCAACGAAGACGACATGACCGGCTTCTTCGACGACGACGAACCCACGGCCACGACCTACAGCCTCCACAGCCTCACCACAGAGGAAAGCTGGCCGATCCTCACCCGCCCCGTCGTCATTGGACGCTCCTCTACGCGCAGCGAGATCAGCGTCAGCCGCGACAGCAGCCTCAGCCGCAGCCACGCGCAGATCTACGAGCAGGACGGACAAGTCATCGTCACCGACCTGGGTTCCAAGAACGGCACCCACATCGGCTCACACCGCCTTCAGCCCCACACACCCACCATCGTCCCCGACGGCGCGCTCCTACGCCTCGGCCACGTCGCCTTCAACGTCGTCAAGGAGCAGGCATGACCACTATCCACACGATCACCCACCGCAACCAGCGGCGTGAAAACCAGGACACCTACGCCTGGGCCACCTTCACCGCCGACGGCAAGACCGGCATCCTCGCGCTCATCGCCGACGGCATGGGCGGAGTCGCCAACGGCGCACAAGCCTCCCAAAGCGCCGCCCGAACCTACATGGACGCAATCAAGGCCGGAGACATCACCGACGACACCCTCATCGAAGCCGTCACCACCGCCCACCAGAAGGTCACCGACACAGGAGGAGGTACAACTCTCACCCTCCTACGCCTCTACGACGGCCAGTACTGGATCCTCCAAATCGGCGACTCCCGCGCCTACAAGATCCCAGCAGGCACCCTCGAGGGCACACAGCTCACCGAGGACCACTCAGCTCTCAACGCCTTCAAGCGCCGCGGAGTCACCATCACCCCCGACATCGCCCGCACCTACGCCAGCCGCATCACCCGCGCACTCGGCAAGCCCAAAGCCGACGGTCACACCCCTGACATCTACACCGGCACCTACCAGCCCGGCGATATGTTTCTCCTGTGCTCCGATGGGTTTTGGCACGCTTACGAGGCCGTCGGTAACAAGCTCGACGCTCTCACAGAAGTAGGTCTCAACGACCTCGCTACGCGCGCACAAACAGCGGGGGAACAGGACAACATCACCGCTCTACTCGCCTCAACGGAAGGACTAGCATGACGAACCTGCGCAAAAAGGGCTCAACCTTCGGCAAAGGGGACCGCTACGTCATCAGCTCCGTACTCCACAACGGCACTTTTAGCCAGGTGTACGGAGTTTCCGACGCTAAAAACGGTAAGCTCGTCGTCCTCAAAGAGGTTGCAGCTCCCGTCCCCGACCCTAAAGGCCGCGGCAAAATCGCCGTTGATAGCCTCAAGCGCGAAACGCGCCTCATGCAGCCCCTCACCCACCCCGGTATTCCTCGCATCCTCGACGTGCGAGATCGTACCGACAAGCCGGGTGGCAAGTACTCCGTCCTCATGGACTACATCGGCGGCTACGACCTCGCTGATGCGGCCAAGCGCACCGACAAAGGCCGGTTCAGTGAGCAGTTCGTTGTCTCCAAGATGGTGCAGGTCGCCACCATCCTCCAGTACCTCCACACCCTCCCGCCACATATTCACCCCGGCCCTGTCGTCCACCGCGACATTAAGCCGAAGAACATCATGTACCAGAACGGTTCCATGGTGCTCATGGACTACGGCCTCGCCGAAGTCATCACCCCCGACAATCAGATCAACACCCACGCCCTCGGCACCAAGGGCTACGCTCCCCCCGAGCAGATCACCAAGGGCGCGCCGCTCGACATCCGAAGCGACATCTACAGCCTCGGCATGACGATGTACCAGCTCCTCGTCGGCGAACTCCCCGAGTCCGACCGCAGGGGCATCCCCACAGGCCCCGTGGACGCACACGCAGCCAACCCCGAAGTCAGCCGCGCCCTATCCGACGTGATCGCCAAATGCGTCGCCCTGCGCCCAGATGACCGCTACTCCTCCATGGTCGAAGTCATCGCTGCGCTCAACACCTACAAGACCGCCGATAGCCGTCACCGAGCCAAGCACCGCAGACGCATCCGCACCGTCGGCGCGCTCGCAGCAGCAGCCCTCATCATGTCAATCGCATCAGCAGGAACCTACACCTACGGGGCCAACGCCGACGCGAACTCCTACGCAGCACTCACCAGCGCCGCCCAAAAAGCCGGCACCGTCGAAGCGTGGGAACCCGTCATCAACGCACGCCCCTCCAACATCGACTCATACTTCGACACGATCACCGCCATCAAGCAGGGAGACGGCAGATTCACCTCCGCTGAGGAAGCAGCCTTCATCCCACTCGTCCGCGAACACATCAAGGACATCCAGGACAACCCGCGCTACCCAGAACTCGCTTACCAGATCGGCGAGCTCTACTGGTTTTTCTACACCAGCGACGCGAACGCCGACGGTCTCGCCCTATCCGCCCCATGGTTCAAGGACGCGATCAGCGGCAACTACAACGTCGAACAGGCGAGCGCCCTCTACAACATGGGCTCGTTCAACCGCGACATCGCATCCGCGATCCAAACCAGCAGCGACACCGGCATGTACCGCGCCTACTGGAACAACCTCACCAGCCTCAACACCGACAGCTCCGGTGAGGTCGTGCAGTTGCAGCTCCTCAACTACATCGTGGACTGCATCAACAACTACACGTACAGGCTACGAACCGACGGCGTGCCCAAAGCCGACGTTGACGCGCAGCTCGAGCGCGCGAAAGACTACCTCGCGCAGCACCCCAACCCGACACCAGGAAGACCAGCTGAACTGTCAGCACAGCTCTCCACGAAGCTCGACCAGTCCCGCACCCTCGTCGATGCTGTGTACGCAGCCGAAGGAGCCACCAAGTGATGACCGTATTCACCGCAACGGCAATCGGCCTCGCAGTCGCAGCCCTCATCCTGTTCTTCACCGCTCTCATCCTGTTCTTCCAATGGGACATCCCAGCAGCGCGCAGGGAACTCAAGGGACAGGCGTTCACCGACACCGTTGAAACCCTCACCTCGACACTGAGTAGCGACGGAGCCGTCGAAGCGTACCGCAAGATGTCCGCCCTATCTCTCGGTGAACACTCGCCCCTGAACGACGCGACGAATAGCGACTCGTTCGACAGCGGTACACTCGCCGACGACACAAGCGGGGCGCTCTCCGGCGACCTCACCCCCGCCCCGCCACAGCCCACCATAGTCACCCCTGCGCCCATTGCCGCCCCCAAGCCTGCGACAGCCCAGTCAGTCCCCCTACAGGCCACAGACATCCCCACGCGAACCACACAGCCACCCGCACCGGCACCGCTCGAGCGCTCCGCTAACGTCGGAGAAGACGACGACACCACGTTCTTCTCAGATGCGAGTACGGAAACCACCGAAGAAGCAGACACCGCGTTCTTCGAGGACACCGAGATTCCTGCCGCAAACCTCGCGCCACAACCATCCGCGCAGCCAACCGACCCGCTCAGTCGCGTAACCTTGGTATCAGAAGCCCATAGTTGGCACTAACCCCATCATCATTGGAAAGGTTCAAGAATGACTCCCCGGAAGACGACCAAGACGACAGTGCGCATCGCTGCCCTCCTGGCATTCGCCACAGCCACCACCACCGTCGCACCCGCAGCGCTCGCCACCAACGCTTTCGGCACCACCCAGCCCGCCGTCACCGTCGCACCCGCAGCCGTCACCGCAGCGCCCGCCCCTACAGCGTCCATTGACTTCGACCTCGGCAACTACTCGCAGGTTCGCAAGTGGCGGGGCAGTGCGACCATCGCCCCACAATCCGGCGCAACGATCACCAGCGTCGAAATGCGCCGCTACGACGCTTCCGGCACCCTCACCGCAGCAGGCCAGGGAACGGTCGGCGTGAACCAGCTCCCCACCGACATCACAGCCCCCACGCGCATCGTCTACATCGTCCACACCGACAAGGGCGTGTACGCTGCGGGCATCCTCGCCACCAACACCGGCGCAACCCCTATCACCATGACTGGAGTCATCCCCACGGACTCCGGCGCGCTCGCGCTCGCGGACGGCTCCTACACTGTCGGCACCAGTCGCGTCCCCGCGTCCGGTAGCCCCACCGTCACGTGGGACAACACGACCTTCACGCTCGGCGCACACACCACTGTCGGCGAACCGTCGATCACAGCCATGACGCTCGACCCGGCCACCGGCCCCGCCTGGGGCTTCTACACAACCCTCCCCGCCCTCACGGCAACGATCAGCTCCGACACGCAGATCGTGTCCGCCACGACCGACGAGGGCTACTCGGTGAGCGTCAGCGGCACCACCGCCACCATCAACCTGACTGGCAAGCCCAGCAAGGCCACACTGCGCATCACAGACGAGTTTGGCCGCACCGCCAGCCAGTCCATCAACGTCCCCTACGACGACGAAGGCCCGCAGTTCTCCAACCTTCGCGCAACCGGAGGCCAGGTCAACGCTTATGGTGACTACGCCACCTCCGGCAACGTCACCATCAGCGGCACCGCCACCGACAGCCCATCGGGCGTGTACTCCGTGGAGCTCGTCAAGGACGGCGAAGTTGTCACCACCCTCAAGCGCCAGGGCGGCAACTTCACGTTCACGATCACCGAAGCAGGCACCTACAAGGTGCAGACCATGGACGAAGCAGGCCTCACCAACGAGGTCGGTCTCAGCGCCTTCACCGGCGGCGACACCGACGTGGTAGCCGTGGACTCCACCATCCCCACCCTCACCGTCCCCGACGCGATCACCAACGCCAAGACCCTCGGCGACGGACAGTACTGGCTCACCTCCGCCCCCACAGAAGACCTGACGTTCACATTCAGCGACGACCAGGCCCTCTCCCCGCGCGGCATGAGCCTCATCTTCGACGGTCGCCCCATCGCCCCCACCCGCGAAGCCGACAACAAGTACACCTTCACGATCCCCGCGTCCGAGTTCGCCGACGGCACGCGCCACCAGATCGACTTCTACGGCGCTGACCGCGGCCTCCACCGCACTTCCTGGACCGGCACGATCTCCACGTCAACCAGCCAGGCCACCATCAACGCCACTGTTCGTAACCCCGGCGACATGAACGTCACCCCCTACGGCGTGTTCTCCCGCACCCCCATCCAGGTGCAGCTCACCCCACAGGGCGGCGGTGGCCTCGCGCAGACCTACACCGATCCCAGCAGTGGCATGACTGTCTCCCCTGACGGCGTTGCCACCATCACCGGCAGCGTCAACGACCCCACTGTCACCGTCACCGACCCGCTGGGTCGCTCACAGACACTCCACGTCGCAACCGCACTTGGCTGGCCATCCAAGCGCGCAGCCGTGGACACTCAGGCCCCCACGATGACCACGGACATCACTGCCACGGATGGGACATGGTTCTCCTCAACCAGCGGGGCGATCAACAGCTTCACCGCCCACGACGACAATGGCATCGCCACCATGACCGCCACCGTCAACGGCACCCAAGTCGCCACCGTCAACCCCAGCGACAAGGCCGGTGAAGCCGCTACTACTGGCACCCTCGACGTGGACTACACGAAAGCCGCACGCGCGGAGGATGGTTCCTACCAGGTCACCATCACCATGACCGACCTCGCGGGTAACGTCAGCTCTCGCAACTACACGTTCTACGTGGACGACCAGGCACCGACGATCACGAACTTCGTCGTCGTGAACCCGTCCTACGCGCCCGGCAAGACCATCAACGGTTCCGACCGCTACGGTCTGTTTGTTCAGGGAGCCACACGCATCAAGGCTCAGGTCTCCGACCCCGCCCCATCTTCGGGCCTGGGTAACGCTCTCATGACGTTCTACACGCCGTCCGGCACCGTCATCCGCACCGAGTCGGCCCCCATCAACTCCGGCGTGGCCGAGTTCGACATCCCCAGCGGCTTCAAGGGCTTCGTGTCCGCTACAGCCACCGACAAGGTGGGTAACATCAGCGACAGTCAGCGCCCCGACGGCCTCGTGTCTGAGGACTCGAACACGACGATCACCAGCACCGACATTTCTGTTGAACTCGGAGCCCCAGCAGCGACCAACAGCGCTGGCGTGCCCCTCTACAAGGACTCCGTATCCGGCACTCTCACCGCCGTCGCCACACACTCTGGTATCCGTACCCTCACCTGGGGATACGGTGACACAACCCTGGGTACTGCGACCGTCTCCCCCGACGGCCAGGTCGATAACCCCGCAGTCCAGGTGACCGCCACCGATAAGAACCTCGTCACCGGCGTATCCGTCCCCCTGACCCTCGCCGGTGAATACCCCGCTCAGGATGTGTGGATCCACGTCGCCGACAATGCTGGCTACGAGGCTGAAACGCGCCGCACCATCAGCGTGGACGCAACCGCCCCCGAGCTCACGGTCACGTTCGACCAGACCAACCAGTCCGGCTTCTACAATACCGACCGCCACGCCACGGTTACCGTCCGCGACAATAACTTCGACCCTGGTAGCCTCACCACAACCGGCCTCGTCGGCACGTGGGGCACATGGGTTCACTCCGGCGACACCTGGACGAACACCATCACGTTCTCCGACAACACGGACTACGACTTCACCTTGTCCGCAGCGGACATGGTGGGCCACCAGTCCAACACCTTCACGTCGGGACGCTTCACTGTGGACAAGGTAGCCCCCGTCGTCTCCGTCGCCTGGAACACCACCGACGTGCGCAACGGCAAGTACTACAACCAGGTACGTACTGCCACTATCACCGTCGTCGAAGAGCACTTCGACCCCGCCCTCAACCAGCTCACCGGCACCGGCAGCATCAGCGGTTGGAGCAGCGTCGGATCCACGCACACAGCGACCGTGACATTCCCCGAGGGAGTCCACACCTTCGGGTTCCGCACCACCGACCAAGCAGGCAACCCCAGCAACGAGGTCACCGAAGGCGAGTTCATCGTCGATACCACGAAGCCGGAAATCAGCATCAGTGGCCTCACGAAGGGCACCGCCTACTACCAGCTCCCCACCGTCGGCGTGACCTACAGTGACACCAACGCGGACACGAGCAGCGTCACCGCTGTCCTCGTAGGCCGCAAGGGCAACGTCTTCAAGCCCGCAGTCAGCGGCGGCTACCTCGACCTCTCCGAGATCCCCGATGAAGCCAAGTACGACGACCTCTACACCCTCACCATCAAGGGCACCGACCTCGCAGGCAACGACCAGACCGCCAGCGTCGAGTTCATCCTCAACCGCTACGGCTCCAACGTGGACGTGACCGGCACCAACTACCAGGGCCGCTACCTCCAAGCCCCCGTGGACGTTGACCTCGAGGAGACCACCGTCGAAGCCCTCAACGAGGACAAGACTGACATCAAGGTCACCCTCGACGGTGCACCCTACCCCGTCGCCCCCGCGCTCCAGTCCACCACCCGCACGGGCGGAGACACCGGGGACTACGTGTACGCCTACCACATCGACAAGGCAGCATTCCAGAAGGAAGGCACCTACCTCATCCAGGTTGTCTCCCAGACTGAGGGAGGCCTCGACCAGGTGAGCCGCCTCAGCTACTCCTTCGTCGTGGACTCCACGAACCCTGAGCTCCAGGTGTCCGGCATCCGAACCGATGCGGCCTACCGTTCCGAAAGCCGCGACTTCACCGTCACCCCACGAGACATGACCACCGTGACTCTCGAGGCCCAGGTGGACGGAAAGCCTATGCAGCTCCTCTCCGACGAGAATGGGATCTACACGGGCACTCTGCCGCAGTCCACGAGCGCGCACACGGTTGTCCTCAAGGCCACCGACATGGCAGGCAACGTCACCGAGACGACTATCAGCGACGTGTATGTCAACGCCTCCACCTTCGGGCAGGTCATCAACTGGATCCGCCACCACGTGCTCGCAACCAGCGCCGCAGGCGGCATCCTTGCAGCAGCCGCAGCGCTGATCGTGTGGGCGCGCCGACGCAAGAGCGCGGACAACTGACCCGCGCTCACCGATAAGGGGGGGGGGAGGGGGACCAGCACCATGTTGGAATCCCCTCCCCCTTCGACATGCCCCGATACAAGTAGAAGAGGGGTACCTGGAAAATGCTAGGATTGTTCAGGAAACATCAGCCAGAAGGAGCAGATATGGTATCCAGAAAGCCGTCCCGACTGCGGCGAGCAATTACTGCGCTCGCAGTTGCCGCCATCGCAGCAGTGGGACTTGTTGCTACCCCCACCGTCCAACAGGCAGCACACGCGGAAACGGTGCCCGCCTACAACACGCCCACCTTCGCGCCCGACGTTTTCTACGTCTACGTGAAGAAGGGTGAATACCTGTGGTACACCTTCCTTGGAAAGCAACCCGAGTACGTCCTCGACGAGGACGGCAACATCGCCAACATGACGGCGTGGCAGGGCGGCATGGCCTCCCACTACGCAAAGCACGACGGCATCTTTCAGGTGTACTACGTGCCCCACATCGACGCGAACAACCAGTACTCGGACAACCAGTTCTTCTGGAACATCCAGGCCGTTAGTCATGATGACAAGACGATCCCAGGTCGCGTATGGGCCGACAAGGTGTTCGTCGGCCAGCGAGCCTCCTTCGACTGGGACAACCCCTCAACCCCGCAGCCGGGCTCTATCGGCGAGGTCAGCCTCATCGCTGTCTCACCGACTGGCTACAGGTATCAATTCGTGGCCCGTGAGTACGGTGGCATCCAGTCAGTCATTGCCGCCACCTCGTCCGGCATCAACAAGATCGTCACGAAGGACGGGCAGGATTACTGTGAGCCGACCTACCAGTCATACGACGACTGGGCTATCCGTGACGGCTCCGGCTACGACGCATACGCACCTAACGGGCAACTCGCCGGCTCTTGGGTCAACCACTACCGCACCAACTACAAGTGCGGCGAACGCTACAAGCTGTTCTTCACCACCCCCGCAGCCGACCTCCCCGAGAGTATCCTCCCCACCCCCAAGACGCTGGGCACCCCCACCGTCGAACTGAAAGACCTCGGCAACCACAAAGCCCAGGCAGTCATCACAGGCCTCGACAAGTTCGCCGCCTACACATTCACCGCCGCAGGCAAGGAAACTACCGTCCAGGGCAAGACCAGCGTCACCATCAACATCGACGCAGACAAGGCCGTGGACTGGACCCTCAAGGCCGCATCGAGTAACGAGATGCACCTGATGTTCAGTGACGTGGAAATGCTTGGAGGCCTCACCATCAAGGCCCTCAACGGCCCCTCCGCAGGTGACGCAACCGTTTACTGGGACGACCGTAACCTCACGTCCTGCCGCTACGTAGAGAACACCCGCACCCCATGGGAAGCGCTCGCAGGCGTAAACTCCGACACCCCCTCCGGCGTGCACGGCTGGAACGTGAACAACACGAACCCGAAGCTCCACCCCGAATGTGCGCTGTCAGAGCGCGGAACGCACGGCGATGGTCGAATCATCGATACCTGGGCGCGCTCCGGCGAAGCCCGCGAGTGGACTGGCACCTTCACCCCCGAAACCCCTTCCATCGCCCTGACGAAGACCGTCACCGAGAAGACCTACGGCGACACCAGCACCGAGCTCCACTGGACCTACACGGCCACGAACACCGGCAACGTCCCCCTGGTGAACGTCCGCATCATTGACGACACCTACGACGGCGGCTACACGGGCACCGACCCGAACACCGTCAACACCGTCACCGAAGCCTGCGCAACCGTCCAGCCCGGCAACACCTGCACCTGGAAGGACATCACCAGCCCCCTCGTGGACTCTGACTTCCCCGACGCTGGCAAGACCATTACGAACACGGCGAAGGCCACTGGCGTTAGCCCCGCAGGCATCCCCGTCACGTCCGACCCGTCCTCCGACTCCTCAACCTACGTCCCAGCCAAGCCAGCAATCGAGATCGAGAAGACCGTGGACAAGCCCGAGTTCCACTCCGGCGACAAACTCACATGGACGTTCACCGTGCGTAACACTGGCGACATCAGCCTGCACGACGTGACCGTCGTCGAGGACTCCTACAACGGCCACAAGCCCCTGTCAGCAGTCACATGCCCCGGTACGACGCTCGACGCAGGCGCATCCATGACCTGCACGGCCACGTCCGACACGAACGACGATGACATCCGACAGGGCGACGTGACAAACACTGCGCACGCAACTGGTATCTCCGACGGTCGCAACCACAACGTCGAGTCGGCACAATCTACAGCCAAAACTGTGGGTAAACTGACTCCCGTCACCGTCAGCCCGCGCCTACCCATGACCGGCGGCACCGGCATCCTCCTCATTGGAGGCATCGCCACCATCGCGCTCCTCGGAGTCGCAGGCATGACCATCACATACAAGCGTCGCTCCAACAAGGGCGACGAGAACTGACCCCCAAAAAGAAAGGAACCGTCTCCATGAAGACGACCACCCGATACGCAGTCGCATCCGCGACCGCAGCCCTCGCGCTCGTGAGCCTCATGGGCGCTGGCATCGCCAACGCAGCCCCCAGCCCGATCCTCGACGGTGGCCCCACCCAGGGCACCATCAAGATCCACAAGATCAAGGGCGTGGAGAGCGGCACCCGCGCCGACGGCACACCACTATCCGACCAGGCCCGCCAGGCTCTCGGCGAACCCCTCGCCGACGTGACGTTCGACCTCTACAAGATCGACGGCATCGACCTGCACTCCACCGCAGGCATGGCCATCGCAGAGAAGGCCGCGGACATCACCCTCACCCCGGAGATCGTCGCCTCCGGCAAGCTGTCCATCGACGGCAAGGACTACTCATTCTCCAAGACGACGAGCGTCACCACCAACGCCACCGGCGACGCATCCGCGACCGTGGACCTGGGCGTGTACGTCGTCAACGAGAACCTGGCGAACTACCCCGGCAACGCATCCGCAATCACCCCGGCAGCGCCGTTCCTGGCAATCATGCCGCAAACCAACCCCCGTAACCACTCGGACTGGATGTACGACCTCGACATCTACCCGAAGAACACGGAGAACTCAATCGAAAAGACCGTCAAGGACGGCAACACCGGCACCCAAAACCAGGACGGCTACAAGGTTGGCGAGAACATGACCTATACGCTCGCCTCCACTGTCCTCGCGGGCGACAGTAACGGTGACGGCCAGGTGAACGGCGCGGACCTGGGCTACTACTACGTCCAGGACACCCTCCCCGAGGGTACCGAGTACGTGTCCAGTAAGGTCTCCGTCGGTGACACAGCGCTCACTGAGGGCGCGGACTACGTGCTCTCCCAGACCGGCAACCAGCTCGGCTGGTCCGTGACATCGGACGGCCTGAACAAGCTCGCCGCCAACAGCGGCAAGAAGTTCACCGTCGAGATCGTCACCAAGGTTGTGGCGAACAACGTCACGGGTGAGCTGAAGAACCAGGCGTGGTTCATCCCCTCCAACGCCTGGCTCATCAACAACGGCAACAAGCCGGGCACCCCCGGCAACACCCCACCTGAGACCCCCAACAAGCCCCCGAAGTCGCCGGAGGTCGTCTCCAAGTACGGTGACATCGTGCTTAAGAAGACGGCGACCGACGGCACCGTGCTCGCGGGCGCGGAGTTCAAGGTCTACCGCGCCACGGGCGGTACCGTGTGTGACGCTGCCGCCGTCTCCGGCGAGCCGATTGCCACGTCGGCCCCCACCGACGCTCAGGGCTTCACGAAGGTCTCCGGCCTTCAGCTCTCCAACTGGTACAACGGCGCGGAGCAGGCTGACCTGCATTCCTACTGCCTCGTCGAGTCCAAGGCCCCCGAGGGCTACAACCTCCTACCGAGCCCCGTCAAGTTCGATCTGACGGTCGCCGGTGAGGTCACCGACATGGCCGCAGCGTTCGCCGACACGCAACGCGACGCAGATACCACGGACAATGCGGGCGGCTCCCGCACCATCGTGGATACGAAAAAGCAGCTCCTCCCGTTCACGGGTGGAGCAGGCATCGGCGTGATCGGCTCTGCCGCTGCCGTCATGGCGGGTGCAGCTGTGTTCTTCACCTTCCGTTCGCGCCGCAACGAGAAGCAGGGCGAGACTGCCTGACCTTCACCCCCCTCTAAAGCCCCGCGCTGACCGGCCATGTGCTGCGACGCGCGGGGCTTCCCCTATGCCCCAAAAACGACTACACAATACGGGACAAACAGCAGTAATTCAGCTGGAAAACCTTAGACAGATGATATTCTTTATACGGTAACGTCAATGCAGGAAGGGAACCCCATGAAGGCAGCAACCATGCGACGCTTCGCAGCAGCACTCATGCTCGCCGTCGCTCTCATGCTCGCCTACCCCACTGTAGGCACCATCTGGGAGAACCAGCAGGCCCGCGAAGCAGCAGCCCAGCAAGCTCAGCAGGTCGAAACCCTCAAGCGTCAGCAGCCCGAGAAGGTCGAACAGGCGCTCCGCAATGCGCACGCATACAACCAGTCCCTCGCAGGTGTCCCCCTCGCTGACCCCTACAGTGCCCCGAGCGAACATGACGCAGTCGCCTACGACAACTACCTGCACCAGCTCGCCGACACCGACGTAATGGCGCGCATCCGTGTCCCCAACGTCAGTATTGACCTGCCCGTCCACCACGGGACCAGTGACGAAGCTATGCGCACCGGCGCAGGCCACCTCTACGGCACAGCACTCCCCGTCGGCGACACGAATGCTCGCCCGGTCCTCTCCACCCACACAGGCCTACGCAGCGCCACTCTCTTCGACCGTCTCAGCGACGTGAAGGTCGGAGACATGTTCTACGTGGACGTGTACGGCGAAACCCTCGCCTACGAAGTCACCAGCATTGATGTCATCACACCCGACCAGATTGAAGCCCTCGCCCCCGTCCCCGGCAAAGACCTCGTGACCCTCATGACCTGCACCCCCTACGCAGTCAACTCCCACCGCCTCCTCGTCACCGGCGAACGTATCCCCTACAACCCCGCAACCGACCCCACTGCAACAACAACAGCGACTCCTGGTCCCGTCGAGTTCATCCTCAACACGATCACACCCCTGCCCTGGTACATGCGCCTCATGGGAGCCGTATCCCTCGGCGCTCTCATCATGGGCATCGTCATGGCGATCCCCAAGAAGAAGCGCCCACGACCACAGGGGGACGCATGAGTAGTCTCGAAACCCTCGAAAAACGCACCGTGAGCGCCCTGTCCTACTTCGGGCTCTACAAACTGCACCTCGCGTACCTCTACCTCACCTACGCGCAAACCCAACCGTGGACCCTCAACAAACGCGAGCTGCACGACGTGGCGCGCTCCATCATCCCCACCCTCAGCTGGAAACTCGACGGCACCGCCATCACCACAGCAGCCCACTACCGGCTCGCCTACTCCATCATCAAAGACGACCCCTTCATCGCCAACGACGACAAGCGCGTCATCTACGACGCATGGCAGGCCCTCCGCTGGCGCACACACCTCCTCGACCTGCACACCAACCAAGAAACCCTCGACGCAGACAGCCGCCTCGAACGCCGCAAAACCAACGCCCCCAACTGCCGATGGATCCTCGAGGCCCGCACCTTCGGACAAGGAATGCCCACATTCCATACATGGTGGGAACACCCCGACGTGCAAGAACTCTTCCACAACACCATCGGCACCACCACCCCCATGATCGAAGCCCTCGACGCACTACCCGCAGGCTTCGATATGTGGGTAGCCCTCGACGGCCAATTCTCCACCGGCCAACACACCCCCCTCACAGACGCATCCCTCGACTGGATGCGCACCCACGACGGGCAACCCTGGCAGAAATGGGCATGGGAACACTTCGCAACCGACGACACCCCCCTACCGGCGCGCCTAGACGAGAGCGAGTGGCGCTCGCGGGGCGGCTGGTGGACCATTGACCCCACGCTAGGGCGACAGATGGTTGCCTTCCCTGACGAGTACTCCACCCTCGAGCCCACCGACTTGTTCGCCCGCCCCCCATTCATCGACCTCGGACTCGCAGGCCCACTCACTTACGGGGACAGCCTCGCCCTCCACCTCAACGGCGACACCATCAGCATCGACGACCCCGACCTTGCGGGACTCCCCTCATCAGTCCCCCTCCCGCCACTGGACCAAATCACCGTCGAGCACGCCCCCGAGCCGGGAATTACGCACGCCACCCCCGGCCATGTCGTCACTTACACGATGACACCAAACGCCACCCTTGAGGAGTACTCCAATGACCTCTACTAGCATCAGCAGCGCGCTACGGATCTTCGTGCGACGCAACAAGTCCTTCACACTCCGCGGCCCCCAGAGTGTCCTCTCCGGCCCCGTCGTCCCCACCCCCTCCATCCCGCAGCCGCCAGCAATGGGGCCAGCCGGCCCCGGCAGCGCGCCGATCCCACCAACGCCAGAAGCCGCTAAGGATCCCCGCAACCGCCCCTACGGCCACGACAACGCAGCCCTGCGCTCCGAGTTCTACTACGTCGTCTTCCAAGGCCACACACCCAGCCCCTCGGAGCGCACGGCCCCCGACTCTCTCCTCCCCACACGCAACCCCGCCGCCTGGTACGCGCCCGCCCTCAACGCCCTCCACAACGCCCCCTACGCCTCCACCTACACGGACCTGTTCTCGTGGGTGGACCTCATGGAACCAGCACTCGCTATCGACGCTGACCTCCTCCAATGGGCCAAACTCCCACCCCAGGGCAAACAGCAGGCACTCACCACCCACACGCGCCGACTACACGCCCTCATGAATGCCGGGCTCCGCGTCGGAGCAGTACGCGAAACCCACGCGACAGGCACCGTGAACCTCGACCTATCTGCCTACAAGCGCCAGGGCTACTCCTTCGCCGAGTGGGCCGAGAACATGGCCTCCGGTAGCGCACACATCCCCCTGCCCCTCATCGTCGCGATCCTCAAAGCGCACCCCAACTTCGCCACCCCCCAGCAGGTGATCCTCCACCTACAAACCCAGATGAGAGTGAGTGACCTGTGATCAACGACTACACGACCCTATGGGTAGCCCCCATCAATGACGTAGGCCTCCCCGCGCGCGCCGCCGAACAAGAAGGCCCCCACGCCCTCGCCGAGCTCGCAGAAGCCCGCGACATCCTCACCCCCGACCCCGCGATCAACCCGAAAGCCGTCCTACGCCAAATCGCATGGCGCAAATACGAACAGACGTGCAGGACCGCGCGCCGCTACGGACCCCTCAGAAAGGACACCACCAATGGACAACAGCAACGATGATTTCTGGGATCTCCCAGTCGCCGACGAAGACACCTACGAGACAACGACACTCCCCACCGCAGACGAGCCCGCTCCCGAAGTGGAGAAGAAGCGCAACGCGCGCACCGTGATCCTCGGCAGCATCGCGCTCGCCCTCGTGATCCTCGTGTCCCTCGTGGTCGCTATCGGCCTCAAAAACTGGCACAGCACACCCGCCAACGCAGGGGCAGAAGCCTCCACGCCGCAAGCAACCATCGCACCCACAATCCCCACATCCGACACGACAGCAGCCCCACAGCCGGCACCCTCCCAGCAGACACCCACGCAAGACCCCGCAACCACAGCACCAGCCACCCCCGCGCAGCTGACACCAAACGCGACCATCGACCCCAACAGTCTGACGTTCGCACCGGCACAGCAGGCGCGCGCCGTCGTCATCGGGAAAGACATCACCGCAGCCAACGGCCAGCTGATCTTCACCCTGCGCATCAACATCCCCAACATCCCCCAAGCGACGCAGGGAGGAACCGTCGCATACGTCGTCACCAAGAGCCAGTACGACTCCTACGAATCAGGCTCCCTCATTGACGTGCAGTACCGAGTCGATCAGGACGGTCGCATCGCTATCGTCCGCTAACGAGCGCCGTACATACCAAACACGATCCCATAGGGGATAATGGAGATAAACACGCAGAAACTATCTCCGCACGAAAGGCCACATTCATGCCGACACCAATCACACCTCCACACATTGCCCGCTCGAAGGGCATGACGAAACGAGACGTGCTCAAGCGCGTCGAAGACGCTCCTGCCGCCCAGAACCTCAAGGCACTCGCGGACGAGATCTACCTCGTTGGCCTCATCACCGACCCATCCAAGGTGATCCCCGGCAAGAAGAACCCCGACGGCACGCCACAGCGGGGCACGGTCGTCGGATACAGGTTCCACACCAACGTCCCGCTGCGTATCCCCGACTTCGGAACAGGAGACAAGTTTCGGCGCGACGCTTACGCAGTCGAAGACCCCACACGCTACAAGAACATCGAAGCGGACACAGACTTCGACCTCACGCGAGGGGAACTCGCCGCATTCGCAGGAAAGGTCGGCACACGCATCACCGGCCAGAACCCGGACATCGACCAGGAGCAGGCTCTCATGGTCGAGGCGCGATGGGGACGCGGCTCCGGCCCTGACAGTCGCCCCAGCGCAGTCCTCCTGCGCCCCGACACTCGCGCCATGGGAGCCAAGACGCTCATCGGCCTGTATCCCGAGATCCCCGTCCTCAACTACGTCCAGACGGAAGGATACGAGGAAAGCGAAGGGGTTCAGTATTTCAAGGCCAAGGGCTATAGAGCTCTACGCCCCGAGTTCGAGGGGACCAAGTTCGCACCACTCGGCTACAACGCCGCCGACAACCCACCTGCCCCCAAGAAGAGCCGAGAGCAGAAGGTGGCTGAGGAATCAGCGAAGATGTCGAAGCTGTTCTCCGACCTCTACCCCGACAGCGGCGACTGACAGAGCAAGACGTATCCCCGCACGGTCGTCAACGCTCTTACCCCACACCCATCAACCGCAAGAAAGGAACGCCTGCCGTGAAACTCGCCCCCGCGATCACACGCGCTGCTCTGACATGCGCCCTCATCGTGGCCCCAGCAGCCACTGGAACAGCCGTTAGCGCAGCCCTCGCCGCCCCCACGCAGGGAGTCGTCGCCGCCTACGACAGTGACGCGAACACCAACACGCCCACCCCACAGCCCACGCAAGCGCCCGGCACTACTCAGCAGGGCACGCAGCAGACCCCCAACCAGCCGCAGCCCACGCAGGGTAGCAACGGCCCATCCAAGCCCCAGATCGACGTGACTACACCCGGCACCGATCCATTGGTCAAAACCGACCACTCGAAGGACAAGGGAAAGTGGTTGCCTAAATGGAGTGACGACGAAAGCCTTAAACAAGGCGCAGAGAGCGCCCACCCAGCCGCAGCTCTCTTCTCCTTCATTACTGGCTGGTTGCTCTCTCTTCTGATCGCGGTCTATGCGCTCATTAACATGCTCGGACTCTTCTACGTTTCAGTGAGTATCGGCTTCATCCGCACGATCCTCTCGGGCGGCATGTACGGCAACGGCACCGGAAGCCAGTCCGGCGCGAACTCCATGGGCATGGGAATGGGAATGGGCGGCAACCCAAACGGCGGCGCGAAGGCCCAGGGCGGTTGGCTCAAAAACATGCGAGTCGTCCCCGCTGCCGCCATTCAGGCCGTCGAGATGGCCGAGTCCGGCGAACGTGGAGGCCCCTCTGGCAACCAGATGGGCGCAATGATGCCTGGCAGCTTCGGCGGTGCCCCACAGCAGGTTGGAGGCAGCGCGAAACCCATCACGCCAATCCGCTACTACCTGCAAAAGCAGGCACTCGAACTCATCGCCCTCGGTGCAGCAATCATCCTCCTGGTCCTCTCTCCGGTTCTCTTCGACACCGGCATCGCCTTCGGAAACGGACTTAGCCAGATCATCTACTGGCTGACATCACAGATCTTCTAACCCGCTAACGGGGCGACGCTACTCCACCAAACAGCAGTGGGGAGCGTCGCCCCCGCACCCGCCAGAAAGGAAGCCCATGAGCACCTTCAAGGAAGTGTTCAAGCAGCGCTTCATGCCTAACAGCCTCCGCCAGGCTACCGAAAGCGCGCGCGTCTCCGCATCCACAGCAGATGCACTCCTCACCATGCTCAAGGAGCACGTCCCCACCAACGGAGACGTGCTCGAGTTCGACATCACCCGGACGGCAGAGGAAGCCGCCGTCATTCAGGCCATGTCCGACCCCAAGATCATGGCCACATACAACATCTGGCAGGACACGGAGGTACGCACCAAGTACTACGCCTCCATCAAGACCCTGGAGTTCGCATGACCGTCAGAACCCCCCGCATCCGACAGACAGCGGAAACATGCCAGGTCAGCCACGCCCTCGCACACGAGATCATCACCCGATACGGTGAATGGACAGCCAGCCAGGCAACCAGCGCCACCCAGCCGACCACCGTCAGCTACCTCGGCATCATCGAGTTCTCCAACGGCACCCCCAGCTACGGGTTGAACGAGCGACAGCCCCTCGAGGCCCAGTACGCAGCCTTCGCAGCCGACTACGACTACGACATTGAACTCGCCCGCATGGTGCTCGCCGCATACGCGAACGCCATCATCCGAGAGCTCGCCACGTCGGGGCGCGCAGTCCTCCGCGGCATCGGCGCACTACACGTCAGCGACACCGGGAAAGTCCGATTCAACCGGGCAACCGCCGTCGCCAAATGGGACGGCACCGACACGACGTTCCGCACATGCGTTAACCCTGCCTTCCGTCAGCGCTTCAACGACCTACAGGAGGCCACAGCCTAATGCAGGGAGCAACCCACCGCGCCGGAGGCGCAGCAGCGTGCATGATCGGCTACACGGCCCTCGCCGCACACCACGCGCCACTCATTGAAGCAGCCCCGCTCGCCTCACTGGTCGTCCTCTACCCCTTCGCCCTGTGGGGATCCACAGCAAGCGACCTTGACCACCACCCCGGCAGCGTGTGGGATGAAGTAAAGCTCGCCGGCGAACGCTCAGGCCACACGATCCCCTCCCAGGATCCCGTATCCAGGACAATCAGCCATATCCTGCACCTCACGCGACCACTGCGTGACATTGCGCCCCGTAAGTCACGAACGGCGCAGATACTCAGTATCCTTGACTGTAAGCACAGGTCTTGGCAGACCCACAGCGAGTTGCCATTCCTGCTCCTCTTCGGAGCACTCACGCAACTTAATCCACTCACGACCAACCTAGGGGAGGCTCTAACCCAGCTTGTACTCACCGGCATCATCATGGGCCTCATCGCCCACCTCACCCTCGACCTCCTCACCCCCGAGGGACTACCGTTTGCAACGGGACTCTTCATCAACCGAGTGATACTCAGGAAGAAGATCCTGCCTGAACGGATCAAAATAATCCCTCACGTCAAACCCCGACGAAAGGGCGAGCCCGGCTTCTTCTCCACTGGTGGCACTTGGGAGAAGAAGATCGTGTTCAACATCCTGCACGCAGTCAACCTAGGACTCCTGGGCTGGCTGATCTACAGGCTCGGAATCGCCCCGTACACATCGTTCCAGATCATCTGAATCGACACAGAAAGACACCGAAGAATGAAACTCTCCCCACGCATGGGCATGGGCCGAGCGGCACTCGCAACGCTGTTCCTGGCCGTCGCCCCAATCGTTGCCACCACAACCGCTGCGACAGCGGCTCCCGTCACTGCGCCCGCGAGCGCGTCGATCAGCGTCACTGCACCCACAACAGTCGGCGTGCTGCCCGCAGCCGACGGCAACGGCGCTGGTAACGCCACACAGGAGGCCGACAAGGCTCTACGTACCACCGTCGCTAAGGATCTGGCTGGGAACACCTACCAGCTCAGCGGCGGCGGCACCGTCAACGGCTCGGACATTATCAAGCCCGAGGGCACGATTAACCAGGCCATCTACGAACAGCTCACATCTTCGGCACAGAGCCAGTTCGCCAACGACCTGATGGCCAAGACCGACAGCTACACGGAGCCGACTGCTCAGGACTACACTCCGTCCCTTGCTAAGTCCGCTGGCGTGAGCTCAGAGACGAAGCAGAACTGGTTCAAGGAACTGCGCTCCAACTCGGGCCTCGGTTCGAAGCTCCTAACTTCGACGCTCGCTCGCGGCGTGTATGCCGACCTTGACGGCGGCGCGCGCTGGTTCGCGCCGTTCAGCGGCCCACTGTCCACCGCCCTGGGCTTCCTGGCTATCCTGATCCTCGCGGGGACAACAATTTCAGCGGTCATCGACCTGGCGTACATCAGCATCCCCGCGTTCCAGGTGCTTTCCGATGCCGTCGCCAACGGTGGTGGTAACGGTAGTGGCGGCGGCGGTGGCCTACGTCAGGCGAGCACCAAGCTCGTGTCCACAGCAGCCCGAAAGGCCGTCGAAGCTGAAGAGAATGGCCAGAACGCCGTCTGGGTGTACTTCAAGAAGGCCTTTATGAAGTACCTAATGGTTGGCCTTGCTCTGTGCTTCCTTGCCTACAACCTCCTCTGGAGCCTTGTCGGTACGGCCATGGACCTTGTGACCGGAAGCCTCTTCTGATCCGCTCGAGGGCAGGGGAGCAACATGCCAGCTCCCCTGCCCTCATCGACATCCACAACACGCACACGCTCACGCAAAGGCAAATGACCCAATGACCCCCACGCAGACACTCGCAGGCCCCCGCAAGGCGCTCCTGACGCTCCTCGCTACCCTCGTCGCGCTCATCCTCTCTGTCGGGCCAGCCTTCGCGGACGACAACGTGCGCGCCACCACCTACATCGCCAAGAACGATGTCAACATCTCCGCCATCGTTACCGAGGCGAACCGGAGCCTCAAAAACTCGCCCGAGATCATGGCCTACGATGCCAAAGAAGGATCCGTCAGCTTCGACTTCACGACGTACAACAAGCTCGACAGCAAGGACAAGCAGACCTTCATGCAGGCTGCGCTGTCGGCTACCAGCAAGAGCGGCCTCGGTGGGCAGCGTAAGTCCAAGCTCTATTCCTTCATCAGTCAGCAGGACGGCAAGGTCTCAGCAGCGGTCAGTAACCTAACGACTGACGCATCTGCAAACTTCTACAGCGCCATGGCGCTCCTCAAGCCCTTCACTGGCCCATTCAGCACATTCTTGGGGCTCGTCGCGATCCTCATTATCGTTTTCGTGACGACGAGCCTCCTCATCGACCTGGCCTTCATCGCGATCCCCGTGTTTCAAGTCGGCGACGCGGACAAGGGCATCACCCGCAGGTTCATCTCGTCAGCAGCCCGACGAGCGGTGCGCGAGGAAATGGACAGCAATAAGAGCGCCGTGTGGATCTGGTTCAAGCGGAGAGTCTTCGTCATGGCTGGACTCGCCATCGTGTTGGTCTACCTCGTGAGCGGCAGTATCTATGAGATCATGGGGTGGTTCCTCCAGGTCGCCGGAGTGAACTAAGAAAGGTTAAGTAAATGAAGAAGATCCGCAGCGTTATGCGCTCGACTGTGCGCCGCATCAAGAAGGCAGCGCCCCGTGTCGTCATGTTCCTCATGGCACTCGTCGTCACGAGCGGCGTTATCGTCGCCCCCGCAGCGTTCGCCGCCGATGAGAAAACCCCCACGGGCGGCAATGCGACGAGCCGTACCGCTGCGATCATCAACCTGGCGAAGAACCAGAAGCTCGCAGACACCAATGCCAGTAGCCTTAAGCCGGAAGAACTGCGGATCCTCGGCACCTTCGCATCGAACTTCTACGTGCCCTTCCAGAGCCAGTTCAACTACAACGGCTCGATCATGAAGAAGGACAGCGACGCTCGCGACGCGACACAGAAGTCCGTGTCCAGTGCACTACAGTCCACCGTCGGTATGAGTGCCGACTCTGCCGACTCGGTTGCCGCCTACATCATTGGCAACGTCTGGCAGGGCGGCACCGACCTATCCTTTGCATACTCCGACGGCGACTACTGGGACCAGAACACCTCCTGGACAGTCAAGGACTCCTACCCGACCGACTGGCGTTCCTTCCTGCGCATGGTGTCCGGCGGTAGCCTCACCAACCCCAACTACACCTTCCTCAAGGAAGACGACCCGGCGATGAAAGCCAAGTGGAACGCCCTCGTCTACCAGGTGGACGGCAAGACAGTTCCCGCGTTCGTCTGGGATCCCACCGGCGTGAACCTCACTCCCTCCACTGTCGCCCTCTACCAGGCGCTCTCCATGGCCGACCTCGGCAACGGCTACGGCTCTAGTCTGTTCGACCTCTCCACCGCCGATGCGGACCTCTCCAAGGGCGAAGCCGACGCATTCACCGACGGCGTGGACGCAACCGCAGCAGCCAAAGCCCTCGCCGATACCGCCCTCGACCAGTCCAGCTTCTCTGGCAAAATGGCGATCAGTCCCTTCGGTGACATCGTGTACCGCGGCCCCAACCACACGTGGGTCGCGATCCCTGCATCCATGAACCCCGGTACCTGGACCAAGGTGGACTCCTCCGGCACCAAGTATGGGCCTGCGAGCGCCTACAACACCGTGAACTTCCAGAACCTTGTCCTGTCGAACATCGAGCAGCAGCTCACGACTCCCTGGGAGACCTCGAGTGGCTACAACACGAACTACGCGACCACCAAGATCAGTGGCACCCTCGATGACGCGAACGGCTCTGGCTTCATGCCGATCTCCGGCTTCTTCGGCAAGACGCAGCCAGGCTCCGCGAGCAACACCACCGCCAACGACGGGTTCTTCACTGACTCCTGGACCACCACCAAAGAAAAGCTCGAAGAACAGCTCAAAGAGAAGTACAAGACAGCAGGCGTAGCCTCAGACGACTACGTGCACAACATGTTCGGCGGCAACAACCAGAACGCCTTCGCCGTCATGCGCTCCGCGACGCAAACCAACCAGTCCCGCTCCCCGTTCATCTACAAGGAATGGGTCGGCGCACACGAAGGACAGGCCTCCACGACCGTCTACACGACCAACAAGATGGTCGTTCTCGACGACATCCAGGCATTCAAGGGCGACGTGCCCGAAGACGGCATGTACCAGGATGCGATCACCGCTCCCTCCGGTGAGGTCTTCGCCAAGGCAGGCAACCTCGACAAGAACACGACCTCAAACGCCTGGCAGAAAGCCCTCGACCCCGCGTCGAACCTCGCCCAGACCGCAGCGTCAATGCCCAAGCCCACCGCCGTCAGCCTCTACGCCAGCTACGTCATGGCCGCATTCGGCGACGACAAGGTGAATCAGAAGATGGGCTGGAAGTACAACGCATCCCTCCCTGCCGTTAAGTCAGACGTGAAGCTCGAGGCCGACCCCGCGCAGGTGAAAAACGAGAAGGCCGATGCGATCACCAACTACCTGTACTTCTTCCTGTCCCCGAACTGGGAGCACACGAATTACGCGGCGCAGCTCATCACGAGCAAAATCTCCGGCCTTCTCATCCGCTGGCACGACGACATGACCGGCACCCAGGCCATCAGCATCGTCCAAGGCACCACCCGTTACACCGGCTTCGCGGGATACGTGTCCACACCCAACCTGCACGATCTGTCTTGGACCGACACCCTCATCAAGGTCTACAACGACTACGTTGTCTACGTCCTCCTCGTCATCCTCATCGTCCTGTGCGTCTACACCGTCATGAGCGTGATGAGCTGGAAACAGGCCCTCGGCTCCTTCACAATCTTCGTTGTCATCGCCCTGTCAATCTTCCCTGTCATCAACGGAGTCGTGGACACGACAAACAGGTTCAGCAACGCCGTCTACAGCCAAAAGTTCACGTACTGGGCCGTTATCACCCACCAGACGTACTCCACGGAGATCGACAAGGCCGCAGCAGGTGACGACTACTCGAACTACCTGCAAACCGTGTTCAACAACAGTGCCGACATGGGCTCCTTCGTGTCCGACGGCACCGACGGCAAGGCCAACTCGATCAGCAACCGAGGCGGCGAAAACATCCTCCTGAAGTGGCAGTCCCCGAAGAAGCGCACCGCTGTCGAATACGGCAAAGACCTCGCCAACGCCACACAGAACAGCCCCAGCCTCTCCAAGCTCCTCAACAGCGCCACTCAGCAGGCCTACGGCGGCGAAACCTACCTCGACGACCCCAACTCCACCTACCTGTACCGCTCCTACGTGGACATCTCCAACTCCTCCCGCTACACCTACCTCGGCGTAGCGGCCCGCGGCGACGGCAAAGCCACCGTCAACACCGACCCTGCCACCGACACCTGGCCGCAGGGCCTCAAGGACAGCTACGGGAACTACAAGGCGGACCTCGACACCTACATGGGGTCCGGCTTTGCGAACCGCCCAACCGGCGACTCCAACCCCGCCACCCTGTCCTACATCACGCCCGTCCTGTCCAGCAAGATCGTCGCCGACCACTTCGCCGACGTGAACAAGCTCGACAACCTGTCGTACAACGACCACGTGGGTATCCCCGGCGGCGCATTCCAGTTCAGCCTCGGCACCTACACGCAGGGCAAGTCCGCGCGTGAGCAGATCAAGACCGCCAACCCCGCCGGATACAACCCCGACGACGAGACGTACACGGATGCCGACTACAACGGCCTGGGAGCCTTCGCGCTCGCATCCGAATCCCCCTACTACCACTTCTCCTGGTACACCTACGACCACGGCCTCTCCGCGAAGAACAGCGCATCAGGCGGCTACAAGGACATGCTCCTGAACAAGCCCAATCAGGGCTTCTTCTACAACAACGCCTCCGGGGAGAACGAGGACGAGACCGCCGACAACGACGGCGAACTCAAGGACTACCTGGGCATGAAGGAACTCTTCACCTACACCATCCCCTACCTCAAGGCAGCTAACAACGTCGTCGTCGAATACGACAAGCGCTACAGCCTCAAGACCTACCCGAACCTCCCGTTCGAGCCAGGTCACGACGCAGAGTTCCGCGACGACCCCGAGAACCGCCAGAAATATTGGCAGAACGTCAACGTTGCCCAGCTCGCCAACATGCACTCCGCATGGGTGGACCAGCTCTACGACGCTTCCTACGCAAAGCAACAGACGATCCGCCATAATGGCAAGACCTACACGATCACCGACCCCCTCGACCCGGCCTCCTACCCCGAAGAGCGCCCCATGGTGTTCTCCCCCTCCGAGATGAACGCCTACGGCCTCACCAAGGCCGACCTGACGAGCGTCGAAGCGCGCATCATGAGCGTCCTCGAGAACAGCCGTAAGCCGTTCAACGAGATGTTGAACTACTACAGCTTCCAGGACAGCGTGCTCAACAGTGCGACCTCGATGCTCACCACGTTTGAGTTCAACCGGGCGTTCTCCGATACGGAGTTCTTCGGCATCAAGCAGGGCGTGCAGCTCTACCCGCAGTCCTACGAGCTCAAGAACTTCTCCTACGACTCCTACCTGCGTCTCATCCTGTCGAACAGCCTCCAGAAGGACGCTCTTGAGGCCGGCGACTACAACTTCTACAAGCAGGTCACGCAGGAATCGTCCATGACGACCTCCGTCATGCTCATCCTCACCGACTTCCTGAGCATCTACGTGGTCCCGCTCCTCAAGTACGGGACACTCCTCGCAATCGCCGTGTGCGCCCTCGTGTTCCTCCTCGCCGCAGTCTTCCAAGCGACCGACGGGAAACTGGTCTCCAAGGCGTCCAGAGCGATCCTCGCGCCACTGGGCAAGTTCCTCCTCATTACGCTCGGCATGACGTGGATTATCAGCCTCCTCATGGGCGATCCCGTCGATGGGGTGACCGGACAGCTCAGCTCGTCCGTGCGCCTCGGTGACCCAGTGTTCGTGCTCCTCGCGATCTGCGCGCTCAACGTCATCGTGTCCCTCCTGTACTTCCGCACCCTGCGGGGAGTGTTCAAGGACATGCGCCACTACGCCACGGCTGCGTACAACAGCGTCTCCGGCGTGTTCGGCAGCGCTCTCTCGAAGATCGCAGCAGTGGGCGGCATCGGCGCAGCAATGAAACAGGGCTTCTCCAACGCAGTCGGCGGCACCGTCAACGCAGGCCAGCAGGTCATGCAACGCCGACAGGACAAGAAGACGCAGGCTGCGCAGGACGAAGCCACTGCAACCAGTACGCGCCAGACGAAGATTCAGACAGCACAGGCCGAAGCCGAGATGCAAGAAAAGCTCGGACGCTCCGACCTTGCCGACAAGATCCGACGTGACGCTCTCACCGATACCGTCCAGTCGTCCAAGAAGCAGACTCAAAGCACTGCCTCCAGCATCAACTCCAAGATCAAGGCGGGCGCTAAGAAACTCGTGGGCGGCAAGAGCTCAGGGGGTGCGAAGAAGGGGGAGGCGAAGTGATTCTCTCCTTCCTCCTCCTGTGCCTGTCGATCTCTCTCAAGATCGTCGCCCTCACTGCTCGCGTCGGCTTCAACGCCGCCGTCGCTACAGCAGATGTCGCCTCCAAAGCCGCCCTCGAGGGGACAGCGAAGGCAACGGGCAGCGAAAACAGCGACACCACCAAGATCATTCGCATCGCCCGACAGGCAACCCTCGGGGCAATCAAGTTCGCCGCCCGCGCCGTCGATGCGCTCCTCAGCCTCGTCATGATGGGCTGGGTGACCGTCCTCGCGATCTTCGCTATCGTCGCCCTCGTCCTCGCGGGCGGCGGCTGGTTCTGGCTCACCAACCTGTCCGATAAGGTCTCCCCCGAGGTCATGGGCATCGGCAACAACGGAACCGTCAGTGCCGCATCCGCTGTCAACGCATACGACGGCGGTAACGGTGTCCCCACAGTCGCAGCCTCCCCCGGCCAAATCGGCCCCGCCATGCTCGCGAACGCCAAATACGCCATGGCGAACCTCCCTGCACAGGGCTACTACTCCTACGACTGGGGAGGCCGCGGCCCCACCGGCTACGACTGCTCCGGCTGGGTGAGCGCCCTCATCCTTATGGCCGGGTGGACCATGGACGACTCTGGCAACCCCGTACAGCTCGGAGCCGACCAGGACCGCATCGTCGTCGGACAGTCATCCTCCGCGCAGGTTACCAGCCTCCTATCGGCCAACAGCGCCTTCTTCGCCGCCCACGCCACCCCCTACAACGGTGACGAGTCAGTCCTCACCCCCGGCGACATCATCACGGGCCCCGGCCACGTCGGCATCTACGTCGGGGACGGATGGATCGTCCATGCCTCCGACTATGGCGCAACCGGCCTCAATGTTTCCCCCGACGAGTCCTCCGCAGCAACCCACGACGTTGGCTTCCAGAAGGGCTACCTCAACCAGTGGGTTACCGGCTACGTCCATTTCGGGTAAACACGCACCCACATACCAGCCTTTACCGTCAAAAACACAGTAAAATAGGGGCATGAGCACCAGAAACGACATGCGACCACAGGTGGGAGACGAGTCCATCTCCATCCCCCTGACACTCGACAAGCCGCAAGTGAACGGCAAAGAGCGGTGGCGCAACCGCCTCTACATGGCAGCAGGCGCAGGCGCAATCGCATTCTTCCTGGACCTCGCCTACCTGATCGGCTCAGGCGCGGGCCTCGGAGCCAAGCTGATCGTCTGCATCGTCCTCATCCCATCGGTCGCGTCGCTCATCATCCGGCACCTCATCCTCGAGGAACGCGAGTTCCGAGCCGACCTCATGGAACAGCTCGCCAACGACTACCGGATGGCCCTCAGCGACATCTGGGGCATCTACCGAATCGAGAACACGCCCCCCTACGTCTGCTACTTCAAGACCGGCGGACGCATGGGAATCTTCATCCACGCCAACAAAGGATCCCGCGTCGGAAACGACACCGCTCAGGCGGTCTTCGACCACTACGAGGGATACGCATACGCGATGCGCGAAGCCGGCAGGCGCGGCATCATGGTCGGCCACATCGACTACATGGGCAGCATCGGCAAAGACGAACGCATCGAAGGACTCAACGAAGACCTCGCCAATACCGAGAACCCCTCACTGCGCAACGACGTGCTACGCCCCACCTACGAAAACCTCGCAGCCCTCCAAGAACACGCCACCACCCCCGGCGACGTGTACCTTCTGGCCACCACCAAAGGCACCGGCAGCTACGAGGATCTGCACGAGGCAGCAATCGCCTTCAAGACTGCACTGTGCGAAGAGGCCAACTGGGCATCAGCCTCATACATGCCCCCGCACGAGATCGGTGCCCTCGCGAAGAAGTACTTCGCACTCCTGACGTTCTCCGCATCCGACGCGATCCGCCAATCCACAGGCCAGGTCAACTACAAGCGCTTCCTGCGCCCCACACGCATCCTCCACGCCGACGGCACCACCACCCCCATCCAGTAACAAACGCTCGAAAGGTTATAAGAACATGAAAAAGGCTATGAGCATCGCGCTCATCGTTGAGAAGGCCTCCGCAGACGCGCTCCTGCGCAGCGCACGCAAACAGGTTGACTCCAACGCATACGAGGTGTTCAACTCTGTTGTAGAGCTGAATGGACGCTACTCCAGCACTGACGCGAGCGCCATCGGCATCAACCGCCTCATCATCTTCGACAGCGATACCACGCTTGGTACCGGCAACCTCCTGGATACCAACCTACAGATCCTCAACATGTTCCTCGGCAAAGCCGAGAAGATCGAGAGCATCGCCCTCGTGAAGAAGGCGCGTGAGGACCGCATCAACCAGTATCGAGCAAACGTCAACCACCCGCACAGCCTCATCATTCCGCTGTCAGATAGACTTGAGGCTTCCTTCCTCGCTGACCTCCTCACGCTGTCGCTCAAGGACATCGCCGACACCTACACCGACACGCGCATCACCTCTCCCACCCTGACCTCGCAGCCCATCAGTGACGACCGCACCTACAGCGCCGCCAGCGCAATCCCCGGTGACATCCTCAGCCTTGGCGCAGCAGGCGCAAGCCACGCAGACACCGGCTTCTTCGACGACGAAAACCTCACCGTCGAAGACCGCCTCGCAGCCTGCCCACCACCGCAGCTACGCGACTTTCACCCGCTTAGCGTGCACGCCCCACAGCTCACCCCATCGGCAAACCCAGACATGCCGATCTTCCGCACCGGGGCCCGCGTCAACGCCGTCCTATCCGCTGACAGCCAGCAGACGGCCATCTACAGCGCTGTGCTCGCGGATGCCTACGCCCAGAGCGGCCACACCGTTCTCTACGTCGACCTCCAGTCAGGTGAGCACCCGATCCTCGCGTTCCTGGATAACGCCGACGGTTTCGCAGCCACACGCCCATCCATGAAGGAGAGCTCCCCGTTCCTCGACGGCGGCATCTACTTCATGTCCAACGGGGCAGCAGAGGACAAAAACACGAACCTCGACGACCTCGAGGCCGTCCTGCCATTCATCCCCTACTTCGACTACACGGTCGTTGATGTACCCCTGGAGACGACGGGCAAGACGGAGGCATTCCTGACTGCCCTCAACGATGCGCACCCCACCCAGACGCACTTCCTCGCACCCCAAGGGTCACCTGAAGGGTTTGCGGCCCTCCTGAACACGGTCTACGACTCAGACCAGATCAGTAACAAGCTCTGCCGCCTCCTCTCCGAGACGGCATGGCTGCACCCCGGCGGCGCTAACCCGAGCACCCTCAACTTCCTCGCCAGCGTTGCCCCCCGCATCGTGTGGGACCGCGACCCGTTCATCCGACAGATCGAAGCCCTCACAGGAGCGCAGCGGTGAAAGCCCTCATCTCCACGACGATCCAGCCAGACAGGTTCCCTGACTGGCTCATCGCCGCATCCGTCAGAGACTTCCTCGCGACAGTGCCGAGTGCGCTGACCGTCGAAGCTGTCGTCATCCACGACACGGAAGAAGAAGCGCCCGAAGCAATCGCCGCCCTCAAAGACCCGCGACTGCAAGACGCTCAGCTCATCTACGTCAATGACGAGCCAGACGTGGCACTCGCCATGGCCATCACCGGCCTGAATGGCGCGATCTACACGGACTCCTACCTCCTCGAAAGTCCAGACCTCCTTGAGGGGATCCTGGCAGCGGGAACCGACCTCGTACTCGCCGACGACGTATCCGGCGACAAGGACATCCTGCGCGCCTTCCGCGATTCAGTCCGCGAGGGGAAGACTTTGCCGAGCGCAGCCCTTGCGCTCATTGCGGAGTCTTCATCCAACGTTGTTGCCGCATACGAGCGCTCCGAGGAAGAGCGTCGTGAGCAAGCAGAGGTGTCCGTCGGGATCCTCAGCGACATGAATGACAGTCTCGCCACCCTGAAAGAGCACGCGCGCAGGTCCGAGGCAACGCTCAAGGCCGCTCGCGCTCAGCTCCAGAGCGCTCACACGAGCGGAAACGGTGGGCCGCGCATCACGAACTTTCCGCCGGTGGATTATCAGGGCAACAAGCCCATCTACAGGGTCAAAGACCTCGGTCATATGAAATACCTGACCAGCTTCATGCTCGGGTTCCGCGACTACCTCCAAGACCGCCTCAACATGCGGCCCCGCCTCATCTTCATCGAGTCCCCCTCCGCAGTGACGCGCACGCACTATCGAGAGTTCCCCTGGGTTGACGACTCCATGTCCAGCGACGACCCTGCGCTGCACGCCCCCGTGGTCTTCACGAGCAGACCCACCGCAGCGCTTCTGCACGACAAGCTCATCCAGGACAACAACTACAACGCCGTCATCTGCGTGGACCGCACAGTCCACAGTCACTCGCACATGGTGACTGGATCCGCGTCGCGGACGGTGTACGCAGCGAACGGCCTCAGCTCCGTCGCGGGCTACACCAACTTCCCCCTGGGACGACTCATCACCTCGCACACCCTCTACGCGGGCACTCTCACCTACGTGCCCATGTTCACCCAGTACCCAGAAAACGCCAACCGTCGCGTCAGCTCCTACGCTCAGCTGACCAGCCAGTACGAAGACCTCATGAAGGGCTTCGGTAGCCTAGCCGCCCGCTCATAAGGACACAACCATGGCAGCAACGAAAACGAAGAAGACCAACCCGCTCGTGCGTCTCCTTTTCGGAGGTCGCATCCACGAACCCGGACGACCCAAGAAAGTGGGACGCTGGGATCTGATGAACCGCATCGCCTGGTACCACGTGTGGGCAGACGTGTTCACGACGAACACCCAGATGCGGGACTCTCGCACATTCCCCGAGCGCGACTACAACCTCTACACGAACAACCGCGCCTCTTTCTCCGGCAAGGACAACCTCGTCGTCTTCCTGTCCTTCGACGGCTACAGCACCACGCTCCCCATGCGGTTCCGCGCCGAGATGCGCAAGCGCCTCCACCCCACGATGCGCATGTTCTTCACGGACTACAGCATCCCCACCGCAATCAACTGGGAAGACCCCAAACTCAAGGCACTCCTACGGAACTATCAGAACACCGCTGAGGAGAACAAGGGCCTCGGCGACAATGCCTTCGAGTACCAGAAGAATGCCACCGACCTCGCACGCGACCAGTGGCGCGAAGAGAGCATCGTCTACCTCTCCAACGCAACCAGCGCCGACCGACAGCTCGAGTTCTTCGAGTACCGCTGCCACGCAATCGTCATGGGCATCCGCGGCGAAGACTTCGACGAATCGCTCGAAAAGATCGAGCAGTTCTGCACACGCAACGGCATCACCGTCAACCGTGTCGTCCAGCACCTCGCCGACTTCACCGCTGCGTTCTCCCCGTTCAGCATGGACCACAGTCGCAAGTCCTTCGGTCGCGTCGGAAAGAACGTGCTCTCAGACGAGATCATCGCCCGCTTCACCGGCTACGACCAGGGCCGTATCGGCACACACGGCTCCTACATCGCCCGCGACGTGAACTCCGGCTACCCGATCCTCTACAAGTTCCGTGAGAACGACGTGGACGCGGAAAACTTCGTCGTCATCGCCGAAACAGGCGGCGGCAAGTCCTTCTTCGTGAAGAACCTCCTCAACGAGCTCATGAAGTACTCCCGCGTTCGACTCACCATCAACGACGTGGAAGGCGACGAGTACACGCCGCTCGTCAGCTTCTACGCCAACTACGACTCCTGCCTCATCCTCAACATGGCTGAAGGTCAGGGCAGCTACTTCGACCCCGTTGAGATCATGAGCTCCGGCGACCTCGCAATTGATGTAGAAAACGGAACGCATGGCCTAGCTGTGAACTACACGCTCTCCTACCTCAGCGCTCTCATGGGATCCCACCTCCACACCTACCAGTGGGCCGAAAGCATCCTCAAGAACGCCATCAGCATTGTCTACCGCAACGCAGGCGTGCTAAGTGACGACGAGCACGCATATACCTGGAAGAACAGCAAGGGCCTCACCCTCTACCACGTCTACCAGGTCATCAAGGACAGCCACGAAGCACTACGCACCGGAGTCGCTAAAGATGACTACCGTGCCAGCGACGAGGACTACATCAAATCCCTCACGTTCGTGCGCGCCCAGCTCGCCGAGTACTTCGAGCCCGACGGCTCCCGCGCCAGCGTCTTCTCCAACCGTGTCTCCACTGAAGACGTAGCCAATGCCCGCGTCGTCCTGTGCTCCTTCGGCATGAAGTCGAAGGCCACCGTCATGGTGGATGACGTGCAGCTTCGTCTCTCTCAGCTTTCTGCTGCGTCAATTCACCACGTTCGTTCCCTGACCTGCAAACGCGAGGGTAAGTTCAATCTCACCGTGTGGGAAGAGCTTCAGCGTTGGGCTGCTTTCCCTAGCGCCGCTGGCATTCTCGGCACCGCTATCACGGGTGGCCGCAAGATGGGCGACATTAACCTCATCATCAGCAACGAGCCATCAATGTTTTTGGAAGCAGGCTCCAAACTCAAGATTTTCGAGAACGTCCAGTCGGTCGCTATTGGCAGCATCGGCGATGCGAGTGTTCGCAACGAACTCGCTAAAAGACTCAGTATCGAATACCTCAAGGACGAACTCACGCTACTTGCCACAGCAACCAGCAAAACATCCGAAGACGGTCCAGAATCGCCCTACAAACGCGCGTTCGTTATCAAGCTGTCCACCGGAGAGGTTACCCTGGGGAAGGTGGCGCTCCCCGACGGTATTGCACAGTCTGAACTGTTCAAGACCGGCTCTGTCGAAGCAGTCGAGGACACCGCCATTGAGGAGACTACGAGCGCAGCAACAGCGTTCCAGGATCCCGACGACCTCCAACGCGAGATCGACAACCTCCTCCAACAGGGGCCACCGCTACGCCGACGCTCACGACGCACACAACAAGCCGCCGTCGAACCGCCGACAGAAGCAGCGCCCGCCTCGGACGGCTGGGACTTCTCAGCCCTCAATTAACCAGCTAGAACCAGAACCAAGGGAGAGAAAATGAAGGTTACGGCCTCCCCCTCCGGCCAGCAGCGCCCCCCACAGGGCCAGCAGGCCCCCACACCCGCCCCCCGTCCCGCGCCACGCCCACAGCAGGCAGCAGTGGCCGACAACATGCGTGACGAGGAGGAAGACCTCACCGCTTCTGAGCGCGTCATCAAGTTCGTGCGCACCAAGTGGAAGATCATCCTCCCCGTCCTCCTCGTCCTCGTCATCGCCGTGGTCTACTGGTTCTCGCACTCAGCGTCATCCGCGCGCGCGAACGAAGAGAGAGTCCGCGCCCTCGCGCAGTCCGGCTCCACCCCATCCGCGTCCGAGTCTGCGGGCCCTGACGGCGTTGACCAGCTCCTCATGAACCAGCAGCCCACCCTGCGCGAGAAGTACGGCACCCCGAAGTCTGGGTTCATCTGGGACGTGGACGGCACCCTCCTCTCCCTCGGTAACCCCGACACCCCTCCCGATGAGGTTGCCTACGCCTACCTGCGTGCCCTGAACACGTTGGACTTCACCACCGCCGAAGCTAACTCGCGTCGATCCTCCGTCACGACGACCTACGCGGACTTCTTCGACACCGACACGGCCTCCAGCACCGACTACAAGGACCAGTACCAGCGCGACCGCTACCGCCTCGGTCTCCTGTCCCTACAGGTCCAGTCCGTCACCCGTGGCGCGAACTTCTCCACCGACAAGCAGGTCTACACGGTGCGCGCCAAGATGCTCGACTTCACCAACAAGACCTTCTGGAACAAGGACCGAGACACGATCTTCCAGAACCTCCGCGACTACAACAAGGGCGAGGCCGACACGAGCAAGGGGGATCAGTACGTCTACACGTACATCACCAACTCCTACCAGCAGGCCGTCGATCACCTCCAAACCACCGGCCCGCAAGAAGGTGACGCTCCCATGCGTGATGTGACGTTCGATCTCACCATCCAGCGCTACCCCGCGCAGAACAGCGGGTGGCTCGTGTCCATCGACAAAGACCTGGACAACCTCCTGCGCAACACCGACGGCGTTGACGTGGCAACCTACATCCGCGAGCAGTACAAGGACGCGAACCGATGATCTGGTCAATCCTCACCATGCTCCTGATCCTCACCAACGTCGGAGTCCACTCCCTCAAAGACCTCGACGAGAAGTACCGCAACGGCTTTCACGCGATCTCCTGCATCGTCGCAGCCATCGCCCTCGTCATTGCTCTCATCACCGTCCGCTAACCTCACAGAAAGGCCTAAACGGTTATGGCCATCCCCACCAACGGCGACGACGCGCTCGCACGTTTCAACGCACGCAACCAGGAACCCGAGTTCGCGCCCGGCATGGGTGACGAGTCTATCTGGGGCATGGACTCCGGCCCGTCCAGCAGTTCCTTCGACGACCCCTTCGGTGTCCCGTCGCGCTCATCCTCGTTCGATAGCCCCTTCGGTGGCGGCGGCAATGACCCCTTCGGTTCCTCCCGATCCGGTTTCGGCGCGCCCTCTCCGTCGCCGTTCGGTGGCCCGTCCACTGACCCGTTCTCTCCCTCGTTCGGGCAGCAGGGCCCGCCGCCCGCCGCCTTCGGCCAGTCTGGGCAGCAGCCGCAGACAGCATCCGAGGCTATCAGCCAGGCCGCACATCAGGCAGCGTCGAAAGCCGGGCGCAACTCCTATGAGTTCACGAAAGCCGCTGTGGTCGCAGCGAAGACCCACACAGCAGCATCCGTGAGCGGCATGGGAGCCGCCACCATGAAGACCAGCGGCGTTATCTCAGTAGTGGGCGCGGGCATGTGGCTCCTGTCGAACTTCCTCCCAGCGCTCGCAGTCGGCTACTACATCTTCGTCGGCGCAGCCGTCTCCGCCCTCATTGGCATCGCAACCTTCGCCGGCGGCTACATCATCGACCAGAAAGACGACGTGCGCGAGCAACTGCGCCGCCCCGCCCCCGAGCCGGAACCCGCCCCCGTCATCGAGCCGCAGCCCCTCCCCGTGTTCGACGAGCCAGAACCCGCGAGCACCCCCGCCCCCGAACCTGAGCAGGAATCAGACAGCTGGGACTGGAACGACCTCATCCCCGACGAGGAACCCGCCAAGGACGTGGACTACGACTCCCTCGAGTCCGACCTCGAGAACCTGAACATGCAGAAGGGCACCCAGACCCGCCAGTTCATCTACGAGACCCTGACGAAGGGCCTACCGTCCATCAGCCCCAAGTTCGCAGACATGCGCAACCTCCGTAAAGGCAGCAAGGAATGGGCGATCTGGGCTGAGCTCATCCGCGACGCAGCCAAGCAGGTAGGCACCCGCGACGATCTCCTCCCCGACCTCAAGGATGCCTCCGAAAACCCCTTCATGTTCAAGCTGACGATCAGCCGCACCCCACGCATGAAGACCCAGGCAATCGCCGATGAAGTCGTCAACATCTACAAGTACGACGACAACGGCAACCTCGAATACCCCAACGCCTACGCCACCAGCGCCGAGTCCGGGTCTCGCGCGTTCATCAGCATCTACAAGGGAGCCAAGATCGACATGATCTCCCTCGCCGACATGTACGCCGCGTCCCCCGACACGCAGAAGTTCGTGCGCAACCCCAAGACCGAGATGCCCGTCGTTATCGGAACAACCGGCGACGGCAGCGTCAAGGCCGTGGACCTCCTCAAAGCCCCCGCCATCGTTGTCTCCGGTGAGCCTCGAAGCGGTAAGTCCTGGATCGTCAAGCTCATCCTCAACCAGATGTGCGCCTACATGAGCCCCAACGACCTGCACCTGTACATCGGCGACCCGAAGAACCAGATCAGCGAGTACGCCAATTACGACCTGCCGCACGTGCGTCGTAAGGAGTACACCGTGGACTCGGTGATCGACATGCTCCGCTACCTCGTCAACACTGAAGCCCCGCGCCGCAAGAACATCATGCAGCAGTACGGGTACGTCAATGTCCTCGAGTTCCGACGCGACCATCCCGAAGTTACCTTCCCGTTCCTGTACGTCGTCCTTGACGAGATGATGTCCCTCGCCAACGCCATGGGCAAGGAAGACGCTCGCGAATACCGTGAGCTCATCGAGCGGTTCGTGTCTGAGTTCCCGGCCCTGGGTATGCGCGCCATCTTCATCCCCCACCGAGTGAAGAATGACGTGATCCCCAAGAGCGTGTCCGAGCTGATCTCCGTGCGCATCACTGCGAAGTCAGCCAGCGACGCGAGCGCCGCCGAAAACCTCGGTCTGAACTCAGCCAGCGAGTTCCCGTACAAGCTCTCCAACGCTGGCGACGTGGCAGTGCGCATTGCCGACATCAACGACGGCGCGCCAACGTACCTGCGCGCAGCGGTCCTCGCCCCCGACACGAAGGGCATGGAACGTCTCGAGTCCTACATCGGCCACTACTGGGACAAGCTCGACCCCGTTAACGAGGAGGCCGAACCCCCGGCTCCCGAGCCGAGGCCAGCTCCAGCAGCCCCGCGTCCTTCTGGTAGGAAGCGCAGTAGCACTAAGGCCATGTTCGACCGGATCGGCGCTGCGCACGCGGACAGCTCACCCTCAACGCCCGCCCCGGCAGAGACCGACGCTTTCTTCCCCTTCGGTGACCAGGACGACACTGACATGGTTCCCGCACGCGAGGAGACTCCGGCGGGTGACGATCCGTTCCAGTCGGCATTCCAGGGCGACGACACGGGCGACGAGTCGGAACCGCCAGCGCTGAGCAGTGAGGAAAGCGCCAACCTCGACCGCAAGTCCTTCTGGGACACCTTCTAGGAGGCGTGAATCATGATCCTGGACATCGACCCCGAAGTCGCGCAGCAGCTCCAAGCCGCTCAAACCACCTACCACCAGAACCGGGTGATCGGCACCGGCGACTACGAAGCCCTCATGCAGGAGATGTTTGACGAGTTCGAGCAGACAGAACGAGAGCAAGGCTTCGCGTTTCTCTCCCACCCCCGCCCCATCACTCCGGCCACCCGCTCGGAGTACATCGAGCCGCTACGACGGATCCAAGGTGAAGCGCCCCTGACCGGCGATGCCCTCACGGCTCTCGTCAGTAGCTTCCCCGACTCTGAACTGGAGGCCATGAGTGCTGATCCTAACCATCAACGGCCAGCGCCAAGTGCTCCCGACCGGAAGGCCACCCGCAGCCGTGTCACACAGACCAAGGCGACGGGCAGCAAGAACTCTCGTCGTGATGCTGATGGTGAGCGTCGCCGTCACACTCAGCAAGCCCCACAGAGCGCCGCAGGGCGCACCAAAGGCCCAGCGGTAGCGTCGAAGCCTGTTCGTGCCGCACACGCGCCTACAGGGGCCGTCACGGACTCCGTGTACGAAGCGCCCGCCACCATCAGCGAGTTCCTGCGCGCCCACCCCGGCGCAACCTTTGAAGACACTATCCGATACTTCCCACGCGCCGCTGTCGAAAAGCAGATCCGCGTCGGCAACATCGTCAGCAGACAAGGACGGCTCTACCTATGACACCGGAAATCACGCGCGTGAAGATCACCCACATCCCCGACGACACAGCACGCGGGTTCCTCTGCGAAGCAGCCGCCTATATCGGCGACTTCCTCGTCATCACCGACATGCGCCTCATCAGAGAACCAGACGCGACCTACAGTCTCCGAATGCCCTCGCAGTACAACGTCTCCAAAGGGCGACGCTACGAGGTCTACCACCCCATCAATCGGGACTTCTACGCCGCCCTACGTGACAGTATCGTTGCCGCATACGAAAGCATGAAAGGCGCTCGCCCATGACGCACTGGTTCACTAGCGACCTACACCTTGGCCACGAGAGCGTCGCCCTCATGCACCGTGGGGCGCGCAGCGTCGAACAGCACGACCAGTTGATCGTCAGCAACCTCCTACGCTGCCTCCAATCCGGGGATGACCTCTACATCCTCGGTGACCTCTCGCTCGGTAGGAAACGCGACATCGACCATGCCGTCGCACTCCTGGCCCCAGTGTCCAAGCGTGTCGGTTACAAGCACATGCACCTCGTCCGCGGCAACCATGATCCGAAGGCCAGGTGGGCGACACTGCGCCTCGCGGAAGTGTTCTCGACGATCACCGACTCGATGGTCCTCCAGGTCGCCGACATGCCGATGCTCATCCTGTCGCATTACCCGTCCAGGCAGGTTGCCAACATGGTCGCCCACACAGGCGTACCCGCCGGGTGTTCATCCAACGCCTTCGACCCGAAAGTCCTCTACGGCAACTCACTCACCCGCGACGAGACCGATGTCCTCCTCTACGGACACACCCACGACCAAATACCCACCCGCCCCGAATGGGGCACCTTCGACATCAATGTCGGAGTAGACGCATGGGCCTACCAGCCCGTCAGCCTCGACCAGATCCGCGCCCACATCACCCCGAAAGGAACCCGCGCATGACCGCCACCCTCACCCCCCTTACTCCCAGCCGCCTCGCCCATATGAACGCCACAGCGAACCGTGCCTATGAGATCGCCAAGACCGTCTTCGGGAAGACCGAGGATCGGGCGCGCGAGCTTTACATCTTTGGGCTCCTACACGACGTTGGATACGCCTTCGACCCTGACGACCATGCTCACGCAGGCGGCAGGGTCCTCATCGGCCTGGGAGTTGCGGCAGATGCCGTCTATGATCACGGAGACCCCACCGTCGGCTACATGGATGATGAGCTCCTGATTATCAACGCCGCCGACATGACAACCTCACCGACCGGCGCGCCCATGCGCATGGAGGACCGCCTCAAGGACATCGAAGAACGCTACGGAGCCGACAACCCACGCCTCGCCCTTGCGCGCGAAGTCGCCGACCGCATCAAGTACGAGCTCGCCAAGCGAGGCCTACCAACATCCTGGCTCTGACCTCACCACCCCCTGCCGCATCTCGCTTTGGGAACGGCAGGGGGTTTCCCATGCCCCAAAACATGCTCACAATGGGCTATTTCCCGTGGTTTTGCCCCAAAATGCGATAAACTATGAGGGTAACGAAACGACTCACAGGAAGGAGTGAGCCGGTGCCCCTCATCACCGAGGTCGCCAAACGCCTACGCAGCGTCGCCCCCAAGCTCGCATCAGCCCTCCCCTCGCAGTGTCCACGATGCGAGTGGCCCCTCGCATCCAGGATCGACCTCGCAGCGATTACCTGCGTGAACCCGCGCTGCCCCGCAAAGATCGAGGACTACGCCTACAACGCCATTCAGGGGATCGGCGTTGCGACCGTCAGCCATGATGACGTGCGCCAGTACGTCGAGCAGGTAGGCGCTCGCAACCCGCTCTCGATCCTCACAGTGCAGCCAGGGGAACCTCTATACGAAGGCGCGGACCCTGCGCTCGCGGACGACATCAGCGAAGCAGTTGCGCTCGCGGACCTGACACCGGCTGAGTTTGTTGCCCTCCCGCATCTCCCCCACGTGGGCCAAGATGAAGCTGACGCTCTATACGCCGACGATGCGCCACTCGAGCGAGCCTACAAGCCCATCAAGGACGGCGGCGTGCCCTACGTGCAGGCCCGCCTCGCGATCCCCAACGACACGGTATCCCTACACGCTGGCCGCGTGTACGAAACCCTCCTCGAGTTCGAGGAAGACCTCACGACAACCTGGAAGCAACTGGAGAAGAAGTGACCACACCCCGCAAGACCCCCCGCAACCTCATCAGCGTCTACACGAACGCCGCCGGGCACACGTGCGTCGCCCTGTTCATCAAGGGCGTTAAGGAACCTGTCTGGTGGCGCGCATACCGCCCCTCTGGCGCGGAGAACGTCAGCCGCACCGGGGAACTCCTAGCAAAGCTCAACCTCGCGCTCCCGGTGCTCGCGAAGAAAGTCCAGTACCCGGTCATCTTCCAGGTGCGTTCCCCCATCATCGCGCGCATCCTCTGGGAAGGTCATCAGCCTGAGAAGTACCGGAACCTGATCCGGCCCCTCATGTGGCAAGGCATCGACCGTCTCCCTCAGCCCGTCGTCGAAGTGGCGATCAGAGCAAACCCGAAAGCCAAGGCACTTCTCAACGCCCCGCGAGAAGCCGAAGAGTACGTCAGCATCATGCCAGACGAACCCGACCAGCCAGACAGCACAGAAAGACAACACCCATGACAAAGTACCCAGACCTAGACCCGGACGTTCAGGTCACCGACATCCCCATCCCCCCAGCCCTCAAACGCGCTGGCTCCATCGTCAAGAACTTCTACACGCAAGCTCTTGATTTTGCTACGCCCATGAGCCGACGCGACTACTGGCCCACCGCAGGCTTCTACGCCGCTACAACCCTGATCGTGTGGTGGTGGTGGACAACCGGCCTCATCTACATCGCTACCACCCGCGGCGACTTCTTTCACAACCGCCACGAGGCCATCGCTCGAGCGATCCCCATCATTCTTGGGTTCTCAGTCTGGCTCATCATCCAGACGTTCCCGTTCCTCGCCGCTACAAGCCGCAGGCTCGTTGATGCGGGCTACCACTGGACACCATCGCTCCTAGTGGTTGTTCCCGGCGTGAACCTATTCATCCTCGCTGCGTGCGCGCGCCCCACAGTCGTTGCGGTAGATGCCGCTGTGAAGAAGATAGGGGAGGGCTCATGAAGCAGACAGAGACCGCCACGTACTATGACTTGGCCAAGCTCAAGGACTTCCTGCGTGAACAGCGCCTCAAGCAAGTCGCAAAGAAGGCAGCGTGAAGTACTTCCCCCGCGTGCGTCGCCCCAGCCATCACCAGGTCTGGGGCATCTTCGCTGACATCGACACCATCAGCAAGCATGTTGACGTTCCAACCGTCGAGATCATCACCAGCTTCCTCGCGAACCCCGACAAGGCAGTGAAGCTCAACGCAGCAGCCTACTCGCGTACCGTCGCAGTCAACGCTGGGCACAGGCAGCGCAGCATGTGGCAGCGCGACATCCCCCTCTTGGCCGATCACGCCAGCGACGGTAGTCCCCTCGCTGTTACCGCATACGGGCTCACGGAACACGAGCTCATCAACCGTGCCCCCGAAGCGTACAAGCCTGATCGACACTTCGGGATCTATGACGAAGATGCGGAACTCAGGCAAGAGATACAGGCCCTCACCGAGCGGTACGAACGCGAAGGCGTGAACCTGACCGTCATGATCGAGAACGCCTCCACCCACCCGGCAGCAGCGAGCAACCTCTGGAAGTTCATCACGAGGCATCCTCAACATCGAGGAATCATCACCCGCTACCTGGGAGCCGTCAACGCTCCCACAGAAAGAAACACACTATGAGCCCTAAGCGCATTCAACGTCAACGCACTCGCGGATGGAAAGCCCCCGCCGGGGCCGTCTACGTCGGCAGGGGAAGTATCTACGGCAACCCGTGGAAGGTAGACCCCGCAGCAGCACCACAGCCGGGGATCGTCGCCACCCACGAGGAGGCAGTCGCCCTGTTCACCAAATGGCTGCGCTCCACCCCAGACGGGCAGGCAGTCGCACGCCAGGCCCGCAAGCACCTCGCCGGACACGACCTCATGTGCTGGTGCCCAAGCAACAAGCCATGCCACGCCGACGTGCTCCTAACCGTCGCCAACCCGCAAGCCGCCAAGTCTGCGGTCCACGTAGTGAACGCAGTTCGACGTGAAGATGCCGACTACACGGCCTTCTTCGTCACCGAAGCGTCCATCGAAGAACTCGCAGAGAAGTACTACCAGTCGTTCACCCTGAACCGCGACCAGCATGGCTACTACCTATCCCTCGGACACAACACGGGCCTCGTCGCACGCCCCGGCACCGTGATCGTCGAAGGCCCCCACGGGTGGGGCGACTGGGAAGTCATGACCACAGACGAGTACAACGCTCAGTACGAGACGGTAGGAGACGCGCAATGAGACTCCCCCGCAGCCCCTACAAGCGCGCAGAAGCCGCCATCGACTCCTGGGACTACGAGAGCGAAGAAGGACAGGAGAAAGCCCGCACAACCGCCGTGTTCACGATCCCCGCAGCTCTCATCCTCCTCGTTATCGTCATCGTCGCTATCGTGATGCACCTGGCCGGGGCTTTCAACCCTGAGCGTGACGCATACCAGGAAGCCCAATCTCACGTCGAAGACATCACCCGCCGGTCAGAACGAGGCCTCGACAAGACCCGCACCGACAAGCCAGCCAACGGCGACACGACCGACTGGACGCTGTTCCCGTCCCTCCCCGACGGCGCAGCCTGGGACACCAGCAACGTCACCTACCACGACACATGCCTCTCCCAACGCACGCAGGTCCAAGACGCGCTCACTAGCCGCTACCAGTACCTCAAGACAGGCATCTACCCCGTCGCCTACGCGCCCACACTCACCGACACCCCCGCCGACTGCCCCACCAGCCTCGACGGGTACGTGTTCCTCTCCGACGGCGCGACCCCCGTCCTCTACGTCGCCCACATGAACGCCGGAACCCCAGACGCAGACAACGTGACGAACATGGTTACCGCCAACGCCTCCATGGCCACCTGGGAGGCCATGTTCCGCAGCCTCGACGCAGACAACCACCTCCAGGTCCGCAACCTCCCCGACGGGTGGGACATCGCCGCTCTCGTCTACCCGTGGAACCAGACCCCCACCACCCCCGTCGCATCCATGTTCGACCTCGCCACCCTCGGCGCAACCCCGACCCTCTACGTCGCCGGCTACCGCACCCCCACCCAGCCTGACGACAACTACCAAGCAGCATGGGCAGCAGCAACCGCCAGCAGCCCCGGCCCCAACCGCACGCCCCCACCCGTCACTGTTCTCGACGCGACACAGGCAAAGCCGCTCCTAAACGGCCAAACCACCTGGTTTGCGACGCTCCACAAGTAAGCCAAGCAGAAAGGACACAGCCACATGCTGCGCAACGTCCCAATCAACACGAGCGTCGGCCCACTCGTAGGTATCGCCGCCGACAACGGGGTCGTCTACATCAACGGCACTCCGCACGCGCTCACCATGTACGCCTACGACAAGCAGGCACCCCTGTGCGTCATCCCAACATCAGGCACCATCGTCCGAGTCCCCGACGAATACCAGCCGCTCCCCGAGACTTTCCCCGGCATCCCCGAGACACTGAACATCACTCACCCAGACCAGTGCATCGGCTTGCCCGATCCGATCCCTGGCGTGTTCATCATCGTGTCCCGCGTCGCCGCTGAAGCCCTCAAGATCTACCATCGCCCAGACATCCGAGTCCCCGGCGAACCAATCCGCGACCGCAACGGCGTTCAGATCGGGGCCGTCGGCATCTCCCACTACGCCTGAAAGGCCCCACCGTGTACCACGATCACATCCCCCACAATCGCCGTCCCCTCGAAGACCTCCTCAACGGCAACATGCAGCTAGGCCACAGTCGCCACCCCCAGCGGGCAGGCCTCCGATGGGCGGGCCACGACGCGCAACCCGAAACCGTCGTCCGTATCGCGGAAGTCTGCGACAGCTTCATCCTGACGTGGACGAACATCTTCCAGATCGGCACCCCACGCGAGCTCGGACTCACCGACCTCCTCTCCAGGTACATCAAGCCCGGCAAGCAGTACGAGTACCGCGTGGACTTCATGCACCCGGACTCGGTATTCCTTATCGAAAAGGGGAGTCCTGACGCGCTCGTGGTTGACCTCGATGGCTCCATCGTCCACGCACCCGACATGCCCAAGGTCATCAAGGCCGTCAACGTCATCGCCAACTACCAGGCAGAGCATGAGCCGTTCAGGTGGGCGGGTGGCCTCGACACTCAGGCAAACAGCGCGATCCTCGTCTCCACCAACGCGCTGCCCATCTCGCGCCTGCGCACACTCCTCACGGAGGACGTGTCTCTCCTGGCCCTCCTCATCTCCCAGATTCGCGACTACCACAAGCTCCAGCTCGGCTACGACGACACCTCAGCCTGGCTCAGCCCCTCTAGGAAACGTCCACGCCCCCGCATCAACCCAACAGGCCTCTACCTGCCCAACCGGGCTCGCTCGAGCGTCCTCCTCACGGTCGGCACCAAAGGCAGCGGAGCCTGCCCCGCATACACAGGAGAGCACGCCCGCCCCACGCACTGGGCTGAAATCATCCTCGAATACGGCCTCGACCGGGCCGTCAATGGCCAATACGGAAACAGGTATCCACTATGAGCAACAACAGCACTGAGATCCCCTACGTGGACCCGGAAGCGCTCGCCCCCTACTGGCGTGAGAACACACCCATCTGGGAGGGTGACCCCACCAAGACCTACACCTGGTGGTGCATCAACGCCCACACATTCAGGACGACAGCCGTGAACGCCTACAAGATCGTCCTCGAACGAGGTGGGCAGCTCATGTGCCAGGCCTGCATCGACGGCCTCCCAGTCCCGCCCGCGTCGTTCGACTCCATGGGCTACAGCGCGGGAGCGTGGTGACTCATGGCCGGTTACGCTGACGATTGGTCGATGAGTAACAACGCTCTCGACGCATACGACCGCGGCCTGCGCCCCAGGTCCAAGTGGAGCAAAGCTGACATCCTGGACGCGCTCCCCGCCGAGGCTCGCACATACCTGAAGCTCGACGGCTACCCGCTCGAGTTCCTACGCGAGTACTTCCTCTACCCGGAGGAGTGGCATCACACGTCGAAGCTCTACAACAGGACCGAGTTCTTCCGACCAAGACTCGGCTCAGACAGTGACACACCCGAGGATGTGCATGACCTCTACCTGCACTGGCTGCAACGCCAGCAGAAAGCCCAGGCAGCGAAAACCGCCGCCCCACGCAAGGCCCGCGTCACCTACACGCACTGGATCGACAAGCGACACTACAGGACTGTCACCGAGTACGCGCTCGTTCGCGGATCCTGGATATACACGCAAAGCGGCCTGCGCAAACGAGCCGACGGCACCAACATCCGCATCGACGAAACCTACACGCGCGCCCCCAAAGGTACCGCCCAGATCTTCCAGGAGATCGAACGCCGCATGAAAGGAAAAAGCCGCACATGATGACCATTGACGAAGCGCTCGACGGCATCACCAGCGCAACATACACGCGCTGGATCGAACACCGTACCGAGTCCGGCAACTGGTCGCGCGTTCGCCACCAGGAAACCCAGTGCACTCTCGACCCTGCGCAGGTGCGGTATCTCGTTAAAAATCCGCTCCCCGACGAAAAGCGCCGCTACCTCCGCAACACGCCACTCCCCGCGCGAATCGTGCTCGAGCACGACGAGCACACCCGAATCGTCGGAACTGTCGAATACGACAAATTAAACGAACGCCGGATGACGCGGTAATCGCCCGCCGTGTCGGCGCACCTATATGCGCATACAGGAAACGCAGATAGTATCTGCATGCCCGCGAAAGGAAGGACCAAAGAACATGGCGAAACGTGAGCTCGTCGCACCGCCAATCGGAACCATCTATCGACTAAGCCGCTCTAAGTGGTACACACGCCTCCGCGAGGATGAGTACTGGCAGGTCGAACGCCGCACCGAAAAAACTGTGTGGCTACGCCAACTCGTCACCGACACAGCAGGAAAGCCAGTACTCGGCATGACTCGCACAGACATTCCCCTGCGCCAGTGTCGAGTCCTCCAAGATGCGTGCCTGTGCATCCGCAAGGGCGTGTACACGGACCTGTACCACGACATCTACCAGCACGCCAACTAGCTGAAAGGAACCAGTGAAATGTCAGCCATGCGAGGCCGTTTCACTATCCCCCCAGTGGGAACGATCTACTGGTCTCCAGTTGGGCGCGCGTGGAAAGTCGTGAAGTGTACCGAGAAAACACTCTGGCTCCAAGAAATCAAGGTTGACCGCTCGAGAATCGGCCCCCCGACGCTCGACTGCTCAACCAAGATCGGGGACGTAATCATGCGCCGCATCGACAACAAAGGCGTGATCCGCCCCGACGCAAACACTAGACTCGGGCTGACCATGAGCATCGTGTACAAGCCTGAATAGGAACCTCTCATGGATAAGCCCAAGCCTCTCATGCCGGTTGAAGCCATCGTCCGCGTCTCTGTTCCGCGTGAAGGCATCTACTACTACGAAGTTGTGCGCAGCGCGCCGAAAACAGTCTGGCTGCGCCAAGTGACAACCGTCGAAGCGTTTGTCCTGCGCACCTTTGACTTCGCTCGCATCCCCGTTCAGGGAGGCTTCGTCAACGACACCATCACCCCCTGTCGCCTCCACAAAGACGGCAGTCTCTACATCAGGGGACAGCGAGTGCGCCAATACCATGGCGAAGTCCACGATCCCAGATACGACAGCTAACGCCCAACCAACGAAAGGAAACCCCAATGGCCACCACAACACCCCAGGCCATGCCTGTTGGCACGATCCTCCAAATGAACCGCTCGTTCTACGAGGTCATCCGAGCGACAGTAAAGACGATCTGGGCTCAGGAACTCCAAACAGAAACACGGAGAGATATTGGAGGCAACTGGTTCACTCTCCCCATCCGAGGAGTCTACGCGAGCGACAAGAAACTGATGCGCCGACCCAGCTTCATCGAAGGCTCCATCTGGTTCGACAACGACAGGGCCTACATCTACGAAGGTGGAGTCCTGAATCCGCCAGGATGCGCGCGATGATGCTGTTAACTCCAGATGAGCGGACCCCTTGACTGGACTGTCTGGGCGTTTTGCCTGTATGATCGGTCTGGCGGTGGCCTTCGGGTTCCTTCCGCTTTCTGGGTTATGGACCGGCCTAAACCTCTCCGTGTGGGTTTGGGCCGGTCCTGTTTTTGTGCCTCCCCCCTCACCCCCCAGGTGATCCACTTAACCAAATAGTGCGATCAATACGCTTGCGCACGCAACAAAACCGACTAAACTACCAATCAACCCCAGAAAGCAAACAGACAGAAGGAACCAACAATGAAGTCGCAAATCTACAGCTTCATCACGGGCGCACTCACCGGCCTTGCCCTCACCCTCTACGTCCTCATCTGGACGACCGCCACTGGCGACGGCAGCACATGGGACTCCGGCCTGGGCATCGCCCTTGTGGTCGCCATCATCGCCCTCGTCGGCACCTTTGTCGCCCGAGACTACATCAAGGAGGATGTGCACAATGCTGGCAACAACTGACACCCCCACCGTTGAGGAAGCCCCGACGTACACCGTCATCATCGGTTCTGGCCTCCTCGACCAGGAGATCGCATGGCGCTACGACCGAGCCCCGCTCACCCCCGCGGCCATCGACGCAGAACGCCAGCTTCTCAGCGTGTACGCGGATGCGGAACTCGACGGCGACCCCCTACGCTCCCCCGCAGACCTCATCATCCTCCTGGGAGCCGCAGCAACCGTCCTACGTGCCGAAACCACGACGCTTGCGGGAGAGGGCCACTACCAGGTGCTCACGCGAGCCCTCAACGGCTATAACGCCGAAGACGGCAGTGCTGACGACTGGAACACCTGGCGCACCCCCACCGCCACGCCAGAAGCCCGCATCGACTCGCTCGTGCGCATCATGGCGCACGCCCAAGCACTACTCAACGAACGCCGCTAGGAGAGAACAATGCCAAAAATCTGCTATTGCAACGATTGCTGCACAGCAAGGGACACGCCCATCTCAACGGGCAAGGGCACCGTACCATACGGGAGCCTTCTCGTTCGAGGCACCACCATCCGAATCGGAGACAACACGTATGTCTACGACAACAAGATATATCTTCCCAATGACCTTGATGGATGGTGGTTAGATAAAACCCGCAGGATGATCGGCGCTCACTACTTCCTCGAATATTACCTGACGGGCCACACCGTTGAGGTTCTGGATCACGGCTCACGCAGACGTTCCCCGCGCGACTAAGGCACTTACGAGTGATCGCCAGCACCGCTCTACACGTACCGCCCATCAACAAGCATTAGCTACGCCACTAACCAGCTACGCACGCGAACAAGAAAGAAAACACTATGGACAACTACCTGGACTCCACGAGCCCCGAGTACGTGCGTCGTATGGCCTCGGCACTCAACGCTAAGTGGGAGGCTCTGGCCCCTTACGTCACGCCGGGGGCACGTGTCCTCGACTACGGATGCGGTATGCCCGTTGAGTGCGGTATCCGCGAGCGTGTCGAAGATGCGGGCGGTGTGTACGAGTGCCACGACATCAGCACCACTGTCGAGACCGCCATGCGGGACGCTGGAGCCACCTTCCGCACGAAGGAAGACCTCCAAGAGCGTGCGGGCGGCTACGACGTGGTGTTCCTGTCCAGCGTCGTGCACGAGATCCTGAAAGAGGGCAACGGAGACAGCTTGAAGGAGCTTGAATTGATCCGACAGCTGGTTGCGCCTAGCGGCGTGCTCATCATCCGCGACTGGTCGGGGGCGAGGTTCCAGGTGGAGGAGTTCAGCAACTTGAAGTCCCTCAATGTCGTTTCCGTAGACGCGATGCGCGAAGTTCTTACCTGGGTTGGGGCACTCACGATCAACAAGATCATCCATTTCAGGGGCGGAAACGACTACTCCGTGAACTGGGACCGCCTCAAGATTGAAGCGAACCCCACCAATCTCTACGAGATCGCCTTCCATTCCGTGTGGGGCCTCGACAGCCTCCCTCGGGAGTCCATAGAGTCCTACAGCGGGACGCGCTCCATGCTCAACGTGGTTATCAACAGGTGGGGCGAGTACGTGCTAGAGCGAGAGTACGACGAGTGGGACGAAGGCTACCTCAAGCACTTCCAGCGCCTCTACGACGTTGACCGCCTGCCATGGCCGACGAAGACCGTCTTCGTCCTACGCCGCACTAAGTAGCCACAGCAACGCTCACCCAACGAGCACACACACAACGAAAGGAGACTCGTCGTGATCCGTTTTCAGGTTGAAGCCTTCATCGGAGGCATCGTCAACTCTGAAGCTGCCCATCAGGCAGGCCAGAAAGTTGCTATTCAGACGCGAGAAGTACAAACCATCTACCGCACCGTCCATGCTGGTGGGTTCCTATACCCGCCCCTTGTCTCCGTTGGTGATCTCATCTACCAGGCTTCCGACGACACGGTAGATAAGAAGTGCTGCGTGGACATGGGAGCAACCCACTCGCATCTATCCGGCACCTTCGGCAGCGAGGAGGCGCGCGTAATCGGCGACCTTCTCAAGGAGCACTTCGTGGACACGAAGGTCGCCCGCATCATCAAGGTGTATGTCACCGTCTTCACGTCTCCTGAGAGTCACAGCGACACCTACACGGAGGTCGTCACCTACCAGATCGACCCCTCCAAGTGGACCCCACGCAGCCACGGTGTCACCACCACGACATACAAGATCCCCACCCTCGGCCTCGAGGACTGACGGCCTACCGCAAGGAAAACAACATGGTGTATTGCATCTCCGCAGAAGCACGCCTTACCGGCCCCGCCGAGAATATCGCAGCGGCAAAAATGATGGTCGCCAACTTTCATTTTGAGCGTCCCGCGCGCCGCTACACGGGCCCGCAGTTCAACATCTCCTACGCTGCTATCGACTTAGCACTTGAAAAGGTCGCAACAGAAGATGGATGCGGTATTGCAGGTGCCACCCTCAATAAGGGATCAGGGTATATGCAACATTCAACTATTGATGCAAGGGATCTGATTGATAAGAGCCTGTTGCGCCCTATCGCAGACCTTGCGCAGAACATCTTGCTGAACACGGGTTGCACGTTGAATGTGGTCGTCACTCAGGTCACGGGGCCTGGCGCACACACCATCAGCCGCATCATCACACACACCATCCACCCAGCAATCACAAAGTACCATCGTCCGCTCCGAGAAACCGTTACCCCCCTACCGACCCTCGGAGTGGAGGGGTGATCCCCTTCGTAGGAAAGGAACACGTTCATGTACCACATCGCAGTAGAAGCGCGCCTCACCGGCCCAGAAGCGGGGATGCAAGCTGCGTGGCAGCTGATCGCAGACTATGCCATTAGCGAGCCTGAGTCGCTGAGCCGGAATGAAGCGCACATCTGCCTCGTGAACGCCCTCAAGAAAATCATCATGTATGGCAGTGAGGGAGTTGCTGGAGCAACAACCATCTCTACTGGACACGTCAAGGGGGCGACTGTGAGTGCCAGCGATGTGCTGACCAAGGAAATGCTGCGACCTCTCGCGCAGCGCGCTCGAACCATCCTTGACGCTACCGGCTGCACGTTGGACGTGCTGATTACGCAGGTCATGGGCCAGGGGCCGTACACGGTGGATAAGGTCATCGTTTACAAGATTTGCCCCAAGCAGCCGAAGGGGTTCCACGTCCTCACACAGAAGGTCATCAGCGTTCCAACTCTCGGCCTGGAGGGCTGACATGGAGGCGACGAACGGGAGTTTCTGCGTCGAACTGTGGAACCGTAGCTCGGGCGACCACATCAACGTGAACGGCGAAGGAGACGTGCGGGAGATCCTGGAGTACTGGTTCCAGGACTTCATCCCCTGCGACGATCACGCGCGCCACTGCATCGACACCCTTGAGGAGTGGGCACAGTCCCCACGCTTCGAGAGAACTCCCGAAGTCGTTGCCGCCGAAAACTACCTGGAGGTAGCCGCTCAGAAGCGCCTCGTGCGCCCATCAGTCCTCCTGATGCTCCCTTGCAAGCCGTCTCGTGAGAGCATCCACCTCATCACCGTCGCCGACAGTGATGAAGCCGTGCAGGAGGCGTGCAGGGTCTTCGGGCAGGACGAGGCCACGTCATGCTTGGCCTACATCGAGGCCGTGGACGGACGCAGAGCCATGTACGGGGTGCGAGAAGCCGCTCAACGAGAAGATGACAAGCTCACTGCCCTCAGCGTCATCTTCGACGGCTTCACCCGCACCCACCAGGCCGCACACGAGGAACACGAGCTACGCCTCCAAGCCGTCCGCGAAGCGCGCCTCCTCCCCCCTCTCGTCATCAAAGCCCTACGCGAAGCATCGGCCACCCCCATGGCCGTGTGGGCCGACATCACTGGCGCGGGCTCCACACGCGACGCAGAACTATGGGAGGAAGGGAAAACCACCCCATCACCCCAGTCATGCGAACGCATGTGGGCACACTGGCACACCTGGGTCCGAACCAACGCCCCACTACTCGGCATCCCCGAAACCACCATCGAAACGGCCATCGCCAAAACACCCCTCCTACTCCCCGCCGACACGCCCGCGCGAACACTCGCACAGTACGCGCTCATGCTGCACGGACAACGATTCACCCTCAACCCCGACATGGAAGCGTAACCAGAAAGGACAAACCCCTCATGTACAACCCCAACGCCCTAGCCCAGACGCTCGAAACTGCGTCCACAGTAGAGCAGACCCTACTCGACTTCCTCCGCGGCCCCGACGCAGCACACCGCATCACAGACGACCAAATCCGCGCAATCACCGCATCTCCCTCATTCACGCCACGATACGGGAAGCCCTACTATTACGACATCTTCTACGCAGGAGACATGGACACATTCCTATTCTTCTGTCCATACGACTCACAACACAACGACCTAACAGTCGGCTTCGCTGCAAGGGTATTCGTTAGCCATGCGGAGGGCGATAAACCAGAAGCCACCATGCGCGAAGCATGGCTTTCAGTAGGTGATGGCGAGCGCGTTTCTAGTCGCCCACTCGACTACGACACTGCCTGCGACATCCTACAACTCGAAAAAGCAGAAGAAGACGGCGAGTATCTGGACGTGCGGACCTTCTCCGAAGATTCTGATGTTGCAGAGTGTTGGAGCAACGAATATGCAACCGCTCTATTCCACTGGAAGCGTCTGAAAGGCGACACGGTCGCCTTCGCTGCCGACGGCAGTCCTGCAAGTGAGGAGCTAACACTAGAGTATGTGAACGCCATGCTCGAACAGCATTACCAAGGCGCTGTAGCACCACTCAGCATCGAAGAATATAGCGAGCGAGACGCTGATGCGAGTAATGGATCAACTGGATGGACTAAAACGGAGCGTTATAACAATGTCCGCCGATGCGTCTACTCGCCAGAAGCCAGACCTCGCTCAGTTTGTGAGAGTGTAGTAAGTGCACTTGCAGAACTCGGAGAACCTGCCACATCTCCCCTCTCAAAGGCTGCGCACGCGAAAGCGCATAGCTTCGTGGTAGAAGAAATCATGAAGCGCGCAGAAAAGGAGGCGGATCCAACGCGGGCAAAGATTCAAAGCATCATCGACAACTCAGACAGTTACAACTCGTGGATAAGGAAAGCCGCACAAAGAGTTCTCGAGTGGGACGACGCGAGAGAACGTAAACTCGCAGAAATTGTCACATCGCCTCTGTCACTCGACGAAACTGGCAGACTTTGGGATAAGCTCTCCACGTTCAGACCCTACTACAACTTCGATGCGTTGAGTTGGGAAGAGGAAACCGACTTCGACAAGGGGACCGGACTCTGGGATGAGAATGGAGAGCCTTGCTACCTGGCCGCAGATTTAAGTGATATTTGGGGTTTTCTTAAAAGCCGCGTACAAATGTATGTGAGAACTGCGCAGAACAAGCGCTGGGGTGAAGCAATTGAACACGTAAAGTCCACAGCGGGAGCTGCAACTCCGCCATTTTGGCAGAACGAAGTAGCAGAGAAACCATATTGGTTCCACGTAAAACAGGCATTGAGAAACAATACCCACATCAAGCAGCAATTCGACAAATACGACAATCTGCCTAGGCGTATTCAAGAGTTTTTGGGCGAGGCGGAAGGCTATCTGCAAGTGTGGGACGAAAGAACAATGTTCCACTCAACGACGGATGGAGCACTGCCTTTTGCCTACTTCCCTGATGTATCGCAGGGCAGAGTTTTGCGAACCCGTGAGGAAGATCCCGAGCGTCCAGTCATTGCAGGCGAGCAACGTGCACGTCTAAAAAGCGCGCATGATACGTGCAGGCGAGAGATGGATGCGTTCTATGCGCTCACTACGAATAAGCAGTACTTCGGACGTGTAAACAACTATAGTGACGATTCCTACGTAGTGCCGCAGCCGCTAGAGTTCCCAGAAGTGGCCGATCAGGTCAAGAAGGTGCTGGAGGCTGTGGAGTCTCTAGCCGAAGTAGTGAATGGCTACTCGCCTGCGTACATTCAGATTGATGATGAAGGTGCCCTAGCTAAAAGAGACAAAGAAAATGCTTTGTGGGAGCAAGTTCGCCGCACCGTTGATGCGGTTAGCGAGAACTACCCATCGGATGAGATCGTTTGGGCGAAGCGCGCAAAGAAGACTCCTCCTCAGTCGCGCCCGTTTAAGGGTGGCTTCGGAACTGTCAACAACGGCTCTCACCTTCTCGAGGAGATCAAGTACCTTGTCAAGCCTGGCTGGAGTGTCATTTTCAAAGACGAAGTAGCGGAAATGGTTTGGCGAGATGTCACCGGCTACCTCGAGCTGTGCTACTTGGACCGTAGAGATCGCTGCTGGGGCAGCACAGATATGGTCAGATACTGTGGCAGCTACGGAAAGAGCTACAAACGATTCGCCTACTCCATTAACAGAGCGGAAGACGGTAGTGTCGCAATTAGCTACGACCTCAGTAGGCCACTGTACGTAGAACGCGGGGCTCCGCCCAGGAACTACCAGTACCTATCAAGTGATTGGATGCGCCCAGCAGCGCGAGACTTCATGGAAGTCGCAAAAGAGCACCTGAAAAAAGGGGACAAGGAGTTCTACTTCGTTGCAGGTAGCGACAATACAACGCGGAAGGCCCTTGTAGACGGCCAAGAGCTAGTCTCTACGCCCCTCATGCCGACCGACATTTGGCTGTACATCACAGAGGCAGAGGAAAAATGGCTGCGAGTCACCCCCGTGAAAGCGCTTCCTGGGCAGCGCGGAATCGTCGCAAGGGCTGAGCTAGTTCTACAGCTATAGCACACACCTCCACTAGCGTGCGCCCCACAGGGTTCTCTGTAACCTTCCTGGGGCGCACGTTTGTGTGTGACCACATGTCTCATAGCAGCCTGTTTCTATGTCATAGGAGGGGGTTTCTATGTCATAGGGGCCTTGTTCTATGAGTGTTCCCGTCATAGGAGGGCATGTGTGGGTCATAGCAGCCCGCCTGTAAGCCGTAGAGGCCCGCAGGAGACGCGGGAACGCCCCAAGGAGGTGCAGTGCGTGCCTGCGTCCTCCTTGGGGCGTTCTGTGTGCGCTAGAGGCACTGTGGTGCGTTACTGGCGTGTCTGGCGTTTACGCATGGCGACGAAGACGATGCCGGCGAACGCTGTGGACAATGCGCCCATGAGCAGGTTCGCGTCTGCTCCGGTCTTCGCTAGTGTGCCGTCACCACCATGAGTAGTAGCCGTAACGGTAGGGGCTGTACCAGCGGGGAGTACCCCACCAGTAACCGCCCCATTGGTCCCAGGTGTAGACGTAGAGGGACCGGCCCCATGTACCCCGTCGGTACCAGGAGTAGCCCCATCGGTAGGGTTTGCCGGAGGTGCCTGTTCCACGGTCGGAGTGGGTGCGCTTGGCGCAGGGGTTTCGACTGTGGGGGCAGGGGCGGGGGCTTCTGGGGTGGGCTGCTCTGTCGGAGCGGGAGTGGGCGCGGGCGCTTCGGGAGTCGGTGCTGGTGCCGGGGTCGCGGGAGACGGTGTTGCCGGCGATGGGGTTACAGCGTTATCTGTTGGGGGCGTGGCCGGTGTTTCTGGCACTGCTGGAGCGGAGGGAATCGGCGCGGGCTCCACGGGGGCCGGGTCAGCGGGCGTGGGCTCTGCTGGAGCTGGTGTCTCAGGTGTGGGCTCCGCTGGCGCGGGGGTGGCCGGAGTAGGCTCAGCGGGGGTCGGCTCTGCCGGTGTCGGGTCGGCGGGCTTGGGATCCGTCGGCAGCGCAGGCTCAACCGGGGCAGTCGGCTCTGGCGTGGGCACAACCGGAGCCTCGGGTTCCTCGACGGCGGGCTTCTTCGAGTAGACGCGCACGTAATCGACGAGCATGTCCGATCCAGCACCCATGTAGTTGTCCGCGTAGGCGGTTGCGTCCACGTAGGTCGTGTCGCCGGAATTGGAGGTAAGGAAGGTGCCGCCAACCATGTGGTTCAGGCGAATGACCATGCCGTTACCGTCCACTACGAACGGGTTAGCGCCGCCGATGTCCGAGTAGTTGACCGTGTGCCGCGGAACGCCGTCGAGGTAGAACGTGATCTTCTCGCCGGTCTTCTCCACGCCGTAGACGTGGAACTGCGTCTGGCTGGTGCCGTCACCGCCGAGCTGCCCATGGTGCTGTTCAGACTTCGACGGGTCGCTTGCTCGAGGCGTGTGCGTGTTCGCTTGTAGGTAGTTCGGGTCGTAGCCCTTTGCTTCTACCGCGTCGATCTCGCCGTTCCCTGGCCAGGGGCCACCTTGTGTACCAGTGAACCAGAACGATGCCCACGAGGATGGGCCGTCGGGGAGTTGGATGCGGGCCTCGGCGTAGAAGTCGCCGTAGGCGGCGTACTTGACGTTGCCCTTATCGTCGCGGGTCTGGACCATGCCAGAGGTGAAGGGGGCCGGGTAGGTGACTTTCTGGCCGTTCTCGGTGCGCGTGCAGGTCCGGTCGATGGTTTCCATCTTCCGGGTTTCCTTGTTCCACTTCTCGCGCGTGGGCGAGTGGCGTGCGGTTAGGTGGAGGTAGCCGCCGGACACGCTCACGTTCTCGGAGCTGTCGGTGTAGTGGGTTTGGGTTTTCAGTCTCGGGTCGAAGCAGCCGTAGGCGTATCCCCATTTGGAGGTGTCGAGATTGGAGCCGTCGAACTCGTCGCTCCAGGAGAGTTCGTATCCTGTGGGGGCGGCTGCGTGGGCGGCTGGCTGCGTGGTGGCGACGCTGGTTCCGACGAGGGTCAGAATTGCGAGCGCGCCGAGAGCCTTTCGCGTATGTCGTGTTGCGGTGATGTTCATGTTTCCCTTGTAGTTACGGGGCCGGATGGGCGAAACCATCATACTGACCGGCAGGTCGCCCAATTCGCGTACAGCATGGCGTGGCTTGTATCTCGTAAAGGCTTGTAATGTGCCCACTACAAGCGTTTCTGGGGACACAAAACCCCGCCAAGGCCTGAGTGAGACCATTGGCGGGGCTGTGTGTGTAACAGAGTGGCCTGTTACTTCACGCGCAGGCGCGCTTTCTGCATGACTCGACCACCCAGCAGGGTGCCGCCGATACCAGCGAGACCAACGGCGAAACCGGCCAGTGGCCAGAAGGATGCGCCGGTCTTCGCGAGCGTCGGAGACTTGGCTGCTGCCACCGTGGCAGTGATGGTGCCGGTTGGGGACTTGTCTGCGCCTGCGGGCGCAACCGTCACACTGGGGGCAGTAGTCTCAGCGGCGGGCGCGGGATCCGTGGGCAGAGCGGGGCGCGTAGGTGCGACCGACTGGTCTTCCGTGGGAGCCGTAGTAGTGCCACCCGGCGCAGTTTCCACTGGCTTGGTGGGGTCAACGGGGTTGCCGGTGCCGTCGTTGTTACTCAGGCCCTCGTTGGGGTTATCGGGGCGCTCTAGCGGCTCCCCGTCGCCCGTGTTGGGCGGGTCGAGGGGGTTCACGCCGGTGCCGTTACCGTCGAGGGCATTGGGGTCCAGGGGCGGCACGTTGGGAGTCACTAGCTCACTCGTCGCGGGAGTACCCTCGCCCGGATGGTTAGTCTCATCGAGGGCAGGCTTTTCGGGGGCCGTGGTGCCGCTCTGTGGGCCAGACTGAGGCCCTGACTGCGGGCCGGATTGCGGAGCGTTGGGCTGCGCTGGAGTCGTCACCGTCGGGGCAGGTGTCGGTGCAGGCTGGCCATCGGCGTGCGCGTCAGTTGCAGCCCCTTCGGAGTCCAGGCCCTTGGGGTCAAAGTTCGCGGGGATCGTGGTGCCAGCCGCCAGAGACGCGGAGTTGAGCGTGAGGGGGAACGTGTCCCCATTGAGCGTGATGAGCGTGTAGCGCAGGTTCTTCTGGTTGATGAGCTCGCGGTCGAGCTTCACCGTCCACGTGACCACCCCATTCTCGTAGGCAGTCCTACCGTCGGCACGTTCATCTTCGGAGCAGACAAGCGTCTTGGAGTCCGGCGTAGAGCACTCACCGATGGGCGTGTTATCCACAGGCTCACGCATCGACCACGAGTGCGGCTCGAAGGACGCGCCCTCGCCGATGGTGGCGACGAAGCCTCGCCCTGACGCGGGCGCAGCATCGTCGTAGCGGAATCGGACGGTGACGGTCGTGTCCTGGCCGCTCGACGGGGGGACAGGTAGTGTGTCCATGTGGTGCGCGCTCAGTCCGCTTGGTGCGGGGTCCGCATAAGCGGGTGAGGTGGCATAGCCGGCAAGTCCGGCCAGCATGATGAGCGCAGCACTACCGCTGGCGAACACGCGGTTCCTGGTTGTTGTAAGCATGGGTTCCCTTCTGGTTGTGGGCGTTGCGGTTCCTAGTGTAGTGGGTTGGTGGCGGGAGATAGAGAGCCGCTGCCAGCGGGTCATGGCTTCAAACATGGTGGGCGGCTTCCATCATGTTCCGCACAAGATCGCCGTCGATTCACTCCCGGCCAGACAATGAAAATCGCCGTGGCGGCGTTAGGCCTGGCCACGGCGATCTTCGAGAATCTAAACTCAATCCTCTGATCCGATGAGCACCCAGGGTGTGAACTGGGCGGACGATTGTCATCGGTTATGGGTAGTTGCAGCTACCCACGGCCCTATTGTATCCACACGATGCACTCTTCGGCACATTAAACTGGGTGTGGGGCATGGTTGCCATCAAGAGGCACATAGCGAAGCGCCCACCTCACAAAGGAGTCGAGGTGGGCGCTTCTTCATGTATCCCCCACTGGGGAGGGGGTGTTAGGCGTATCCGAGCCAGCGGCCCGATGGGGCGAACTGGGAGGAGCGACCATCAACGGTGGCCGTGCCGACTGCCATACGCCCGTTGTCGGGGTTGAGCCAGTACCATGCGCCGCCCGTTTGGAGCCAGCCTGTGAGCATCTTCCCGTTGCCGTCGAGCCAGTACCAGTTGCCGTTGTCCTGTACCCAGCCGCCCGAGCGCATAGCGCCACTGTTCGACAGGAGGTACCAGCCGGTGCCGTCGTTGATCCATCCGGTGCGCATCTGCGCATTGCCGGGCTGCATGTAGTACCAGGAGCCCCGGTCCAGCATCCAGCCTTCGACGGCCTTACCACTGCCGCTCAGGTAGTACCAGGAGCCCCAGATGTTACGCCAGCCGCCAGCGTCCA